ACAGTTACAGTACCAGAAACAATTTGCGTACCAGTAGGAACTGCTGTTACGCTGCCATCTACAGTTACAGTATTGCTTACAGAAACAGTTTGTGTACCAGTAGGAACGGCTGTTACAGTACCATCCACAGTTACAGTACCAGAAACAATTTGCGTACCAGTAGGAACTGCTGTTACTTCGCCATTGACAGTTACAGTATTGCTTACAGAAACAGTTTGTGTACCAGTAGGAACTGCTGTTACGCTGCCATCTACAGTTACAGTATTGCTTACAGAAACAGTTTGCGTTCCAGTAGGAACTGCTGTTACGCTGCCATCCACAGTTACAGTACCAGAAACAATTTGCGTACCAGTAGGAACTGCTGTTACTTCGCCACTTACAGTTACGATACTGCTTACAGAAACAGTTTGTGTTCCAGTAGGAATTGCTGTTACTTCGCCATTTACGGTTACAGTACCAGAAACAATTTGCGTACCACTAGAAGTAGCAGTAATATTTCCTGTTATGGCAATTGGAGTCATTCCAGCAATACCTTGAATTGTAACAATGCCAGTTGCAGCAGTACCAGCAACACCAGTACCAACAACAGGTTGGGTAAATGATGAACTGTCTACTTTTAACGCATTATTTGACACATCAACTATTAGTGCAGTTTGTCCTGCACCGCCAGTATATCCGCTGCCAAAAATATTAATTCCTAATCCTGTTACTATATCAGCCATGATTATCTCCTTGTTATGGGGTTGTTGGTTTTAGTTCCTGTTTCTGCAATTCTCTTTGTTCAGCAATGTTTCTTTCTGATTCTTTTGTTAAATTGTGCTGAGCTTCTATTTCTACTCTGCATCTTTCAATTTCTTCTTCCAATTCAATTATTCTAATTTCTTTAGCTTGAACAATTGACAATGCAATAAGTTTAGAGTATTCATGCTTTTTTATGACATATTCTCTAGATTTTGTATTTAAGTCAGCCATTTTATAAATTCCTTACTATTTTATATATTATAATTATATATTATTGTGGTTTAAAAAATGATTAATGATTTAACTCAAATTCACAATGTTAACAAATTGTTGATTTCTCAAGAAAGATATTCTGAGGCTGAATTTTTTTTAAAAAATTTAGCTTATGAATCATTGCAAATTTTGGCTGCAATGTACAATCAGTTGGGTGACTTTAAATTAGCTGAAAAAAATTATTTATTAAGTGATCAAGTTATTCCTCGGCATTGGCAGACTCACACAAATATTTGTGATACTTTATATAAGCTTAAAGATTTCAATGGTGCAGAAGAAAATATAAAACTTGCTTTGGAATGTCCTGAAGGATACAAGCAAGAAGTCATATACAATTTAGCAGTAATACAATCTGAGTTTCACAAAACTAACGAAAGTATGGAAAACTACAGAAAGGTTTTTGAAATTAATCCAACCAATTATGTTGCACAATATAATTATGGTTGTGAATGTTTGAAAAATAATTTATTTGAAGAGGGTTGGAAGTATTACGAAAGTAGATTTGCTGCATTTGAAAGATTAAATAACTTACGAAAAGTTTTCAAGAATATTCCAGATTGGAATGGGGAAAGTTTAAAAAATAAAAAAATTATTTTGTATAACGAACAGGGAACAGGAGATTTAATTCAGTTTTTAAGGTTTGCTAAAATATTAAAAGAACAAAAAGCAAAAATTTTAATAACTTGTGATTCATCATTTAAAGAGATAATTGATCATGTTGATTTCGTGGATGAAACTATTTCTGATCAGTCAGAAATAGATAAAAAAACAAAAAATTATGATTATAAATGTAGTGTTGCAAGTTTGCCTTATTATTTAAAAATAAATAACAAGAAGCAATTAGAATGCAAAAAATACATTGACATAAAAGAAAAATTTAAAATAAAGAAAAGTAAAAATAAAAAAATAGGAATTGTTTATGCTGGTAGTGGCAATCACACTTATGATTGGAGAAGGTCGATATTTTTTAGTAAACTTAAACCTTTGGCAGATTTGCAAAAATATGATTTTTATGTGCTACAAAAATTTACTGAAAGAAAAAGAAAATGGATGAATGTTGTTGTAGATCCATTTGATGTTCCTCTTTATGAAAATTGGGTTGATTTATCTAAAAATTTAACAAGTTATTATGATACTGCATGTGTTATTAATTCTCTTGATTTAGTTATAACTGTTGATACATCAATTGCTCATTTAGCTGGTGCTATGAACAAGAAAACATGGTTGTTGCTTGATTATAATAATGATTGGAGATGGGGATTAACATCTGATAAGACTTATTGGTATCCATCTTTAAAAATATTCAGACAAAAAAGTTTGAATTATGAATGGAATGAAGTGATTCAAGAAGTTAAAAAAGAATTAGATGATTTTTAATTTAAGTTCAGCAATATCAGTTTCTTTTATTTCAACTTCTTGAGGAACACAAAACAAATTCAAGCTTATGAATGTTGTTCCCATTTCTTTTATAAAAATATCTTCTCTGCATGCATAAAAATTATTTTGATTGAAAAATGCTGGATTGTGCTGGTAGATTTTATAATTAAGTTCATTTTTGATAAAATCAATTAAATCTTTTGATTTTTCTGCTCTGTCATTTTCAACATACAGATAAGGTTTATCGTTTAAAATCTTTACTTTTCCACCTTTGAGCACATTCAATTCCATACCTTCAACATCTATTTTAATAAAAGAACATTTTTTAGGAGTAGAAATTAAATCAAGTGTTGTTAAATTTACTGTATAGCCTGTTTCTACTTTTTCTTCTAAGTTTAATTGAATTCCACCATGATTTTGAATTTCTTCGTGATTGTATTCTGGAATATTTATAGCTCCAGAATTTTCTCCTAATGCATATTGAAAGCAATGAACATTAGTTAAATTGTTAATTGCCATGTTCCCACAAAGAGTGTAGAAATTATGTCTTTCTGGTTCTAACGCAATAACAAAACCACTCTTAGTAGTTAATCTAGAAAAAAGGGTTGTGAACGATCCAATGTTTGCACCAACATCAAATACTGAATCACCTTCCTTGATGAATTTTTTATATAAAATTGCTTCTTCTTCTGAATATTCACCAAAATTTTCAAAAGATTTTCCTTGGTAAATATCTTTTCTATTATAAATCATTAATCCATATCGACATCGTTGTATTGTATTCATGCTTTAAAATAGTTAAACTGTAGAATTTTTATATCCCAATAAAGTGCCTTCGTAGTTTGCTGCTGGAGGGTTTCCCCCAAAAGTAGAAAGCAATGAACAAGTAATTTTAATCTGATATCCAGATGGCAATTTTAAAATTGGAATTGGAAATTGCATGTTGTGGTTTAAGTTAGAAGCATTAGTTCTAATTGATAATAAAGTAGTTTCTAATAGGGATAAATCATAATATTTTACTTGATAGATTGCTGGTAAATCACCACTCACACTAAATCCATTGAAATTAAATACGGAATCTACAGGAACAATATAAGAAACAAGTGTTGTTGAACTTATAATTACATTTGTTATACTTGAAAAAATTGGTATTAAATTAGAAACATAAGGAATATTTCTTGTTGCTATGCCATATTCACATCCTTCAACATGATCATTGATTACACTTGCAATATCTTCAGCATCTTCGCCAGCTATTACTGTTCTAGCTCTATGCCTTAATTGCGTAATTGGGCCAGGGCCAATTGGATAGTCAACTTTCGTTTCATCCATGATAGAACCGCCAGAGCCAAGGTTAAGCTCTGTGAATGTTGATTTTGTAGTAATTGGGGTATTGTTGCACATAATTTTTTTCTTTTTCTTTTTCTTTTGCTTTAAAATATATATTTTATAATGAGCAAAAATTTAAACGATATATTTTGTAAATTACTTCCTTATAAAAAAGAAAATCTTTTTTCTGTATTATCTAGTAGGCAAGCTATAGGTTGGCAAATTAAATTATTCAATGTTCCAGAATTATGGCAGTTTTCTCAAGGTGATAATGTTAAAATAGCAGTTTTAGATACTGGTATTGATTTAAATCATGAAGATTTAAGGGAAAACATAGTTGAAGGTAAGAATTTTGTTGATTTGAGTCAATCCCCCTATGACAAATGTGGACATGGAACTCATTGTGCAGGAATTATAGCTGCAAGTAACAATGATATTGGCATAGTAGGTGTAGCTCCAAAAACTAAAATTATGCCTGTGAAAGTTTTGGATGATAACGGCAATGGCAATATGGAATCTGTTTTAAAAGGATTGCAATGGGCAGGAGAAAATGGAGCAGATTTAATTTGCATGTCACTTGGAACACCAGAACCAATTGAAGAAATTAGAAAAGAAATACAAAACTTAGTTGCAAATAAAATTATTGTTTTTTGTGCTGCTGGCAATGCTGGCAATACAGAAAATTTGCTTTATCCAGCAGCATATTCTGAAACAATATCAATTGGTGCAATTGATGAAAATTGTTTAAGGGCAGATTTTAGCTGCACAGGCCCAAATTTAGACTTTATTGCACCAGGAGTTAAAATATATAGCACTATACCTGAAAATGCATATTCTTTTATGTCTGGAACTAGCATGGCTTGTCCATTTGCAGTTGGAGTTGCTGCTTTAGTTTTATCTTCAAAGCGACAATATGAAAAAAATATAAAATTAACTGCTGATGAATACAGAGAAATATTTAAAACCCATGCATTGCCAGCAAAAAACATAGACAAGCTACTGACTAATAAAGGCCCAAGATTTTGGCAAGGGCTAGGAATTATAAACCCATCAGAATTTGTTGATTGGGTTACACAAAAAAATGTAAAAGAGATTAAACAGAAAATTACAGATTTGTATGATTTTGTCGAAAAATTTACAGAAAAAGAATTATTGAAAACTCTTCATGAAGAGAAAAAAATGTTAGATTCATTGCTTAATAATTTTTAAGGTACTCTTTTAACTCAGAAATTATTTCTTCTTTGTCTTTTATTTTTTCTAAATCTTTTAACACACAAGCAACTAAAGCTGATTTATGGTGAATTCCAAGAGGAATTTTACTAAAATTTTCATCTTTTAAATTTTGACAATTTTGAATTAATATTTTTATTTCATCGTAAAAAAATGAATAACATAATGGACAACCAATTTTAGATTGTTGAATTATTTCAAGTAAATTAATGTCACAATTAGGACATTTTTTATTAATTGTACTTTTAGAAAGCATAAGTTGTTGAGGCAATTTATTGGTTAAACAGTTCAAACAACACAAACTACTTTTAGTTTGGCCATTTTCTAGTATGTTTTCCACTAAAATATTTTTTATCTCATTGCAAATAGTTTTATCATAAAAGCAAATATTCATTTTTCTACTACCTCATAATTACCATTTATGATTAAATTACAACCATCATTTTCAACTGCTATTGTATTAGGATAAATAATTCTTCGCAACCATATTGCTAAAAAGTCACCAGGATTTAACAAAGGTAAATAAACTGGAGATGAAATGGGGGCATCATAAAATGTTATTGATGTTGGTTCTCTATCTGCTGTTAAAATTTTACTTGCAACAATGTTTATTGGCCCTCCTTCAACATTTTTTATGATAGAAATACTTGGTAGTGGTGTTAAAGTATATCCATCAAGAACAAGTAAGGGATGCGATTTATAACCAGCAGATCCATTAAAGGTAATTTCAAAAATAGAATTGAAATCATTGGAGCTTCCTGAAACTGTAACATTTTCTAATCCTTCTACCTTTGTAATCGAATAATTAAAATTATAAAGCCATATAGAAAAATTTGTATTGTAAATCACAGTAAAAGGTTTTTCATCATAAGAAAAAACAATTTCTTGCCCATTTGTAAAAGGGCCATTCAAAATCGTAATGCTTTGTATTTCATTAACAAAATTAAATCCTAAATCTATAACACTACCTAAAAAGAAGTCATTAAGAGACAGATATAAATAATAAATTTTATTTGAAGATGTGTTCTTTAAAAAAATACATCTATAATCAGTTAATCCTTCTGAATAAAAAGTACCTTCTACAGAATTGAAAATGTTGTTTTTCCCAACATTAACAGTAACATTGCTAGATTCCCCACCTAAAGATTTTTTTGGGTCGGTATTGTTTAGACCCCCAGAATAAAAAAACTTAGCAAACGCATTTAGTTTTTGTCTTACAAAAGGATTTGCGGTTGTTGTTGTCGTTGTTGGTGCTGTTGTTGTTGTTGTTGTTGTCGTTGTTGTCGTTGTTTCTGGAGAAAATCCAAAAACAGTATAACTGCTTATGCTGCTTACATTATCTAGATTCCAGTTTAAAGATGAATTGTTTTCTTGGGCATAGTCATAATTATAAATTAACAAAGGTGTGTAACTAGTAGAGAATTTGTTTGCTGGTATGTATTTTTGAAAACTTTTACCACTAGGAAATCCAAAATATAAGTCAACTGTGTAATTTGAAATTACTTCTATGCTTGCTGATTCCCCAGCAAAATTCATATGAAAACTTATTTGCCCATATGAGTTATTATCATAAGATATATATGAAGTAAATCCACCAAGTGGCAACAAGGAAATTGCTTGATTAATCGCATTTACAATGCTTGTGTTCTTAACAGGCTGATTGATTATATATTCACTATCATTACTAAGATCTATAGAAAATGTTTGCACTATATCATTTATTGAATTATTAGAAGTGCCAGAAAGTATAATTGTAAAAGTAATTATAGGGCCATTAGATATCACATAAGAACTTTGAGGTGGAATAACACCATTGCCGTATATCACATAAGATTGTCCAATTAAAATAAGACCATTACCGCTTGACCCCACATAAATAGAATCAGGAAATCTTGTATTTAAAGATTCTATTTTAGCTGGCAATAAATAATCTGGAACTCCATTGCCAATAGAATTAATATAGCCCCATGCATATAAATTGCCATTAATTCTTGTTCCATATGAAAATGTATTTGATGCAAAAACTTTAGCCCAATCATCAAAAGGTTCTATTTTTACAAAACTATTAGTAGAATTTGGTGTTCCATTGCCAAGTTGATAGTTTGAGTTTAAACCGAGTGCATATAATTTTCCACCATCTCTTATAGCTAAAAGGTGACTGTTTGTGCATGTGATATATTCCCAGTCAGAAAATTCAGACCAATTTGTAGGAATTGCTCCAAGGTAAGCCCCCCAAGCATATATTTCTCCATTTTCTCTAAGTGCAAAAGAAATTTGCATCCCACTACAAATCATTTTCCAATCATTGTATAAAGTTATTGGGCCTTGTATGCCTGACCAACTGCCATTGTTGTTTCCTAATTGTCCTCGACTGTTAGATCCCCAAGAATAAAGCAATCCATCTTGTGTTATTCCTAAACTATGATCATGCCCAATTACTATTTTATCCCATCCTTGACCATTTGGAGCATAAATTCGATTTGATTGACTACTGTAAATTGGAAGGTTATTGATAAAATTTCTTATCCAATTGTCATAGTTGTTTGATCCATAAAGTGGAACATAATTAAATATGTTGGAGCCGAAGGCTCCTAGTCCTAATTTGTCAGCAAAGTTATCTCCCCACAAATATGCATTTCCTGGTTCATTTCCAAATATTGCAACATGGCTTAATCCATTTGTGTAAACATATTTGCAATCTAAGTTATTAAGCTTTTTGTATGGTTTATAATTTGGATTTATGTCAATGTTAGGTTCTTGGCCAGATTCATAAAGATAAGTTCCACTATTATTATCACCTATTATAAAAAGAGAAACACTTCCTCCAGATGATATGCCTTTACAGTTCTTGTAAGTAATTGGACTATTGTAATTGTAAAAAGGATCAACATTTTTTATTAGGTTTGGATAAGAAGTATTTGTGCTTGTTTGTATTCCAAAGCTGCCTAGATTGTTATTACCCCATGCGTACAAGCTAAAATTTTCTAGGATTGGTATTGGTGTTGTCGTTGTCGTTGTTGTTGGTTCTATTGTAGTTTTATAGGTGAAAACATTGGGATAATAAAAAGCTATATCCAGTTCTTTAATGTAAAACAATGCAACAAGACCTTCTGAGTGTTCTGTTGTTACTGCTGTTATAGTGTTAGAGTCTACAACTATAACATCTGTGCAAAAAGAATTATCTAGGGATAAGTTTGAAATTGATGTAAAACCTGATCCTGTTATTGTTATTGGTGTGCCACCAGTTGTCAGGCCATAATTTGGTGTTATGTATGGAATTGTCATATTTTTTTAATATTCCCTAAATTACTTGTTTTATGCTAAATATTTAATTATAATTAAATATTACTATTATTATGGAGATATTCCTTTGAAAATAGGTATTAATTCATCTTTTATAATTACTCAATTTGATGAATTAATAAAACCAAAATTTTACTTGGATAAAATTCATAATAATTATAACGCTTATGTAGGCTGCGATCAACACACATTAAAATGCGAAATTAATTCTGAAAATGAATTTGATCTTTCTGAAAAAGTATTTGATTTAATCAATAATTTAAATGATTCTTTTAAAGATATAGATTGCGAACTTACAAATAAAAAATATTATGAAGTAGATGATTTAGATGAATTTGATGATAAGTTTCAAAATGCATATGATTTTGAAAGAAAATTTAAAAAATATAGTTTTATTGTAACTAATGGATTTTTAAAAGTTACTGATGATTTGTTTCTTAAAAAAGAAAATATAAAAATATTTGTTTATTTGTTAGATTTATTCTTGGGAATACCATTTACTTTGATTGACAATGAACAGGGTCAAATCATAAGAAGGCTTTATTACAAGTGTGGGGATTATTCAAAATATCAAAATACAATTGAATATAAATTATTAAGTAACAATTGGCTTTTTGATGTGAAAAAAATAAATCTTGTTTATGGAATAGTTGAATTTTGTTTTGACTTTTTAAAATCTGAAAAATATAAAAAGTTTTATGAAGTTGAAAATGAAATTGTTTATATTTATGGATATGATTTTAACGAATTAAATAATATTATTAATAAATTAAAAGTTGACAAAGCTGGAAGATATATGCGTTTTATTAATAATTTCTTGCCACAAAATCTTTGCAAAGACTTGGAAAAAATAAAAGCTCCTTGATGTTATCAAAGAGCTTTTATTAAATTTAATTATTTTTACTATGCGTTTTCTGCATTTTTCATATCTTCTATGTTTTGTGCTTTTTGCATTTTTGCCATAGCAATATTAAGATGTTTAAGCATCATTTGCTTTATGCTAGGAAACTTCATGTTTGGGTTTTGATTTTGATATGTGTGGTAAAGATTTGTAAGACTCATTATTGCAAGGTTTTTTGTTTGGGCAGTACCTTTTACTCCTGCATTATCTGCTCCAGCTAGAGTAGCTAATTTTATAGCTCTTCCATAAGTCTCATTAACTTTTTTAGCTTGACCACCAACACTTCTGTAATTATTTTCTTCATTGACATTATTTATGCCATCGTAATTACCTTCAAAAAACTTAGGGTCATACATGGAAGCAACACTTTTTTTCCATTCATCTAAAGTTGGAATGCTAGAAAAACTAGTATTTCCTTCTTCCATGTAATCACAACTTTTTTCAGCTTTCATACATTTCTTCTTTCCTTTACTTGAATTTTTTTTATTTTCTTCTACATGATGATGATTATGATGATGATTTGTATGGTCTTCATCGTCTTCATCGTCTTCATCGTCTTCATCGTCTTCATCATCTTCGTCATCTTCGTCATCTTCGTCATCTTCAATGTCTTGCATGTCTTCTTCATCATCTTCAATGTCTTCTTCATCATCTTCAATGTCTTTTACATCTTCATCATCTTTCATTTCATCTTCCATTTCATCTTCATCTTCTGTTGGAATTTCATCACCCATCCAGTTAGGAGCAGAATTTTCTGGATAGGAATCACCTAGAGTTCTGAATGAGTTTACATCAAAATTGCCTTGGGCAATTGGCCCACCTATAGAATTTGGGGTTATTGGCCCACCTAGCACACCTCCGCAAAGTCCAAAATAGCTTTCATTAACTTTTTTCCATTTATCAAAATTTAACATAATTCCTCCCAAGGGTTATTGTTTATATACTGTTCATTCTTTATTTTTTAAAGCTTTTATTCTTGCTTGTTCGTAAACGCTTCTTCTTAGTATGTTGCTTCGTGTATTTGCCAATGAATTTATATTTACATTTTGATTTAAAGACATTGGTGTATTGTTAATAGGTAGCTTTGCTGTGTTGTTTTGTTGATTTAAATTTGTATTTTGTATTGGAACAGAAGTTATTCTGGTTGGTATTGGTGCAGGAGAAAATGGTATTCTTTTATTGCCAGGGCCAGCTTTTTTATTACATCCACACATAATTACTCCTTATAGAAATATTTTTCTGTTGTTTAGTTTATTTATTATATTTTCTTTTTTATTATCAATTTTATTTAATAAAGTTTCATTGTCGATATTTTTGTTACAGCCACATTCATTTTTTGAAATATTACGATTTTGATTGATAATATTTTGGTAGTTTGGAAATTTTATTTTTATTATTTTTTTAGACATATAATTATATATGGAAACAAAAAAACTAATAGATCAAGCAATTAAAAAATGCTATGATTACTTGGGAAAAGATAAGTTTCTACATGCTAGAATTATTTCTTCTCAAATAATAAAAATTGATTCTAATTGTCATGATGCACATATGGTATTGGGGCTATGTTGTTTAAAAGATCAAAATGTTGAAAAGGCAAAAGAATTTTTCTTAAAGTGTTTAGAATGTGAAACTTTAAAAGAATCTGCATACAATAATCTTTCTATATGTTATTCAAAAATAAAAAAGCATCATGATTCAATAAATTGTATTTGGAATTGTTTAAGTTTAAATTCTACTAAAGATTATTATTGGTCACATTTAGCAATGCAATATAAAGAATTAAATTATTTTAGCAAAGCAGATGAATGTTTTGTGAAAGCTTTAGATTTAAATCCAAGTGCAATTAATCTTTCAAATTATGCAGCTTTTTTAGGAGATAATGGGGATTATAAAAAAGCAACTTTTTATTTTGAAAAAAGCTTAAAAAAAGATCCAAGTTTTTTTGGGCCATACATAGATTTATTTCATGTTTATGCATTAAACAATCGTTACTCCCATAAGTTGTGGGATTTTTACGAAAAAAGATTTGATGTTTACAGTCAGTTGAAATGGGTTAAAGAAAAAAATTTAAAATCTCCTAAAAATATTTTAGAATGTAAAAATAAAAAATGTGTTATTTATTGTGAGCAAGGTATTGGTGATGGGTTAATGTTTATGCGTTATTTAAAATTAATGCCTTCTTATGTAAAATATGTAATTTCTTGTGAACCTGAAATGAAAAGTATTTTTGAAAAATTAAATGTAAATGTCATTACAAGCTTAAAGAATAAAAAATTTGATTTTTACATTTCTTTATTAAGTCTTCCTTTTTTATTGAAAAAACCATCTATCCCAAAACCTTTTTTTCCTATTACTTCTAAAATTAAAAAATTCAATAACAAAATAGGTGTATGTTGGAGTGGTTCCCCTGCTCATGCCTTTGACAAACACAGGTCAATTTATTTTAAAAAGTTTTATGAAATTTTTAAAAACAAAAACAATTTAGAAATTTTTAGTTTAGTTAAAAATTATTCATGCCGAAAATATGTAGAATCAAATGAAGTTATTGATTTATCAAGTGGTGCTTTGGAAGAAGATGGATTAATTAACATTGGAAATCACATGAAAGATGTTGAGTCTACAACTAAGATAATTTTAGATAAAAAAATAAGTTTGGTTATAACTGTTGATACAATGATAGCTCATTTAGCATTAAGCATGGGAATTGAAACTTGGTTGTTGTTGTCTAAAAAATCTGATTGGAGATGGGGTTTAAAAAATAAAAGTAAGTGGTATGGAAACAATTTAAAAATATTTAGACAGACAAAGTTAGATGAATGGGATGATGTTTTAAATAAAATAGAGGAATATTTGAGTGAATATTCCTCTATTAAAAAATTAAAAATTAGGACTTAACTTTTTTAGTCTTTGAAACAACCTTTTCTTTTGGCAAAATAATATCAGCAGAACGATTGTATTCATTTGCTCTAGCATTACAAGCTGAAACAATTGCTTGAGTTGTAGCAAACAAGGTACAATCACTACCAATTCGTCTTAGTTTAGTGGCTGCAAAGCCATTTAACAAAGCGGTTGCTTCGTAATATGTCTTGCCCTTAACTATTTTTTTGCCAACCTTAAATGTTACAGGGGAACGATTTGAGGTTGCAGTACTGCCAGTCTTACAAACAATAGCCATTTTAGATACTCCTTAAAAGAAACTGTTAATTTATTATAACCATTTTTAAGTTTTTAAAAAATTATAAACAGATAAATTTATTAATTTTCTTCTGTTTGCATTGCAATTAAACATTGGCATTAATATTTTTTTACTAAAAGGTCTTGTTCTTTTTTCTGAGTATAAATCAAATGCATTTAAATATTTATTTTTAAAATTAAGCAACTTAATTTTTCTAATATTAAAAATTTTATAAATTTTTTCAAGAAATATATCAAAGTATTGGTGGGCTTTGTTAATTTCATTTTCTTTTGTGAATTTTATTAGAAAATTTAAGCTATAGTGGTTGAAAAAAATATTTTTGAATTCATTAGACAACAATGACATATTTATAATTAATAATTGCTTGTCTTTTTTAGACTTTAATAAAAGTGGCTTAAACGAAACCACTAGAGTATTTTTTGACTTTAATTTGTGATTTGTACAAAATATACATTTTTTAAAATTGTTATTGTGCCATGTTTCGCAAACAGGACATAAATGTTTTGAAAATTTACTTAAATTTTCTAATTCTAATATTTCAGGAGTTAAAATTGTTTTTTCTTGCATACATATATTAAATTATTGTTCTGTTTTAATAGAGGGTAAATGCTAAATTTTTTAGATTGGGCAAAACAAGAAAGTCTTAATTTGCCAATATTTTCAGAAGATAAGCGAAATTATGGTAAATGCACCTATCCAGCTAACACTAAGCAATTAGATGTACAGTATCCACCTTCGTATTTAGCAGTACATAATCCTGATATTTTAGCAAAAATGAATCAGGGAGATTGTAAAAGCACAGGACATAAAAGAAAAAGAAATAGAAAAAGAAAAGGAAAAAAATAATGTTGAATTTTAATGATTGGGTTAAAGAAAATTACAATGAAGATAACTTCAAAGAAAATGCTACAAAAAGAGCAGGAACAAAATCTTGGGCATATCCTACTGGTTATATAAGAAGTCAATATCCAAGTAACTATTTCCCACCATATTCTGCAACAGCAGCATACAATATGAAGGATAAAACTCAGGCTAGTGTTGATTCTGAAATAGGCAAAGTAAGTTACAAAAACTTTAATTCTACTGAAGCTTAATTAAAATTTATTTGAAAAATCCCTGCTTTACAGTAGGGATTTTTTATTTACGCTATATCATATCTTCCCAATTATTTTCTTCATCATCATCATCATCTTCGTCATCTTCATCGTCTAAATGTTCTACAATTGTTTTTTTAAGTCTCATTTTGTAATCATATTCTACAATACTGAAGTTTTTCTTTTTCTTAATATCACAAGTTTCCCAATATCCCCATTGCAAGTCGTTTTGAGGGTTTTGCACAAGCAATCCCAATTTAGCATATTTTAAAATAATTTTCTCAACTATGATTTCTTTTATTTTTAATTCTTTGGACATTCCTGTTACCGATCTAAATTTCCATTTCTTATCTCTGGTTAGAGATTTAAAAATTTTTTCTTCTATTTCGCCTTCTTTTGTTCCTTTGGGGAAAATATCATACCAGTTTTTCATAAATTATTCTCCAATAGTATCTATTATATCATATGAACAGAAGACCAAAAATTCAAAAATTGAGTAAAACAGACAAAATGCTTTTAAATAAGCAGCAAAAAGAAAACGCTTTCAAAGGATCTGGAATATATGTTTTTGAAAACAACATAAATGCTGATCTGATGTTGCCAAAGGCAACATTGGGCAATCAGAAAATTATCCCTCCAAAGGGGAAATTTAGAGGGGATTCTTTCTTTTTATCTATGGTTAAAACTAATACCTTGAGGCTAATTGAAGTCATTCAGTCTGAAGAAGATGTTTTGAAAATTGCAAATGAAAGTATAAATAAAGAAGGAGACAATATGAACAATAAGCTTTTATTAGATCAACCAGCAATAATTACAGACAAGGGAACAGTAGAACATGTTCAAGTTGTAAGTATTCCCAATAGTAAAAATGAAAATTTAAACATTGGAGAAAAAGAAGAAAATAAAAATATTCTTTTGGTTGAAGATCCTATTGGAAGTATTGAATTAATTAATGATTAAAATTGTGATTTTTAATATTAATAAAACTATTTATAAACTTCCTGTAAAATGGAAGTTTATTTTTTAATCTATTATGTAAATTATACTCTTTGCAATTTTCAAATTTTACCCATTTATACTTTACATGTTCATTGCTTAGTTCACAATCAAAAATTTCATCAATCAAACATATAAATGTAGTAAAATTTTTATCATTGTTTAAATCAGGAAATTTACCGATACATTTTTTTTTATCAGCACTAAACTTAGTTTCTTCAAAAGTTTCTCTGTGTGCATTTTCCCAAGGGGATTCATCATTTTCTTTTTTACCACCAGGAATACTCCAAATTCCTTTTGCATCTTTTAAAATTAAAAAGTTAACTCCGTCTGTTAGTAAAATACCAGCTGCTTTTCTCAAGTTTTTGGGCCTCTCTTTAAGTTTATTCCTTTTAATTTTTCTTTGCTTTTATCAGGTTCGTGTTTTAAATTAGTTATCATTTTTTTAAGTTCTGAAGCAATTCCTGCTGCATTTTCTTCACCTTCATATTTTTCACTTTTTGTAACATGAACTGTTTTTTTATCTTTGTTGTAATATCCTTTGCTAATAACAAACATTTTAAGTTTTTCATTAAAGCTAACAATTCCAGCCCAACCACCGTCATCCCAATTTCTTGCACTTACCAATACTCTTAAAGGCTTCTCAGAAAAAACCATTTTTACATGGAAATCTGCTTTTTTTAGTGCTGCACTTACATAACCAAGTACAATTTTGGCATAGTTTGACAATGATTCATCTTTGGTGGTTCTGTAATTAATCTCTACACTATATCTTGTATTTTGTGCAGATTCATTTACCGTATTGTTTTTAAAATAATCTAAACAGATATTGGAAAAATCTAAAATTTTTATTTGTGAAAATTCTTGAGCGTTTTCTAAAAATGTTTTTAGGTCTTCAAATTTGTATTCATTAAAACTTTTCATATTGTATTTATTTTTCAATCATCAAAATATCATAACTTAAATAAATATTTAATAAAGGAGATAATATGGGTGACTTAAGTTTAGGACAATCTGATGTAAGTGTGGTAATTTCAGATACATCGTTAGCTGGAAATATTGCTGTTTTAACCAATACAGATGGTGGCTATGGATTAACTACATATGAAGGAAGTAGAGGGCAAAAAACTTCTGCTAGTAGTATTCCTGTCGTTATATCATCTGATCAAGCAGTTCAAACAACTATTGTAAGTGGGCAAGCTACAATAGGTACAGTAGCAACTCAACTAACATCAAATACTTTAAAACAAGGAGTAATTATAAAAGCTTCAAATGCTAATACAGGAATTTTGTATTTAGGTGCAAGTGGAGTAACCACAGGAAGTGGTTTTGAATTAAGTGGGGGTGAAACTATAACTGTACCAGTTAATAACACAAATATACTTTATGTTATTGCATCTTCTGCGAATCAAGTAGTTTCATTTATAGGAAATTAATTTAATTTTTTAATTAAAAATGGATGTTTTTCTTTTGCATTGTTAAATTTATCGTTATTGGGTTTATCTTTTCTGCCTTTTACATGTTTAATGCTAAATGGACTGTCATCCATTGCTTTGTTGTGTTTTTCGTTATCAGGCTTATCTTTTCTACCTTTTAAATGTTTAATGCTAAATGGACTTCCGTCAAAAGCTTTATTGTGCATGTCGTTATTATTGTTTTTTTGAGTTGGTTTTAAATGTTTGATACTGAATGGATTTCCATCACCACCTTTGTTGTGTGCATCATTGTTTGGTTTTGTTCTACTGCCTTTTAAATGAGTTATCTTAAAAGGCTTTTTTTCTCCTGATTTATTGTGTATTTCATTATTATTGCTTGGTTGATTTGGTTTTAAATGATTTATCTTAAAGGGATTTTTTTCACCGATATTGTTCCATAACCTATCATCTTTGCTAATATATATAATTGCATCAGCTGAACCAGGTATAAAATAAGCTGGTGGTAGCAAGCAAAGGCCAGCATATCCACAAGGATAAAGTAATGTTTTGCCAGCTGTTCTACTTGCACCTTCTAGAAAATTGTGCTAATCATTAATTAGCCAATTTTTAAATCCCATTTTACTTTTTCAAATCTTTTAACATGTGATTAGCCGTATTAGTTGCATCTTCTTTATCGTCTGCATAATAATCAGCTTTTTCTCCAATATGTTTTCCATCTTTAAAAAACTTTACTATAAATTCATCATCATCTTTATAAATTTTTGCTGTATTGTTTCCAAGTTTAATTGTATCGATTAATCTTGCATCTTCTAAAACAATACTTTCTCTTGATTCAAAATATTCTCTAAATGTTTTCATTATCTACCTTTTTAAAATATTGACCTTATTTAAAATTAACCAAAAGTAATTGGAAGAATATCACCCCAACGAGTAAGTAATCTTTCTTCCCAATCTTTTTTTTCTTGTAAACCTTCTGCAAGAATTGTGTCGCCATCAAGTTGTATTCCACCATTAGGGCCAGGTGGATTTTTAATTTTTGACCTAATTCTTCCCAGCATGATTTTTGCAAAAGCTATAGCACCCTCTTGCATGGCAGCAGTTACTCTGTTCCAATCTTTATTTTTTTGAACATAGTGAACAATTACTGAATGACTACGCATTGGAATAGGATACAGTTTTACTGTGTCATAATTGCCCATCCATTCCCAACCTCCTGTATTTGATGCTAAATTGCTATACATTTGCTCATATTGTTTGTAAAGAGTCCATTCGCCAGCCCTTCCCCAAATAGGCTGAAGAGGGTCTATCATACCCCCTTGAATTGAGCTATAAGCACCACCAGGATAAAAATATTCAAGGGGTATTGCCCCACCAAGATCACTAGCAGAAAAATTAAACGAAGGAACTTGTTTGTAGTGTATGTTTCTAATGTATCCTACATCTGGTGGCATTTTATAAATTGATTGGCCAGGATTTGTATTGAAAACATAATATTGAAAAAATTCTCTTGGTGCGTATTCTTCAAAAATTTGCAAGCATAAATCAACTGAAGCAGCTAGTTGTTGATCATCTAGTTCAATCCTAATAACAGGAGCACCTAACATCAAAAGGACATAATCTTTTATTTGGCTTATAACTTTGCTGCGATTTTTTCTTGGCCCAAGCTGTTTGATGTCAAGAGGATCTGAAACACCTAAATTATCACCATGATCACATGATGATTCTAAAGTACTCGGTCTTTTAAAAAACATTCCATTATTATAATTCATACTAATATATATTGTAATTAGTTTTTTAAAATTTTAAGGAAATTATGTTAATTAAATATTGTAGTGATTTTAAGCCAAATAGTAAATTTATTTTTGAGTGTTTTGAATATCTCAACGAAGAATTAATGTTTGAAGCTAGAATCTTAGATGTTCATAAAATACCTATTAAAACAGATGAAAGTAACAGAAAATTTCTTTATAATTTTGATCCTAGATTTTGGAAACAGGCTGCAATTAAAAGATTTGACTTGCTTTATGAAGCATTAAAAGAAAGAGAAAAAATCAGAAAAAAAGAATATGACAAGTATTACGAAAAGGAATTAAAAGCACTTACTAAAGATTTAAAGAAAAATCCAATTTTAAGATTTTTATCTTCTGATGTTCAGTCTGCCATGAGTAAAAATACTGTTCACAGACAAGTTATGGAAAGAATAGCTAAGATAACAGATGAAGAATTCTGGCAAGGAATTGGTAAAAAATACATTAGTAAAATGGAATTTATATTTGATGCTCCTGGTGGAAAGCAAGAAATTTATGAAGCAAATCCTGATATTAAAAGCTTAATTGACAATTTAGAGGGTATTGTAGGTGAATCAGGAGGTATTGATTTATCAAACCCACATGAAGTAAGCTTTGAAACTGTTAGTGATGCTACAGGTGAAGTAAAGAAAAAAATTAAAAGAAAAACAAATGGATTTGAATTTCCCGAAGATGAAACTATTGCTCTAATGCAAAAAAAATTATTAGTTGGAATAGCAAATGGTCTTCTTACTAATAAAAAAATTACTTCTCATATAACCAGAGAAAATGGCGAGATGAAAAAACATGATGTAACTCATGTTGCATCAAGTGTTGTTTTTTCAAAAAATCATAAAATTAACGATGTTTTTGCTTTTACCCATGAACAAAAAAGAATTTTTAAAAACTTAAGAAAAATTTTTAATAATTACAAAGAATATTACAACAATGCAAATGATGAATCTAGAAAAATTAGCCTTTTGAAATCTTTAATTGATGACCTGAAAAATGAATTGCCTTTTTTACAATCTTTTAAAAATTGCAATGATTATAAAGAATGTGAAAGATTTTTTCATGATGCTACAATTGATTCTAATAGTAATATTTATAAAAATTCAGGTTCAGCGATTACTTCTAATGTTCCAGCTAAAGGCAAGAATTTACAAAATCCCGATATTGGAATCCCTGATAAATTTTTTGCAGATGAAAGTATAATTGAAACCTTAAGTTGGTTTTTATCTGCAAAACAACTTGTAGAGTGGGCTAAACAAGGTGAATTAAAGAATGCAAACGATGAACCAATTGTTTATGATAAAGAAAAAGAAGATTTGATATTTCCTGAATTAAAAATTCCAACATTTCAAAAAGAAATAAAATATAAAGTAAGTAAGCCAGCGATAAAAGGTGGTGGATTTGAAGAAAAAACTAAAACAGTAAGTGTTCCTGTTTTGTTTAATGGTACTTTTGTAAAAGAACATGATGAAAATAATCCTGAGCATGTAGAAAATCATCGTGAATTGCAAAAAAGAGGTTTTATCTATAATCCAAGAACTAAACAAAAGGAACATAGATTTGTAAATGCTGAAGATTTAGAAAAATCTGGTCATCAAGGAATGGATCATGATAGATTTGGTGTATATTATCCCCCACCACATATGTCTGGAGTAGAATTTTTAGATTTAAAAGATCCAGAAATTAAAAATAGACTTGAGTCATTAATTAGAGATGAAGGTTTGTGTAGACTTGATATGAAGGTTGATAGCGAAAACAATACAAGCGTTAATTTTATTCCAGCAAGCCATACAGATAATAACACTATTCTTTGTGGTGTTGCACAAACTATAAAAGATAATTTAACAAGTGGTCAGAGAATTGATCGAAGAAAGATGACTGAAGAAGACAACTATCTTTTGGCTCATTTTCCAATTATTTACAAGATTGTAACTTTACATCTTTTGAGCAATTTAAACAGCAATAAGGTACAGTTTCCAAAACAAAGGAGGGCATACATATCACAGATTGTGACAGATTTTAAACAAAAAAATCTTGCTGGCAAGGGAACCAGAAAAAAAAGACAATTGCAAGGTGGAAATGAAATGCTTCTTGGTGGAGATCCTAATGATACTCAAAATGAAATGAGTAACTTAATTAATAAACTAAAGTTTACTCTTTTAAGACTTTGCGATGCAAGGCAAAGAGGGGTTTGTACCCCATGTAACCCTGATGATTATACTTGTGAGATTAAGGCAGCTTATCCTATAGAAAAAGTTATTGAAAAAGCAGAGGAAATTGATGCAGCTACAGATCATGCTGATAAAAATCTAAAACCATCTAATTTAGAAAATCAAGTTTTAGAAACAGATAAAATGAAAACTATGTTAATAGCTCTGGCAGTATCTAAAGATTTTGAGAAAAAGCCAACAAATAAAAAAAATCTAAAAGATATTAATGAAAAAATAGAAGAAATTTCTACCAAAATAGAACAATTGTTCCTAAGCGAAAAAAGTAAAAATGGCAGCATGATAGATGTTGTGAAAAATATTTTAAGAATTATGGGAATTATGTAAAATGTTTAATTTTGACAGTTTATTTGGCATGAAAAACAAGGCAGTTATTGATTATTTTAAAAAAATATTGCCTAAAAATGCTGGGGTACACAAAGAAGTAATTCAAAGATTGTGCACTCACATACAAACAGAGAATGATTTAATAAAACTTGCATCGATGATTAATGATGTTTATGCAGAAGGTTATTCAACAGCATTGCTTCATTGTAAGGCTAAATTAGAAGAAAGAGGGATAAAGTTTAATATAAGTTCTGATGATAAGTCTAATCTTCAAAATTAGGGGTTATACTGCTAATCTTGGCATGAAAAACATTGCCATCAAATTTAACTTCTGAGTTAATAATCTTCCACCATCGTTTCTCAGAATTTTTGGGATAAATAATTGATTCATTTTCTATTTTAATATTAGTCCAAAAAGATATTTGGAAATCTGTTATTTCCAGCAATACTGCATCAAATTTAAACTTTTCTCCATATCTTATAGTTTTTTTAATATCTCCATATAAAGAATCTTCTTTAATTGAAACACTTGCTGGAAGGCAATGAATAATTGTTTTTTTAATTTGACTATTTTTAATTTCTTGCTTAATTTCTTGCTTAATTTCTTGCTTAATTTCTTGCTTAATTTCTTGCTTAATTTCTTCTTTAACTTCTTGTTCAGTTTCTTTAATCTTAGGTGATTTATCTTCAATTGTAATTTCATCTTTATTTAAGTTTAATAATACTGTTTTATTGGTTGTTTTTTTAAAATGATCAATTGTTTCATCGAAATTCATATTGTGAATTTTAAAATTATTCCATAAATTTTGATTTTTCATTATTGGATTTGGGCCTTTAAGCCTATATTCAGAACCGTTTTTGTTTTTAATTACCATGTTAAAAAGAAAATATAAAAAGTATATAATATATTATACTAAAGCAATAATTTAATTGGAGTTTTTTATGACATTAATAGTGCCTTTAAGCGGAGAAGAAAAGATTTTAAAGTATATGCTTAACAATGAATCTTCTTTAGATCAAGTTATTCACTTATATCAAAATGATATATCTTTATCCCAAACAACAGTTGTTGGAAATTTTGTTGAACTAACTGCATCGGGATATCTGCCAGTTACATTATCAGGTGGTTCATGGTCATTTTCGCCTGGTGCTCAAGCCAGTACTGCATCTTATACCGAACAAACATTTACATTTACGACAAGTGCAACTGCATATGGATATTATGTGACTACAACATCTAATGACCTTTTATGGGCAGAAAGATTTACAAATGCACCATTTGTATTGCCAGGTTCAGGTGGACAAGTAGCAATTGCTTTAAACATTAACATAACAGGTTAAATTCAAAGGAATTTATGATTTTTAAAGAAGATGGAAAACCTTATAGTACTTCTGGAACTTTGAAGCAATTTGATGATTCAATTCCAGAAAGAAGTTTGTTTAATGATTGGGATGCTGAAAGTATTAAAATTGGTGGATCTCCAATTAATTACTATGAAGTTTTTATTGATTCTGGCAATATTGATCCTATTTACTTAGAATCTAGGGGTAAAATATTTAGTCAGAATCCAATACAGTTATATTGTTTTTATGAGCCAATTCCAAGTCAAAATTTACAATCCGCATATGGACTTGATAGTCCTGATGAAATGATATTTGAATTTAATTATTATGATGTTTTGCAAAAAATTGGTTATGCCCCCAAAATTGGATCGAGATTTCACACTCCTTTTCTAAACGAAGATTGGGTCATCGTTGAAAGAAAGTTGGGTGAATTCAAATTGTATCAAGCTACAAGACTTCAAGTCATTTGTAGTAGATTTCAAGAAGATCTTGTTTCAGGTACTTCTATTTCTAAAGAAGAAAAATCTGATTTTAAAATTAATTAAGGAGTTTTATGAGCAATAGTTTTTATAAGTTATTTGAGAAAATGCAAAGTATGACAGAACAAGATGATTTAAATAATTCATCTCAGAAAGTTATGCAGCCTAATGTTACTAATAAATCTAGTGGAAATATGAATGATCCTAATATGCAATTAGGAGCAAAAAATAACATTATGGGAAAAGCAGATAGTGACATTTCTGGGATGGGTGATCCATCTAATATGGATGATTTTCCAGATGAAGACAATGAAGACAATGAAGACAATTTGTCTATTCCAGAGGGAGATGTGGACATTGATACTATAGTTGCAAGTTTAACTAATATTAAAAAAATGATTCCTAAGTTTAAAACTATGGATAAAGATAAATCTGAGCAACTTGATGATTTAATCAAACAAACAACTAATTTGGTTTCTAGTTTTTCAGATGAAAACGATGAAGATTCAGATGGAAATGATGAAGAATTAGATGATGATTTAGGTGATAAAGATCCCTCTTTTAATGATGAAGAAGGCCCACCAATAAAACAAACAAATGGAATGGAAGATATGTCTAAGGATATGTCATCTGAATTGCCAGCAATCAATCCACCTGATCAAAAACAAGAACAGTAATATGATTTTTAAAAAATTTAAGCCCAAAATAAAAAATAATTTTAAATTTAAGGCTGAAAATATAACTTCATTTGATTTAAAAAAAAAGAAAATCCCATTGTTGGTTTTCTTTAATAAAAATAAAAATATTTGAAGTTATATTTTTTTTGTTATTTTTTAAAAATAACTATATTATTTCAATGAATGATAAAACTACAGAAGAACTTGAAGATTGTTTTTTCATACCAAATGAAGAAACTGATTCTATTGCTACTTGCTGTTTAAAATGTTATCAGGAAAAATTTAAGAATCAAGGAGGAATGTTTTGGAATGGATCTAGTCGGGGGTATGGCCCTTGGGAAATAAAATGTAACTCTTGTGAAAAAATAATACAAAAAGGGCCAGATGCAAATAAGTAACTTGTTTAAAAATAAAAGTAAATGTTTTAAATTAGGAAAATTACATGTAAAAAAAATATTTGAAAAATTAGTTGCTAATTTTTTTGTAGAGTTAAATATTAACAAAACTAGTATTCTAGAATATATTGGGAAAAATGAAAATTGTCTTTTACACTTTAAAGATAAAAAAAATTGTGAGCTTTTTAGACTAATTAGAGACAATCACGAAAACATAACAACTTCCTATAAACACATTAATTCTTCTAGCCCTAATGATGACAAAACACATGACTTGTTGTTAAATTACATAAAACAAAAAAACAACAAAGAAAATATTGAAGATTCATTGTCAGTTAAGAGTTATAGCAACAAAAAAAACAACACAGCAAACATTAGTCATATTGTTAAATTGTCAAATAAAATATCTAACTACAACATAACAGATTTTTCTTCTTTAGATGTAATTAAAGCTTTTAATGAAAAAGATAATATTATTATAATTCATTTTGGAAGTTTAGAACAAAGTAATTTTCTGAAAATACATGGAAGTTATATGCAATTTCACAAAGCTAAAATTATGATAATTGGTGATTTCTTAGATAATTTTAAAGTTAATTTGAAAAAATATGGGTTCAAGCCTTACTTAAAAAAGACAATTGGAAATTTTATTTGGGCCAAAAATTTTTGAATAAATTAAAAGTTTATAAAGTTAGATACAAAACACTTAAAGCTAAAAAAAAATATAAAGCAGCTTTAAACAAAGGCAGTAATTTTTTAATTTTATGTGGCTTTTCTACTAGGGAAATTTATAGTTTATTACTTAAAGCAATTCTGCCAAATGATAAAAGACTTATTAAAAATAAGAAAAAATTAAAAAGTTTTATAGTTAATGATGGTTTTGAAAAATATATTTTTGTCTTGAGAAAAGAAAATATTAATGAATTTTTAAATTCACAATTAAATGTACCCTTTTTTTTCAGCTTGTAAAATTTCTTGCATGGTGATATTTCTTCCAACCATTTCAGAAACACAACTTAAATAATGCTTTGCTATATCTTTTTTTATTTCATTTCCTAATCCCATTCTATGAGCTTCTAGATAGGCTGCGTAGTCTATTGAATATTCCATCACCTCTCCATTAATTACAACTTTTTTTTCCAATGAACCATCAGGATGCATGATATATCCTATTTTAAAACTTACCTTGCCTTCTGGAATATCTTTTTCCTTAAGTAAATATTGAGGTGGTATATGGTTTAAGTTTGGATTTTCTTTATTTTCCATGAATTATAATAGTTTTATAGAAAAAAAATATCTTTCTTTTTTTTCAAGAAAGATATTTTCAAAATACATTTTTTTACGGATGTGCTGTAATTAGTATGGATAAAATGCAGCTATTGCATCTTTAAAAGCAGTAATATCTACTATATTTGATAAATTTCTTACATTTTCTGGTTTAATATTATTTTTAATTCTTAGAAAAGAATTCTCTACTGCTCCGTTTCCTGTACCTTCTGTTGATGTAGCACCTATGAGAATTATTTGAACTTATTTTATATATTTTTTAAAAAAATAAATATGTGTTTTTTGGTATTAATTCCTACCAATTTACAGTAAATAATATATGTTAGAAGAATGGCAGACAAATCCTGATAACTTAAGAATTTTAAAATTATCTAATAGACAAAAGCAAACTATTTTTGGAACTCTTTTAGGATCATCTAGTGTAATTCATCCTAATAAATCTAAGAATCCACATCTTCTTATGAGATGTAACAAAAGTGAAAATGTAAATTGGTTAAGGTGCAAGGCAGAAGAATTAAAAATATTATCAAGGCCAAAGAGTTTTATAGAAGATGAAACTGGATTTAGATGGAATTCATTTTCTAATTATATTTTTGTTGATTTTAAAAATTTATTTTATAAAAATGGAATTAAAAAAATTGAAATGGAAGTTTTAGATGGTTTGGGGGATTTAGGTATTTGTACTTGGTTTTTAGATAGAGGTGTAAATGTAAAAAATATTTATGGTTTTAAAACAATAGGATATGATAAAAAATCTATTGAAAACATAATAAAATATTTTAATCTTATTAACTTGCCCATATTTAAAAATAAAACAGGATATTTATTATTTGAAAATGAAACAATATCAGACAAATTTTTAAAAATAATAAGCAATTGCATTCCACTTGTTTTGAGATCAAGCTAATACAATGTTTTTATTTGTTAAATTAAATAACTTTTCTATATCAGTCTCAGAATTTATTTGATTAAATACCCCTTCTGATATTTCTATGTTAAACTTTTCTTCAATGTCATAAAACAATTGCATGTAGTCAAGTGAATCTAAATTTAGATCACTTAATTTTGTATTTATGTTAACTTCCTCTTTATCTACATGTAATAGCTCACATATTACTTCTTTAAACTCAATTACATTTAGATTTTTCATAGATAATTCCTTTTGAAAATTAGCAATAAACAAAAGTATACAAAATAATTTTACTTTGTCAATTAATATTTTGTGGATTTTTCAAAAGATATTATATTTTGATAATTTGAATGCATTGTTAATAAATAAAATATGTATATTTCATTCAAAAATTGGTTAGAAGTAAATACTTTTGGAACTAAAGAAGTTGACGAAAGTAAAATTGATGTTATTTATGATAAAGCCAAAATTAGTGTTAAATTAGTGCAGATGTTTAACGAGAAGCTTCTTTATAACATTAATACTATTATACCCTTGCAATCTGGTGTTTATGGGCTTTATAGCTCTGCTAAAAATCAAAAAGTAATAGATCAAAGTGAAGCAGAAAAAATAAGATTAAAATTTGGAAATGATGTTATTGAAAAACATAAAGTTAATATGATTCCTAATGTTGTTTTAAAACAACAAATACCTAATCTTGATTTAAATAAAATACATCCATCTGACACTATTGAAGTAAATATTAGTAAAATATTGAAGGAGCTTGGAAATACAAAAAGAGCAGTAATAGAAATTGCAAGTACCATTGTTCATGAAGCAACTCATGAAAATGAATTGCAAACAAAAGGATCAACCAATGAAATTGGCCCCAAAGCTGCGGAAGTTCAATTTTTAAATTGGGTTAAATTACATCAAGATATTGTTAATAATTTAATGCGGGATTTACCTGACTAATTAATTTTTAAAAATTAATATTTTTATGGTGGTGGAGCTTCTGTTGTTGTTGGTGCTTCCGTTGTTGTTGGTGCTGCCGTTGTTGTTGGTGCTGCCGTTGTTGTTGGTGCTGCCGTTGTTGTTGGTGCTGCCGTTGTCGTTGTGCCTATTTGACAGCTTAAATAAATACAAGTTGAAAAATCACCTAAACCGAACCTCTCAATAATATAAGATCCATTAACATCTATAAATGTTCCATTAGGATGATCCATAGTAGGGCAACCAGAAACTGTAATTGTATCCCCTACTGAAAAATTTGGAAGATTGTCAACCCATCCATAAGAATTATTTGGACTAATCCATAATTGTATGGAGCCTTGTAATGCACTCTCTGGAATATATGTTGTATCTCCTTGCCATCCACTTATAAAAGAAACAAATGATTTGCATGAAGACCAACCATCAAAGTATTTATTTGGTTGAATTTCAGGTTCAACTATTACTCCATTAGATGAAGATATTGTAAAACCACTTTGCAATGGTACATTATACGAGCCACAAAACCATTTAGAAAAAGGTGCACATAGGTTACAAACATAAGCATCATCATCATTTTCAGCAACATTAGGAAAATTTTCATCACCGTAATAAATTGTAGCAGGGTCAACCTCATCACCATAGTATACAACTTGGACAGTTCTTTTATTTCTTGGAACATTTAAAACAAGAGATTTGTAAAGATTTAAAGCTTCTTTGCCACAACAGGTAATTATGTCATTGTTTTTAACAGGATGAGATATTCCTGCTATATAAAATTCTTGATTTTTTAGTCTATATAAAGTATTTTCTAATGTGTCAGGAAGTAAATCCCCAATTATTGATTGTCCTGTAGATACCTTAAATGTAATCATTGGATATGACATAACATTCCTTTTACGATGTATAAAATTTTTCGATATATTATTTAGTTTTTAAGTACATGTATTTATATTTTTTTTAAAATTATTTTTTATATATTTACAACCAATAAATCAAATTATGTAAAAATAAGTTTCTTAGAAGTTTTACATTTATGACAATAATAAAACTTATTCTTCATAATGTTTTCTTGAGCTTTATGTTTTTGAATAGTTTTATCTAAGTTGCAGTTTTTACACTTAATAACAATGATATTTCTGGAGCCAATAGAACAATAGGCTTCTCTGAATTTTGACAAGTTCATTTTATTTCTCTTTGTTTTTTTTATCCCCTTAAACATTATAATAAAATTTTTTAACATGTCAATAAAAAAACTCGCCTGTTTCCAGACGAGTTTTTGTTTTTTAAAATTATTGTGAATTTTTTACACAATAAAGTTTGCAATGGATAACCTAGCATAAAACTTGCTACCTTCACGCAAAAGTTTCTTACCATAACGAGTAAGAATACCTCGTCTTGGACAGAAGCTCTCAGGATCAAGAACGGTAGGAGTTTGTGTCAAAGGTACATATGGGCAGTAGAAATAACCGCTATCCATGTAACTATCACCCTTGTAGCCCATCAACAACTGATTGGTTGGGAACAATGGGTCTTTATATAATCTCCAGCGATTATTAATCGTACCAACATACTGTACACCTAAAGAAGAGGTGAAAGTTTCAGAAGGTGCAGGAGCGAAACCAGCAGTTGCGGTTTCAAATACGCTTGCAACTTCAGGGGATGTTACGATAAAATTCGCTCCACCACGAAGAGTTTTACGATGAATAACATTAGATACTTCAGTTACCTTAACATATAAGGATTCATACTTTTCTTTAACGGTTTCGCCAAGAGCAGTAGAATAATCCCAAGCTGCAACAGTACCAGCATTGTTTCTAAGGTCAGTCAAAATTTCACGATCAATTTCAAGATTGATTTCTTGTGCCAATACAGCTGTCAATTCAGCTTCAGCATCAAGATTGTGTTGGCTACGAAGATCTTGTTGAGCTTCATAAGACCACACAGCTTTGAGCTTACGAGTCTTAGCAGCAATTTCTTCAGATTCAATAACAAGATTGATTTCAGGAAGATCCTGATTACATTCCATGTTATATTCATAGCTAATAGTGGTATTATGTGTGCCAGGTGTACCACTCCAAGTAAAGCTAACAAGACCAGTAGCTAAATCTAAAGTAGCAGCTGTCACAGTTTGTGCTGGCGAGCCAATAGTTACTGGTATAAATACACCATTAGAACTAAAGCTAAAGGTTTGTGACATTGTTCCAGCAAGATAAATACTTCCAGTAATAGTACCAGCAAGAACTGGTGTGTGTTCTAATACAAAAGTAGTTGCAGCAGCAGCACCAGCATCAGGATGGTTTTCGTTTTGAACGAATTGGCTACTGTAATAGATGCTCAAGTTAGCAGTACCATCTGCTAATTGTTGCAAACTATTTGCATCATCGCCAGGAAAGCCACCATTGTTGGAAGCTCCACGGATAGACCCCTTGTTAGAGGAATAACGGAACCTAAGATAGTATACTAATCCTGTAGGCCCAAGAAGGGGTTGTACAGAAACAATTTTATTAGCAATTAATTGGGGATAGATTCTTCTAACCAATGGAATGCTAATGCGTTTGAACTGAGCAACATCACTTGTGTCAGTTGAAACTTCGTTAATAAGTCTTTGGTTCTCAAGAAGCACAGCTGTAGCAGAACGGAGATAACGATCACCGATCCCATCAAGAATGCCAGTTGAGGACCAACGAGATTCGAGTTCTTTAGACTCGTTTAAAAATTTTGAAATAGTATTCATTTTGTTTTAGCCTTTTAAATTAAAGTTTTTTAATGCCAGATAAAACTAGCAATTCGTTGTTTTCGTCACCTTTTCCAGAGTTATATTCCGCAATAACCTGTACTTTATTGGTATCGACATGACCTCTCCCCGATACATTCTTTGCTTTCTCAGTTCTTTCTTTCTGTTCGCTGATAAATTTGTTTCTTTTATCAGATTTCGATTCACTATTGTTTTTGTTTTCATTAACATAATGATTGAATTTTTTAACCGATTCATGAAGTTTAGTGTTGTCTGTCGAAAGTCTAATATTTCTAGCTTCCAACAAACGAACTTGATTTCTTAATTCTTCAATAGATTTAGAAGCTTCATTTAATTTAGAAGAAGTAGCAAAAGTACATTCTTCGTTCTTTAAATAGCTAGAAGTAATATCAGCAATTTTGTCCAAGGCAAGCTTGTGTTCTACAAGTGCTGGATCGCTGAGGATATCTTTCTTAGCTTGTTCGTAAATTTCTACACCCTTTTGTTGCAAGAATTGATCAACTTTTTCTACAATATAGTTTTTCATTTCTGCAAGTTTACCATCATATTCTTCATAAAGTTCGGTTTCGATGTCTTTATTTTTTTCTCTTTCTGAAAGTAACATGCTATATGCTTCTTCATATCCTTCTTCAAGAGTTTTGTTAAACTCTTCAGATTGGAGTTCAAGTCTATTTCTGAGATCAGAAATAATAGCATATGCTTCTTGGTATCCTGTGTAAGCTGTTTTTTCAGCACTTTCCAAATCTTGAGAAAGTTGTGAATATGCATCTTCAAGATTTTTGTTATATTCTTTTTCCATTTCTTCTTTAGCTGAACCTAACATATCCTGTACAGCTGAAGAAACTTCGTTGAATTGATTTTCAGGAAGTAATTTTTTCAAAGCTTCTGTAATTTTGTCCATTCCTAACCTCTCTTTAAATTGGAAGTATAATTATTGATAATCCCGCCTAACGCAGCAATTAACGCATCTTTGTTAACTTTATCTATGCTTGAAGATGTATTTTTTACTGAATAATTTGGAATAAATTGTGGAGAATGTGAAAAACCTTCTCCAGTAATTTTTTGCTGAAACGCTCCGTGAGTTGATGGATCAGCAACAACATCAAATGTTATAAGCTTATATCCTTCAGATATAACCAAATGACCTTGTTCGTTTGTTTTACCGCTACCAACACCACGACTACTTATTCCTGGTGGAATACCGTCTTCTAATAAAGCACGAAGGGTTCTCCCATATGGAGTGTTTAAAGTTTCTCCTTCGCCCATTAAATTATTGCCATCCCACCAAAGTTTAGTAATAACATGAGAAGCTTTTTCATAATGAACAATAGAATCAGTTGGATGATCAAGTTCACCAACTAAACCTCTTTTTTTTATCAAATCACTTAAAGCTTCAACATTTTGCCTTAAAACATTTTCGCTGTATATTCTGCCATTTTTGTTAACTTCATTTACGGCTTGAAATTTACCACGAAAACGCATTCTGCCATTAGAACCTTCGTTAATTTGCATATTAACATTATTATTTTGACAAGAATCTACAAGTAGCATGCTCATATAAATCTCCTTTACTTTTCACTATCGTTAAGATGTTTAAAGCTTTGATCTAGTGTCATACCATTTTTTGGAAGATATGGGTTAGATAAATTAGGCCAAGTGTCATTGCCCTGATTGGTAGCTAAATTATCAGAATCTGTAACATTTGGACTATCATCATTAATTTTTGGTTTTACATCTTTTAAGATGTATGGGTTTGAAAGATTTGGGAATATGTCTTTGCCACCAGATGTATGTGCGGAACCCATTTCAGCATCTAAATTTCCCGAATAGGATTTTCCGTCAGAAACAGGAGCAGCAGATTTCCAATCGCCATTGTATTTGCTTGGGAAAGCATCAACTTTAGCTAGTTTATCTGTATAAGGATTGCTTCCGTTTACACTTGTATGAACTTTGTCAGACACATTCCAATCTTTTTGTGCCAAGGGAACATTAGATTCTACGATTGATGTTAAAATATTATTTGCTTCAACAAGAACATTGAAATCAATGTTTCTTTCTTTGTTTAAAATTTCTTCAACAGATTCTAGAACATTTTCAAGTCTAGCTTTAACAAGCTTATCATTTAAGCTAGAAGCAATTTTATGTGCATCAACTAAAGATGAGAAAGCATCATGAAACGCAGTTATTTCTCTGCGATAATCTTCATCAATTTTAGGATAAACAATTTCACTTACTTCAGCAAACTTTTCGTAATCATTGCTATTTTCTAAACCAGCAGTTTTGAAAACTTTAGCTACACGGTCTTCGTAGATATTGTGAGCAGTACGAAGAATAGCATCAGCCATAAATTCACAACTTGAATCGTCATAATTGTGAGCGTTTGCGTTGTTTAAGCATTCTTTTACGATGCCAGATAATTCTCTTTTTGTAAAATAAACAATACTTGGCCAAGCACTTACAATATTTTCTAAAGTTGCTTCAATAAGAGCAACATCAGAAATTGCATTTGCATGACGAAGATCATTCATAGCCTTGGAAAAAATATTTTCTTTGACTACCTTTTTCATTTTTGATCGTTGGTAGGTAATTTCAGAACTTGGAACTTTCCAGTCAAAAGAAAGAATTTTTCCTTCATTTCTTATTTTTAGAGTTGGAATTTTTACTGAAACAATATTGTTTTCGTTGTCTTCATTTACCTTAACCATATTTTTCAAAGGAGAACCCTTTTTATAGTTAATTAGTTCTGCAATGTTTTCGCAAACAGCTTTCCATTCAACAAGTTTTCTTTTGTTAATATTTTTGCTGAATTGAGAAAACTCATTGATTTTTTCATTTTGTTTGGTTTCGACAATTTTATTTCTTTTTCCTCTTATGCTTTCTCTGAAAACTTTTTTATTCAAAGGAAGTTTGATATAGGAATTGAAGAAACTGTCAGCATTTTCATTTTTATCATCAATTATTGACTCAAGCATGGATGATAAACTTTGCAATGAAGATATTCTCTGACTTTCTTCATTTACAATTAATTCTTTTATGTTTTCCAAAAGAAGATTTTGATTATCTACTTTATAAGAAGCGTGAACAAAGTTACTGTCTGGTGTTACAAATGTAACTTCATTTTCATTAATACAATGTACAGTCAAACTTTCTACCTTCAATTTTTCGGCAATTATTTCAGCAGCTTCGTTTATTTCTTTCAAAGCTACATTAATAGATCTTTTTTCTAAGCCGTTAATAACATCTATGTCTATTAGTTTTCTCTTCATAATTTTTTTACTCCCCAATAGGTTTCAACAATAATTAATTCTATATATTGAAGAAATCTTTAATTTTCTTACAAAATAAATGATTTTTGTGATTTATAATCTTTTCAAATATATTTTAAATTCTAAACAGTAAATAACTTGAAATCATATAAAGTTACAATATGTATTAGTGAAAGTTATAATTTATGACATCTTTTAAAAATTTTTTAAATTGTAGAGAAGCATTTCAAGTTGGAGTTGAAAAAGATTACCAATATGACATGGAAGAAATATTTCAAGCAGCTAAATTTTATATTGTTAAAAATCCAAAAAAAATGAAAGATTTTTTAACTAAAGAAGCAGAAAGAGATGATGACTTGAAAAGCAATATTCACTTTTCATCTTTATTAAATAAAAATAAAAATACTGAAGATAATCCTATTAAGCCTTTAGGAGATTTTGTTGGTTATGATATGGGTAAGCCAACACAATCTCCCATAGGGGATTTAGATTAACTTCCTTTTATGGAAGCAATTTCTTGTAATATTTTTGAAATATTATTTTCATTTGACTTTAAAATGTTTTTAATCAAAGGCAATTCTTTTTCAATTTCTTGATATTGAAAAACTGTTTGGATGTTATTCTCCGATAAAAACAAGATAACATCTTTTCTTTTTGTTTTTTGGTGAAGTCTACCGTTTGGAAATTTATCACACATTGGGAATGCAAGTTTAAAGATTTCTGGCTGTGATAAATTATAAGAAACCATTGGATTTCCTGGTATTTTAGTAATTTCCTTCTTATTCAATTTGTAGAATCCTTTGTATTGACTAAAAGAAAATATTTTATTCTCTCTTAAAAGACAAAGAAAATCTTCAAGTGAAATTATTTCCTTGTGTTTAACTCTATCTTTGCCCCATACCAAATCTAGAAATTCTGAGAATTTTATCTTATTGATTCTGTGAAAATTAAGATTGATCTTGTGATCAGGATTATTTTTCATGTAATCTTTGAAGTGCTTTGTAGATGTAATATTATTACTTAAGAAAATATCTTTTATTTCATCAATTGATGAAGTTTTAATTCTGTGAGGAAAATATTTATCGAAGAAATCGGATTCTCCCATGTTAAATCTATCCCAAGGCCTTGAGGGAATAGAAATAGTATCTTTGTTTTCAAGATAAAACTTTCGGTGCATTCTACTGGAACATAAATTATTATCTTGCATTATTTTTATTAATTCATCATCTGACACTTTATATTCTTTTTCACTCTTTTTAATTTTTGCTCTATCAGGTATTGCTAAGTCTAGAAAATCCCATGCTGGCATGTTGTATTTTATCCAAGGATTAGCATAAACACCATTTAAGTTGTCTTTGTTTTCGGTGTAGAATTTTTGGTAGTCTTTGATTGTATAGATTTTATTTGATCTTATTATTTCAAAATGATCTTCAATACTTAACCTAGTTTTCTTAATGTAAATTGATTTGTTCCTAGTTGGGAAAATTTTATTAAAGAATTGAATGCATGAGATATTATCTTGATTTAACAACCAAGGTTTTCTTGGTAATTGTTTCCCATCAATTTTACCTTCATTTTCCACACAAAACTTTAAATATTTTCTGTGGTTATGTAAATTCTTTTCCAGCAGAATATTAATAATTTCTTCTATTGAAAAATCACTACTGTTTTTGTTAAAAATATGATTTCTGCTTGACATTTCTTCTCCTTTGATTTAAAAGTAATAGTGTTATTATTGCAGAAATAATATCAAATAGCAAGTAGTTCTTTTGATAATTCTGCAAAATGTGGAAAAGAAGTCCATTCTCCTTTGAAAAACTGTGATTTTCCTGCAAGATGGTAAATTAATAATATTTTTAAAAATTCATCTGTAAACAAACATGAGCTATTTGATTCTTTTGAATAAAAAGTTCTAACGAAATTTTTAATTTCATCATAATCTTCGTTAAAATCAGTATTTTTTAAATTGTTGTTTAATAATTGATTTTTAATAAAAAACTCAGGTGTTCCTGAAAATCCAGCAAGTAAAGTACTCTTACAAATAATTTTATTTTCCATTATAATAAAAGGAAAATAAAAATGTCTCATCAGGGTGTAATTTTTATCTTTGTGATTTTTCAAAAAACTTAAATCTTCTGTTTCAAATTTAAAATTTCTCAAAACACTTTCTGAGTAAAAACTAAGAGGTAAATAACAACATAATAAATGTTGATTTTTAGAAAATCCACAAAATTCAAAATGGGCATGAGTAATAAATTCTGCAAAAGCATTGTGAATTGCTTTAAATTGTAATTGATTGTTGTTTAAAATTTGCAAAGCTGATGTTGATGCTACAAAATCTAAATCGGTTTCATCCACATTGTCGCCTTCAACTTCTTTTTTAAACAATCGTTCACAAATTCTTTCAACAGCATGCTTGGAAAAATGAATTTCATACTTTTTGCCATCGGCTTCTATATTTTTAAAATGTTGATATGTTGTTCCAAATTCTGATTTTGTTGTTTCAAGCTTTAGAAATTTAAAATATAAATTTCTATTTAAAAATCCCATTATGTAAAAATATTTTGGGAAATGATTTTGAAATCCTGTTTTATTCCAAACAAAATTTTTAAAAAAGTTGATGATTGTTTGTGTACAGAAAAAATATAAATCTTTTTTTATTTTTATTTTTGTATGTTTTGAAAGCAATTCTACAATTGGAAGTTCTAATATTTTTTCTAATTCATAGCTTTTAATAAAACAAGGATTGATATTATTTTTCTTAATGTGTTTTAGAAATTCATATGCTAATTTTTCTTGAACATTCTTTTCTTTTTTTGAATTAAGTTTAATTAAAAAATTTCTATAAAGCTTTTTAATTTGTAGATGTATTTTTTCTGGTGCATTCTCTATTGAGAATACTTCTAGGTTTGGAAATTTATTAAGAATTTCATTTTCATTTTTTTCTTTTTTTAATTTAGCTAGTCTATCCTTTGACATAAGCATCTCCTTGATGATAAATTTTTGTTTATATTACAAAAAAATAACTTAAAATCAAGGATTTAATTAGAAATATTCTTCTTCGCTGAAATCTATTTCTTCGTTGTCTTGTTCGGCTGCGTAATCTTCAATGCCCATGTCGAATAATTCTATTTCTTCAGGAGTTGGGTCTGGCAATGAACTTGGTTGGTTTGACTTTCCTGAACTTTGTTTGCCTATTTCAGGAACAGAAGGCAATTCTGATTCTTTGTCATTCAAAGCTGGCAATTCTCCTTCAGGAGATAAATCTGGATTTGGCCCTTCTGGTGTTGCTCCAATTTCTGGATTTTCTTTTGATTGTTCATCTGCTGGAATTCCAATTCCTAGCAATTGAGGATTTTGTCCTAATATTTGCATTTTGGCATCTTCAAGTTTTTGAATTTTGAGCCTTGCTAACATTTCTTGAGTATCATCTATAGAATACTTTAAATATTTTGTTATGATGTCGTAATCAGATAGCAGTAAGGAAGATTTTATTGTTGATGCATTTGTAATTCTTGCAGTTATAACATCTGCTCTGCTTAATTCTCTCCAATCACTTGGAGGTGTCATTTTAATCATAAGGTCATTATAGCTTTCCTTGGGATAGCCTTTAAGCCTTAAATGTCTATGAGCTATTTCCCAAATGCCATCTTCTACCGCTGATTGAAATCTTTCAACAAGTCTAGCAAATCTGCTATCTTGAGAACTCAATGTCATTTTAGTTATTGAGAAATCATTTGCTTGAAAATAACTTAAGGGGAAATTCAAGGAAATAAATAATTTTTCTTTGAAGTAATTAACATCAGATACCTCACCAAGATTAGTAGCTCCTGGTAGTGTTTCAATTTTAGTTTGTGAATTAGGTCTTGTGGGTAGCCAAAAATCTTCGTCAATTGCAGGAGCATGCCATCTTTCATCTATGGATGATGCACCACCTCCACCAAGATTACTTGTTGTAGCTTTTCGTTTTCTAAACTGTGATTTCATTCTTTCAATAAAAGCTTCCGCTTTAAATGGTGGTAAAGTGCCAACATCTATATAAAAAATTCTTCTCTCAGTACTTCTGGATAATCTATAAACTAACATTGCATCTTCGCATAACCGTAATTGTTGTGCTGGCCCTCTTGCTGGCTCAATTACACTTACACCATATGGATAAAATGTTTTTCTGTCTTCTCCAATTCGCAAATGAACAATCTGTTCTGGAGCAAATCGTATCGCAGTTGCACTCATTAATTTTGCATCATCTGTGTCAACAACAGGAGAGGAAAGTAAAGATGTGTAATCTGGCCCTTCTTTACTTTGTTGGAACTCTATGCAATTTCCTTTTGTTGTTTCAATTCTGTACATAGAATCTGCTGGCAATCCTGTTATTTTGTAAATACCTTCTGTGGGATTTTCTTGATTAATAATAATTTCCCAAAATAAATCTCCATGAGCTAAAAGATTTTTAAAATCAGACCATAATCTACGATTCATATTCAACATGCTTCTGTGAAAAAACAAAAAGTTCAACTCTTCTTTTACATCTTGATTTTCACAACGAATATCAAAAACATTGTTATCGTTGTTTCTTTGGCAGTTGTGTACAATAATCGAATCTGTTGCAAAATTATGATGTTTTTCAACAGTTAGATCATATACTTCTTGGATAGAACCTTTTTCTATACTTAAAACTTTTCTTCTGTCTTTAAATGTTTTTAAATATTTGATTTCCTTAAATGAAAAACCATGATTTTTCAATCTGTATTGAGTAGTTCGTCTGTGAACCTTTGTTTTCATTGAGACATCTTTTATTTTCATGCCAGCAGATATCAATCTGGTGGTCATATTAATAAGATCATATTTATCAATGTCTTTTTCGGCTTTGAATTCATCAACAAATTGTCTTTCGTGAATCCAGCCTTTATTGTGAGTGAAAATTCTTGGATATTGTGAAATTTTTGATTGTGTTAAATCTTGATTAGGTTTTATTCTATAAAAAGGCATGATTTCATCAAATGGTTTGATTTTACCAGCTTCTATCCAACTTCCATCTCTTTTTAATATTTTGTGATCTTCTGTACATTCTAAAAAGGAAGCATTGTCAAAATAAACTTTAATAGTTTGGCTAGTTTTTGTAATTCTTGGATCATATGCCCAACCCAATGTGTAATCTTTTTTCTCAGAATCATAACAATAAACTAAAAATTTTTCATTTTTTTTTGTTTCGTAAAGTTCCTTCATAGTCTTTAAGCCAAAAGGAGTTGAAATTTTTGTATCACCTGAAATACAAGCTTCATCAGAATAAATGTTTAAAACAGTTTCTATTTCTGGCATGGCTCTTAAACGATCATACTCTTTGTAACGAGACATTCTATTTGCAATAGTTGATAAATCAATAAAATCATTGCTTTCTCTGAATCTAACTATTCTTTGATCTTGAGAGCCGTAAAACCCACCATCTGGGCTTAATGAAGGAACTGAATCAGGTTGTGAAATCCCTGCACCAATAATATCTTTGGTTGCTATTTTTTTAGTCAAAGGGTCTTCGGAAAAAGCATATGTGAATGTTTTATAAAAATCAGCCCAAATTGGAGATGGCATACTAAATTTCCTCTTGTGTACTTAACTATCATATATATGTATGCTATATTTTAACAGAAAAAAAGTGATTTTACTAATATCCCATTATGGATGTCATGTTCTTGATTTGTACAACATTATGTTGTATCATTCGAGAATTAATGGGTTTTTCAATAATAATCCTGAAAGAACTGTGGATTACAATAACCCAACTTGTTCGTTTCTTAAGAAAAAAGATCATACATGGCAAGGAAAAGATAAAATTTACTTAGATACAATTTTTTTTAATTATAAAATTGGATGCAAAAGTTTATTTAAAAATGAGGATGTTGAATTTTTATTTTATTTGGGAAATGGAATTGAAACTCTTGATAAAATAAACAAACAAACAGGCTATAACGCTGATGTAGCAAAAAGATATTATTCTTTTAGGTTAAGAAGAATTTGTGAAATTATGTGTCAAGTTCAAAATCCCAATGTTTACATAGAAGGTTATTCTGATAGTAAAAAATTGTGTTCTTATATTAATCAAAAATACAAGTTGTTTCCATCTTTAGATTTCATATTAAAATACGAAAAGGAAACACATGGAATTCCAGAAAATTGTTTTGAGAGATATTTTTCTTTTATGATTAGAATGAAAGAAATGAAAAAAATTAATATTTTTTAATCTAATAAAATATTATTTGGAGTTGATGTGAAATTTTTTTCTATTTTTTTATTTAAAAAATCAGATTCTTTTTTTATTAAAGCATCTATTGTTTTTAAATTACCTTTTGTATTCTTTGGATCTTCTTTTGCACTTTCTTTTTTCTTTTTCAATTTATTTTTTTGTTTTAATTCGTTTATTTCAATTATTTGAAAAGCTTTTTGCAGTAGAGGTATAACATCTTTGTTTTCTCTCATGGAAAGATTTACGGCTAATTTTAAAACATTTTTAAGTTGATTGTTATTCATGAACGCACCTTTAAAGTATTTGATTTGCAATATTGGCTAAATATACATTAATTGTAATTAAAATACTCCAGCCAAATTCTTTCAGTATATCATTCTTATTTCTGTATTTGTTTATTAGCATTTCTTTTGTTTGTTCATCTAGATCATTTGAATCGTTATCAAAATCAAAATTGTCATCATGGAAAACAATCATTTTGTTCAAGCTTTCTTTAAGCTCTTCCCTTAATTGATTAATAGTTTGGCTCTGAACAACAACATTACCTAAATTTGGTGACTTAATGTTAAAAGCAGAAATGTTATTGAACATGCTATCTCTTGCATATAAAGCTAAAGCAGTAGCCATGATTGCATCGTCATGTTTTCCTCTTTGTGCTTGTGCCTTTTTTGAAATTACATTGTATTCAAAAGTTTTTAATTCATTAACAAGCCTCATAGAATTTATTTTCAAAGAATCATTATAAATTTTTTGTTGAAATGTTTGAAGTATAATAGGTCTGTTTTGAACAGTTATTTTAACACCAGGTTTAGGATTTTTACTTGTGTGAGCGTTATTGTAAAATAAGTTTTCGTAAAAATATTCATGTAATAAAGAATTTAGTATAGCACCACCTGTACTCATGTCTTCAACTACAATTAATGCCTTGTTATAAAAACTAGCAATTTCTTTTGATACTTGAGCAAATTCATGAGTTGGAATGTTATTACTGTAAAATTCAGCTACTTGTTCTAATGTGTTTTGATTTATAATTTGCAAGCAAGAATTATCTCCACCATCTCCAATTCCTTCAGCCGAATCCAATCCAGCTATGTATTCTTGTCCATCAACAGGTTCTTTCCAAATCCACAAAGCACCTTTTCCCATGTCATTTTCAGATATATCGGATCTATTTGCCCAACTAGGAAGTATTTTTTTATATGGTATCTTCTTTTTGGTAGTTCTATCTAATTCAGTAAGTTTATTACTTGAAATATAAGTTTCACCAGATCCTAGAAATACTCTCAAAACTTCCTGTAGAAAACCTCTTTCTCCTAATTGTGCTTTTTGTTCTATTGACCAGTTAGGATTTTTTGAATCACAGTAATCAGGATGCTCCCAATAATCTAAATCAATAACATTAAACATATTTAGTTTTTCTTTAGCAGCAGAATATGTTTCTTCATACCAATTACCAACACCATTTACAGTTGAAATAACTACGCAATTACCCCCTGTGCTAAGTACAGGCCACATAGCTTTCCAATGTGTTTCCATGTCAGGGATAAATGCTGCTTCGTCAATTATAAGCAAGCTTGTTGCTTTACCTCTGGCTGCTTCTGGAGAATAAAACATCATGTTGCCTCCAGTTTCCATAAATTGTTTTAAATGGTCATTCCACTTGCCACTATCTTTATTTGGCTTCAACCATTCAGGCAAATATTCAACTGCACGATCTACAATCATACCGATAATAGTGGCTTCTCTATCTGTTTTTGACAATAACATGATTTGTTGATCAAGTTTAAACATGCACCGCCACATTCCATACAACAATGTAACAGTAGTCAAACCACCCTGTCTAAATTTACTTATAATGTTAAATCTTGAACTTTCATATTCTTGAATGCATTTGTTTTGATATTTGTATATTATAAACGGTATTAATCCTTTTGTTGGATGTAATATTTTTACATATTTGTGGCAAAAGTAACTAAAGCTTTGAGTGCATTTTAAAATTTCTTTTTGTTGATTTTCAAAACTTAAATTATTTAAATCTTGTAAAGTTTCAGTTGTTGGGATTTCAAATTGATTGAAATCAAAGTGGAAAAAATTTTTATCGTATTTTTTTAAATAATTAGTCTTGAAATTTACCATGTTATATTATATTATATTTCAAATAATTATATTTTATTAAGGAATAATTATGCACAATGACGAATTAATTGAAATTTTAAAACAAGATTTGAAAAATGAAAGAAAACACATGTTGTTTTATCTTACTCATGCAAGTACGATAACAGGCAACAATAGGATAAGTCTTAGAAATTTCCTTATGGGTGAAGCAGCATCAGAAATGAAGCATGTGCAAGAATTTCAGGATTTTATTATTGGAATGAATGGCAAATTAGAAGATTCTGATGTTGAATTCGTAGATTTTCCAGTATTAACTGATGCTGAGCAAATAATCAGATATGCTTATAATATGGAAATGGAAGTTGTTAGAAATTATTGTAATAGATTAAAAGATGCCGAATCACTAAATGACTTTGCATCTTTTAAATGGCTTGAAGTATTTCTTGAGCAACAAATTGAACATAGTAGATCAGATGCGGATAATTTAAAACAAATTTTATCAAATTTTAAATAGATAAGTTAAGTTTACTAAAAGGAAAATAATATGGCATTTTTTCAAAATCCGTTTGAGTTTACATTTAATGGGTCTTTGTTTGGAATTGGCCCTCAATATACTATTTCGTATAATATAGGGGCAAACAGAAATAGCCCAAGTTATATTGCTGCTTATAATTTAGAGCCTTATGATTTATCTGAAGGTGCTGATTTGGTATTTAATGTTGCAACAGATCCTGAAATGTTGCATTTTCATCCTTTTGCAGTAACTTTAACAGGAAGTACAATTGCTGCTGTTACTGCTGCGGAAATTGTATCAGTATTAAATGCAAATAGTCAGTTTGCAGAATTTTTTAGTGCTAGATCTATCAAATTTAATTCTTCGGATGCAAAAAATACTGTTTTGATAGTTGCAAAAAATAGAACTTTCTTTAAGTGTTACATTTCTAACAAAGATGCTTGTTTTCCTCTTGCTATAAACAAATATGCACCAGTAAAAGAATTACCTGATTTATTTCAACAATATTCAATTCAGAATATTTATAGTTATTTAAATTTAGGAACTCAAAGAATTCTTTATCTTGATCCTTTAGATGAAGATGATGCCAAGGTAATTACAAATGCAGGATTTGATCCTCTTTCTCAAACCCCAGATTGGAAATTATTGGCAAGTGCTTCTCCATTTTATACATTTACTAAAACTGTTTATTCTAGTGGAAGTATTGTTGATTATAAGCTTGCTTATAATGCTGGATCAAAAGTTGGACAGATGTGCAAAAAAACAGTTTATCAATATGCAGGGGCTAACATTACTGGTGTTTTAGAAATACCTTATATTTTACAAGAAAGTGATTTAATTGAACCGTAGTTTCAAATTAAATCATCTCCCCATTTAGATCTTATTTTATCTATAAGTTCTTTTTCCATTCTTTCAACACTAGCATTTTTCTTTTGTAATTTTTCTTCATTTACTTTTTTAAGTCTTTCTATACTTCTGATAAAAATAGCTTCAACAGAAGACTCCCATTCTTTTTCAGGTATGTAAGATAATAAATCATTAGATAATTCATGATATTTAACATATCCTTTATAATAAAGCTTAATTTCATTTTCATTTATTAAGTATTTTATTTCTAAATGATTTCCCAAGTTTACACCATCATAAAAATATCCTAATAGACAACTTGTATGATCTTCTGAAAATGTTTCAAATTGATTTTTTTCTTCAATATCACCATAAACTAAATCTGTTTGATCTCTTCCAAAATAATCTTCAATTATGGAATTCCCAAACATTTGACAGATAATAGATAGTTTGCCTTGTGGCCCGAAAAAATTTTTATTAAGTGCTAAGGCTAATCTTTGTTCTTTTATTTTATTTTCAATGTTCATAATAGATACATTAGTAATATTTTTTAAATTTGAAAAAGGAAATTCTATGTTTAAAATTTGCAATATCATATTTAATTATGTTAAAAGATTTTTTACTTTTAAAAAGCCCATGTGTGTTAATGCAACAAGTAAGTTAACTTTACATTACATAAATGATCCTTCAACCCCAAACATAAAAGAAAATGTTAATTTGCCTGTTAATAACTTCATGAAATTAAAAGTAAACAACATGACTGATGTTGGCGGTTCTGTTTTAGGATCAGTACAATGGCAAGCTGATAATGCATATATTTCTTTAACAAATTGTTTGAACTCATTACAAAAATTTTTCCCATCAAATATAAAAAAATGGGCAGCAACAAATAATTTAGTTGTTTATCCAAGAGCAGGAAAAGATGCAAATGCTTATTACGATAGAAGTTCTTTAAAGTTTTTCTATTTTAATTCTTACGCTGATGGAAAATTAATTTATTCTGTCGAATCAAGTGATATTGTAACGCATGAATTAGGACATGCAATATTAGATGCAATAAGACCAGATTTTTGGAATGCTGCTGCATTTGAAATAGGTGCGTTTCATGAATCTTTTGGTGATTTGATAGCACTTTTAAACATTTTGCAATATGACACAGTAATTAACACCATTTTAATTGATACAAAAGGAAATTTGAGGCAAAATAATTTTGTCTCGGAGTTAGCAGAGCAATTTGGAAGTGCCTTGGAAATTCCTCATGGACTTAGAAATGCTTTTAATTCTGAAAGTTATGTTAATCCTGATTTTCTTCCATCTGATGGAAAAGGTTTAATAAAAGAAATTCATAGTTTTAGTGTTGTTTGGACAGGTGCTTTTTATGATATTTTTGTTTCAATATATGAAAAATTAGGAAAATCAAAAGCTTCTTTGATTCAAGCTAGAGATATAGTAACTAAACTTTTATTTGAATCTGTAACAAAAGTTCCTGCAACTGTGAAGTTTTTTAATTCGTTGGCAAAATGTATGATTGCTACTGATAAGAAAATAAATGGAAAGTTGTACAGTTCTATACTTATAGATGTTTTCAAGAAAAGAAACATTTTAACTGCTTCTGATGTGCAGCAAATGAGTCTTTCCAACATATCGATTTTATCAGAAGAAAAAGAAAATTATTTGTTTACAAGTAACAAAGAAATTTTTGTAAATTCAAATAACAACAAAATAAAAGTACAGTTGGCATGCGATTCATTTCATGATAATGAAAAAAACAAATTAAATGCCCTTTCAATTTTTAGTGATGATATTGATTCTTATCAAGAAGCTGAATCTTTTGTTAATTATCTTTTTTCTAAAGATTTAATTGGCAATGACAAAAAGCATAATTGGTTTATTGATAAAGATAATGACAATAAATTAACAAGAATTAAAATGCAAAGTGATTTTGGTTTTATAAACAACTGTACAATAAAAGGTCAACCTGAATATAAAAAATGCTGGAAGCCAGATAATAATTCGGGTTGTTGTCCTTATGGATGTCCGAAAACAGAAAATGAAGAGCCAACTAATTATAAGTCTTGTGCTGTTCGTTATTCTGCTTGTAACAATAATGTTACTAGTTCTAGTTGCAATAATAAAATTTTATAAGGAGGTTTTATGTTAAATATTTTGTTTTGGGTTGGTGTTGGCTTGGTAATAGGATGGCATGTACCTCAGCCTTTTTGGGTAAAATTTCTTTTTGAAAAAGTATTGGATTTAGTAAAACAAAAGATTTTTGGCTTTAAGAAATAAATTAAAATTTATTTCTTAAATTTATATTTGTATTTTTAAAAAATAATAATAAAATATATAAGGTGTTTATTTTTCAAAAGGAGAAATTATGCTTTTGTCATTTAATATTGATAATAAAGAAAAATTGTCTTTGTATTACCAAGAAGTCAATAGTTACAATAGCGAAAGTGATTTTAACGATGACGATTGGGAAAATTTAGATAAAGATGATGAAGACGATGATGAAGATGAAGACGATGAAGACGATGATGAAGATGAAGACGATGATGACGATGATGAAGATTATGAAGACGATGACGATTGGGATAATTTAGACGATGAAGACGATGAAGACGATGAAGACGATGAAGACGATGAAGACGATGAAGACGATGAAGACGATGAAGACGATGAAGACGATGAAGACGATTAATTGTTTTCGCTGTCTGCAAAATTAATAACAAGCCTTTCTGTTTGCAGGAAGGCTTGTTTTACGCTTATCTTTTTTTGTAGGTGGTTTATTGCCCCAATCCTTATTTAAGGCTTGACCATCACCAATATCACCAATTGATTTAGTACCATCAGGACTATTATAAGAACTTGTAGCAACTTCTTTTAAATATTGATAAAATGTTAGCATTAATTGTATATATTTACATGACTAATAAAGATTTAAAAAATTGGCATGGAATTTTAAAAATAGATGAGTTTACTGTTTTTGACAATAAAAAAATTATTTATCAAGAAAAAAATATTCACAACATGCTGCACCAACAAGGTGAGCTTTTAATACTAAATACTGTTTTTACAGGAAATAGTGCTCCAACTTCATTTTATATTGGGTTAGACAATAGAAATACATTGGGATTTACTGATACTTTAAGTAATTTGATAGATGAGCCACTTGGTAGTGGTTATATTAGGCAACAAATCTTACCGATACAATTGAACATTAGTTTAACATCTGGCAATAATTATCAAGTTTCTGGCCCAGTTGTAAATTTCTCAGCAACAACAGGAATATGGGGTCCAGTTCAAAATTTATTTTTAACAACTGTGAGTTCAGAAAGCGGTGGAGTTTTAATTTCTTCTGCAAGATTATCTGAGTCACTAACTCTTAGTCCACCTAATGTTGCTAGTTTGAAATTTTCTTTTGCTTTGTCAAATTGTTAAAAGAAAAGTAAAAACTTTCAATTAATTCATCTTTAAATAAAAAATTTATCATGTGTATGAAATTTACATTATTTTTTTCAACTTTATAAGTATTTAAACATTTTAAAGGTAATTGTTTTTTTAAAATATTTGTTTTTTTTAAATTTATACAATAGTGATTATCATTGCAGCTAACAGTTTCTTTAATTGATTCATCAAATTTAATTGTGTATTGAGTAAAAATTTCAGGTATTTTATTTTCTTGTTTTATCATTAAAGAATTTGTTTCACTTAAAATACCATAAGCAATAAAACTTTGTTTGTTTTTTAATAGATCAAGGCCTATTTCATCAATCAAAATCGAATGGTTAATTATATTAACAAAATTTGTTTTCATGATTTATAATAAGGACAAATATCATTGTAGTCACAAAACTTACAATGGTTTCCCACATTTGCTTTTGCCTTTTCTGGTTCTTTAGTTTTAATTTCTTCAAAAGTTTCTAATAAAGTTTTTTTACATTCATCTAATGTTTTATCGTTAAAGCTTACTGATATCATATTTCCACCTTCAAGATAAAACAAAGCTAATATTATTTTATCTCCTGAAATATTAAATTTATCTCTTACAACTAAACTATAAGCTTGCATTTGCAAATCTTTTTTTATTGTATTTTTGTCTTTTCTATAAGGCCCAGTTTTAGTTGTTTTGTAATCTATGACAAAAAATTTTTCATTTTTCTTAAGAATTCTATCAATGTAGCCTTTGAGTATTGTGTTATTTGGTGGATTTAAATCATGTTTAAATTCAAATTCAGTATCACCATCAAAGCCTAAGAAATCAGTTATTTTTTTTAATTGTCTAATGTGGCTTGTTATTTTTTCATAATAACTTGTAGGCAGAGAAATTTTTGATGCTGGTTTAAATTTATCCAAGCTAATATTGCCAGTTAATATCTCTTTGGTAAAATACTCAAGTGTCTGAGATCCTTTTGAAGCAACATAAAGTTCAGCTGCTTTGTGTATTACTTGGCCATATGTGAAAAATATTTGTTGAGGTTTGTTTGAAATTACTTTAAGATGATACTTGTACTTATATTGTTGTTGGCAAGTATCCCAACATTGTTTTCTACTAACACTTAGATAATCTATTTCCATATATTATTTTATGTAATGAGAAAGTAAAATGCAAATTGATTCTGAAGCTTTTATAAATTGGGCAAAATCTAGATTTGATAAAGTAATTATCAAAGGTGATGAAATCAGGTTAAATTCTTTTTTTGCAGAAAAAGACAATAAATTTCATTTATGGTGTAATCCTAAAGGTGGTAAAAAAAACATTGGTTTTGGAGTATATCATTGTTTTAAAACAGATAAAAAAGGCACTTTGTTAAATTTAGTCATGGATGTTGAAAAATGTGATTTTTCAAAAGCATTGAAAATACTTAAAGGAACAATTCGAGCATCAGATAAAAATTTAAATCAAATTTTTAATTATCAAGAAACAGATTACAGTTTGAGAAACAAAAAAATAGAAATAAAAATTCCTGATAATTGTGAAATTATTGATGATTCTGATGATTATTATAAAAAATTAGCTAGAGATTATTTGACAAGTAGAAAAATTAATTACAATAACTTTTTTGTTTGCACTAATGGAAAGTACAAAGGAAGGATAGTAATTCCATATTTTGATTTTGATTTTTCTTCTTTGATTTATTTTAATACAAGAGCTTTATACGATACAAAATTAAGGTACTTAGGGCCATCAAAAACAATCGGAGTTGGAAAAGAAGATGTTTTGTATTTGCCTAAAAGAATTAAAACTAACAAGATATACTTAACGGAAGGTGAGTTTGATGCCTGTTCATTAAGTTTGGCAGGATTTGATGCTATGGCTTGTGGTGGTAAAAATTTATCTGATATACAAGCTGCTATGATTGCTAATTTTGAAGTTTGTTTGTGTCTTGACTTGGATAGTGCTGGAACTCAAGCTATAAAAAACATGAAAACAAAATTAAATGCTTATAATTTAACAGGCAAAAGTGATAGATTGACTATAATAAGACCAGCAGTTGGTTTTAAAGATTGGAATGAAATGCTTGTTAAGCATTCATCTAATATCTTGAAAACATATGTTATTAAGAATGAAAAACCCTTGGAAAATTTAGATTTTTTAAATATATTATGAATACAAACTTAAGTTTTTTTGTCGATAAAGTGTGCACTATATTTGTTGGCAAGACAAATAGAAATTTTACAGAAGATCAAAATTTAGCTTATTTTATAGGCAAAATTTTAAGCATAAGTGATTCTGGCATTTTAACAGAACATCCTGGTACTAAATGTAAAACTTATTTCAACATGCATTCTGTAATTTGTATTGCAGAAGAAAAAGTTGTAATGCAGAAGCCAGAAGTAAAAAATAATTAATTAAGTAAGAATTTTATTTCTTTAACATCACCAGAATTAATCAAATCAATAAAACTACCATTTCTTTTTGATTTTAAAATTCTTGTTATTTTTTCTTTCGCATCATCCGTAATTACTATTCCCAAGTTTTCTATTTCTTGTGTAATTAAATCTAATTCATCTTGGAAATTATTTGGAATTTCTGCTTCTTTGGGAACATCTATAGATGATGGCTTAGGAACATCTATAGATGATGGCTTAGGAACTCTTATAGATGCTGGTTTAGGTACTCTTATAGATGATTTAGGAGCTTCTATAGGAGATTGCTTAGTTCTTTTTTTATCTGGTATAAATTCTGGTTTCTTTTGGGGATTTTCCTGTGAAATAAAATCCATATAACTAGGTTTATCTTGACTGGCAATTTTCAAAATATTGTTTAATTCGCTCTGAATGTAATTTACATCAAAATTAAATTTTGTTTTGTAATTGTAGATGAATCCTTTTTTCCAAGTTGAAAATATATTTTTTACTTGTTCAAGACTTTCTTTGTCGCATATTGCTTCACTTAAAAGATTTGCTTCTTCATTTATAAATTTAAATTCTTCTAAATTTATATTTCTGTTTTCGCCTAAAAACTTATGATACCAATTTTTTATCTTGTCAAAAAAAGTTTTTTTTGCGTATGTTTTATTGTCTTTGTTTGTGCAGTAATTTAAAAAATTTTGAAAAAAATCATTTTCATCTTCAGATGTAAATATATTATCTGATTGTCTTTTCATTTTTTCAAGTTTTTCATTGATTTTACCAATGATGTTTGCAATTTTAGAAGTTTCCATAAAAGTAGTTATTTTTTATGTCTCAAAAAACTTCCTATCTTTTTCAAAGACATTAGTTTTGAATCAAAATTGTGAAATTCACTATTGGCATATTGTAGGTTTAAGTCTTGAAATTGATCGTTTTCTTCGTTTGAAAAGATTTCAAAAAAATAACTTTTTCCTTTTCTGCCTAATATTCTGAATTTATGCATTAACAAATATGCTGCTGCACCTAAATCTGTAACATAATATTTAGATTCAATTGGATGATTGAAATCTTCTAATTTTTTAATTCCCATCAAACAATGATCAAAATAATGAAATTCACTTACAAGATAGCTTATTTTTAGTTCGTCAAATTTTCTTTCATCGTTTTGATCTACTTCAAAATGAAAATCTTTTTCTTTTTTGCCTAATAAATCATATCCTTGCATCAAAATATATGCTGCTACACCTAAGTCTGAAACTGTTTTTGTAATTTTCATTTGGTGGACATCTCCGCAGCTATTAAACACCCTCTTGCTACTGAAAACAGAGGATCATGAGGTCTGATTACTTTTCCAATTGGAATGCTTAATTCAGCACTTTTGATTACTTCTTCAAAAACTTCTGTGAAACCATCAATACTTGAAGTTCCTCCAGCAATAATAAAATCAATTGGATCAGATATTCTTACAGACTTGCCAGCATTTGCCAGTCCGTTTTTTATCATAGTTACTGTTTTTTCTATCATTAACTTATATTGTGTTTGAATAGCTCTTTCGATTAAATTTTTTGGATCTTTGTTCAAGCTAACTTTCATTTTTTCTTTGTTTATAAAAGTAGCACTTTCCCCAGTAGCTCTTGCAGCTTGTTTATCAATCCAATCTCCAGAATTTACAATGGCAAATTGAAAAATTGGATTTCCATACATTGCAAAGCAAATATTAACCATCCCCCCACCAAAAGATGCTGAAATGGCAGTATAGTTCTTATCTGCTGCTTCTGCATATACAAGAGCTAATGCTTCATTAATTGGTCTTGCTTCTATCTTATTGCCATTAGTGCTTTCATAAGCATTAAATATGGCTTCTAATACCTTACTGTGATAATCAGCATCAGTTTCTTGATTTATTGCATTAGATGGGATACAGTAATATAATAATCCATTATCATCTAAGTCACCAATTAAACTATGAATCATAATGCTTAAAATTTGAAAAGCATCTTTTTCTTTTGGATTTACACAGCCATCTGACATGGGTCTTTTTAATTCTAAACTTGGTAAAGTATATGCCATGTTTACTGCTGCTTCTCCTAAAGCATATGCTACCTTATCCTTTTCAATAAGGGGCACTCCTGCATTTTTCATCATGTTAAAGACAAATTTATTTTCAGTTGGGAGTTCTAAAAAAGCATTGATTTCTTTTTTATAAGAAAAATTATTTTCTTTGTTTCTATGACAACAAACTAAATTGTAAGTTCCAACATCAAAAGATATTATTTTCATCTTGACACTTCTTTCATTCTTGCTTTCCAAATTTTACTTTGTCTTTGTTTTTTATAGCTGAAAAATCTGGTACTTGCCAGATAGTTTTTTCTTCTTCTGTTTTTAATATAGTTTCTTCATTGGTTTTTTTCAAGTAACCAGATGAATTAAATTCTCCATTCATATTTACATTTAAGTCAATACTCAGATGAATTTTAATTTCTCCATCTTTTGTGATTATTTTTATGTTGTCATGATTAATATATGATGCCATAGATTTCCTAAATATTATATTTATCTAGTAATAAGTTTATTTTATCTGTTATTTCTTCTTCTGTAATCATAGTCATGCATGGTTTTTGAGGGGTATCATGAGGAATTGGACAATTAAAATAATTCCAACAAGGCCCACCACATGGCCAGTTATTATTTTTTCGGTGTTTTTGAATTAATATGCAATCGTAATATTTACAATAAATATCTCCGTCAATATATCCAAAAATACCCAAAAGTGGCTTTTTTAGACCACCAGCACAATGTAGATGACCAGTATCAACTGATATTACTGCATCTGCTAAGTGATGTGTTGCTATTACATCTTTGAAATTGTTAACAGTTAAAATAGGATAATTTTTATCATAAAGTCTTAAATCTTTTTGATCGTGAAGAACCAAACAATTTATTTTTATTTTTTCTAAAAAACTAATAATAAAGTTTATTTGAAAATCGGGTAAATCTTTTGCTTGATTTGCTGAAAAAGGACAAAAAATTATTGTTTTTCCGTTTTTAAATTTTTTAACTTCTTTCATTAATGTTTTCATTTTGTCTATGGATTCTATATTTGGATTCAAATGCATATTGTGATTTTTCAATTCAATTCCACATTTTTTAGCCCAAATATCACTTCTGTGTACAAAACATTCTTTTTTGTGTACTGATTCATAAGTAATGCATATGTCGCTTAAATTTATTGAATTAATATAATTTTTTCTGTTGATTTTTTCATAATCTATTATTTCATCAACATAGGGATGGCTTGCAATAGAATGGTATTTAACAGGAATTGCCCAATGAATTGAGAATTCTGGATAAGTTTTTTTAATGTCTTCAAAAATCATTCTCATCATTAATATATCCCCAAAACCTCCTGTTCTTCTTCGGAACAAAATTTGTTTACTTTTTTTGCAATAATTTTCTAAGTTAATGTCTTTTTCAAAAGTGTTTTTAAATAATGTCATGATCTAAAATAGAAAAAGAGTGCAAATAGATTGCACTCTTTTTATTTATTTTTAATTAAAATTAACAGTCTATATTAACACCAGCAATAATTTGAATAGAAGCTCCAGCTGCTGTTGCTGCATTAAATGCAATAGAAGAAACATTAATGTCACCATTGTTGAATACTTGAGTGGCACTTGCATCAATTGAAAATACAGCTGCTGTAGATCCATTTAGTTTCACATTTATTGCGGATGCTCCATTGTTGGTAATTTGGATAAAATTAGCAACACCATTGAAATTTGTTATGTAATCTACAGCGGTTACAAAACTTGTGGTAACAGTTGAAACAGCTGTTACAATTGGAATACTGTATGGTTCATTATTTATGCAAACACCACCATCATCCTCCATAATTTCTAGGAAAGATGTTTCTTCAGTTGCAGTTCCTATTGGTGCTGATACAAACTGTTTGTAATAATTGCTTCCGTAGAATTCAGTACCATCTGCCATTTCCATAATCTTCCCACTACAAGAAGTAATGTATGCAGTTCGTTGAATACTGGTATTAAGTTGTATATTTGTAGCTGAATTAAGATCGAGCTTGCCTTGAACACTATTATTTAATTTAACTTTGAAAAGACTCATACATTTCTCCTTTAATAATTTTATATTATCGTATAACTCTATTTATTGTAATTAATTTAAAATTTCATGATTTGGAAACAGTTTTTTGTAAAGATTTATACTTGTTGATTTTTCATTAAATAAAAATGTTGGTATTCCATAAAAAGCTGCTGCAAATAACTCTGGTGATTCAATTCCTGTGATAGCACCTATTTCTTGTTTATTGTTAACTTTTTCAACAATTTCATAACCTTTTTTGCACATTTCATTTTTTATTTTTGTAATTTCTAAATCTGTCAAAGACTTATTTATTGAATTTTTAACTAATAAACATTTTTTTGAAATTTGTTTTTTAATTTCAAAATAAAAATCAAATTTTTCAAAATTAATTAAATTTTCAATTGGATTTGATATAAAATTTTCTTTTAAATCAAAAACATAACCAAACATTTGATTTTCTTGCAAAAAGGTTTTAGAAATTACATTTTTTTTACTTTTGAATTTGTCATAAATTTTTGTGTTATAACAATAATAAATATTTAAATTTTCGTATGTTTTTTCTAATAAATCTCTTAAATTAGATAATATTACAGGATAAATAAAATTATCACCTAAATATGAAATACAGTAGTTTTTATAAATGTTTTTGTAATTTGATAATATCATGAGTTAAAATAATATGGAAGACAATATTTTAAAAGACACAGCATCTAATTTTTTAGATGCTGCAAATGCATTAGAAGAATTTTTAAATAATTTTGAAATAGACAGCATTGATAAAGATCAAACTGTCCAAGAAATTTTTAAAAATATTAAAAAAAATAAAAATTTACTTTTTAAAGAATTGGAATAAATGCAAAATTTTTTATACATGCCTAGAAGAGATAGAAAAGGAATGATACTTGTAATGGTGTTTGATGGAGAAAAAGTTACAAGAACCAGCATTAAAAACTTTGCAATTATTGGATTAAATAGTGAAAAAACAAAAACTTTAGAAGATTTTTATAAGCCTTATCGCATGAATTATGATTTTGTAATAGAATCTGCTGTTGATTTTGACACTTTAAAAAAAAGACTTTTAGAAAAGGGATTTAGAAATTTACCTATTACAAATAGGCCAGTTTTTTCAAATTGGCAAAAAGAAAATCCAAAAAACTTTTTACAATCTCAAAAAATAATGTTGCAAAAAAAGAATTTGTTTGATATAAAATAATCTGGTGAAAGAATTACCCCTTTAATAGGATTGCAGGAGAAAAATATGCAAGAGACTATTTCAACGGTTAATGCTGGTTCTTGTTCTATTGGAAATCCAACCAATGTTTCAAAAGAACAAGGGCAGAAGAACTATCAAACATCAGTAAAAAACCAAGAAGATTATTATAAAAATTTAATAATATCTATATTGGCATTTTGCGTTATCGCATTAGCAGCATTTGCTATTTTCCAAAACAATAAAATTGAAGGATTAAGTTTGGTCAATTCAGTTAATTCTGCTGGTGGAAAGCTAAACGATGATAACTTTAGAGAAGTTTATTATAATTTGCTAATGGACATTAGGAATAACAACAGGCAATCTGATGTTGAAAACAGTAAAAATGCTGGCAGGGTGGATGGAATTTTGTCAGTTATTTCCAACCAAAAACCTGATTCTAATGATTTTACTAAAATTTGGCATGAAGGATATTATCGTGGCATGAATCAATTGGAAGATGCAAGAGTTGCAGAATATGTTCGAGGTTATCATGCAGCATGTGATGATCTTAATTGTCCTTCAACTGCAAAAGAAAAAGCTTATAATGGAATTAATAATAAAATTGGTGTTGATAACTCTGAGATACCAGTTGAAATTAAAAAGTAACCATTAATTTATTATTAAAAAAGCACTATTAAAATTTAGTGCTTTTTTAATAACTTTTATGTTTTGTGTCATTTTCTTCAATTGAAAAAATTCCCTTTTTCGTCTTTATTGTTAGAATATTATTTACAGATTCAATTATTGTTCCACCATTTTTTCTAAAACATTTTGCTATTTCAAATATGTTTCCCTCATGAACTTCTATTTTTTCAATTAAAATTGAAAATTTTATTTTTGAATATACTTTTTCTGAAATGTTTTTTTCATTTTCGTTTATGGAATTTTTTTTCAACCATTTGTCAAAACCATCATAAGATAAAAAATTATTGTTGTTCATGAAAATCTTCTTTAAATTCCTCTTCATTTATATAGGTTGCATAATAAAAACTTTTATCAATTCCAAAATATTTTATTTTTGTTTCTGGTTTGTTTTTCATAAACCAAAATATATTTGCGTTGATAATTTCGTCTGCTAGAATTTGTTGAGGATATTGATACATGTTATTTTTTAAAATTGCACCATTTTTATTTTCTTTGTAGCCATCAGAACAAGACATTAAGTAAATATTCTTGGCATTGCCATAATAACAATTTATTAAAGCAGCACAAATAGGATTTCTATAATCATCTATGTGCTTTGAATAATCATTTTTTATTGGTGCTTGATAATTTTTATTGGGAGTAGAATGATAAACATATAATCCTGCTCCGTAATTGTAATTTTTAAAAAACTCTGGATGAGTTTTAGTACTTGCCAACAATCTTGGAAATATTCTTTTGTTTATGCTGCTTAAACAATCTTTGTAGGGATTATTTATTACAAAAAGACTTGGCAAATACTTGTTCTTATTCCAAAGTTTTAGTGAATTGTTTGTTAAAATAATATATGGATTGCGTATTTTTACAGAATTAATTAAATTTAATGTTTTTTCAAATTCAAAACCATCAGATACTATAAATACTGTTTTATCAAATAAATTTTCAGCTTCGTAAGTAGAATTCTTGTGATAACTATTGATAATTTCATTATTGATAATCGTACTAATTTCATGCTCTAAATAAAAATTGTTTAAATCTAAAGCAGAAGCATGGTTTATACCAAAATCTCTTACCCAAATTTTTTTATTATCTGTTAAAGCATATTGATTTCCCGAATGATGATTGCGAATTGAAATTTTAAATTTTTCATTTCTTGTTTTTACATGGTATGATTGCAAAACACGGATAGTCTTCTCCATTTTCATCTCCAAGGATTTTTTTATAGTCTAACTCAATTTTAACTTCAATTGGACTGCCTTTGTATACCATTTCAATTTCTGGATTTTCAGGCATTTTTAAGTTTATTTCTGATGGTATTGATCCTCTTATTTCAATAAAATCAGGAATTCCAGTAATACTGATTGATTGAGGAATATTTCCAATATCAAACTTAATCATGCATGGCAATTCAATGTCACTCTCTAATCTAATAATACTTGGTATATTTTCTGATTTTAAAAATATAGTATTTGGCATGTTCCCAGCATCTATTTGGATAATACTAGGAAAATCACTTACAATTTTAATTTCAGTTGGAAGTTTGTCTTCAAGTTTTATTTTTATGTCTTTTATTTCGGGCATTTGTATCTGAATGTATTCAGGAATATCATGTAATACTTGAATGTCTCTAATTTCAGGTACTATTAAGTTAATTTCTTTTGGAATACCATTTGTATCGTAATCCATTTCCATTCTTAAATCAGTAAAATTTAATTTATCGGAATCTCCATGCAATGAATTTTTTGCATTATTGGCTGCATACAAAGCAGAAGATGGACATACAATGTTTACAGTACATTTAACTACTGGGGGAGTACCCCAGTAAACACTAATCATTGGCGGGCTATTATAATTAAGATTAATTGTATTAGGAATACTACTGCCACCAGCTATTATGATTGTATCTGGTATTTTAGAATCTGTAAAACTAATTATAGATGGAATTGTTTGCCCAATTAAAATAATTTCACTTGGGAAACAACCACCAACAACAGATATGACAGATGGAATAGTGCCTTCAATTTTTATTGTAGATGGAACATTAACAGGGCCAAATGAAATTGGGCCGAAAGATGGAGCAGGGCCAAATAGAATTGGGCCTAAAGCTGGAGTAGGGCCAAAAACAACTGGGCCTAAAGATGGAGCAGGGCCAAAAACAATTGGGCCTAAAGATGGAGTAGGGCCAAAGTTAATTGGGCCTAAAGATGGAGCAGGGCCAAAGTTAATTGGGCCTAAAGCTGGAGCAGGGCCAAAGTTAATTGGGCCTAAAGCTGGAGCAGGGCCAAATGTAATAATTGAAGGCAATGTAACACCAACAAGTGTAATAATTGAAGGTATTGTCGGTGTAAGGCTAATAATGCATGGTATTATAGGTGTAAGGCTAATAATGCATGGTATTATAGGTGTAAGGCTAATAATGCATGGTATTATAGGTGTAAGGCTAATAATACTTGGTATTATCGGAAAATTAGCAAAAGATATAATACTTGGTATTATTGGTATATTTGTGAAAGATATAATACTTGGTATATTTATTGGGGAAAAACTAATAAATGAAGGTATGTTTACTGGACCAAAAGAAATTATACTAGGTATGGGTGGTACTATGCTAATTATGGATGGAACATTTATATAAATACTTGGAATAGATGGAAAACTAGGAACATTTATGCAAGGAAAAACAATTGGAGGTATGTTTATGCTTCCAACTGGAATATTAGGGTTTGGTATAGAAAAATTAGGTATGGCAGGACAAGATGGGATAGTTAAATTTAAGGTTTGTTGTTGTTGTGCTATTCTAGGTTCTGATGGATTTGCCCTTTGCAAAGCAGTTTGTACAGTTGTACATTTAGGGGATAATACTGTTACAACAGGATCAATACTAGAAGACAAAGCATATATTTTTCTTCCTGACAAAGTACTCGTTGTACTATCCCCATCGCCAAAATCAATAGTAAATGATGTATAAACACCATTTATTTGCAAATTGTAACTTGCTAAAATACCAGTATTTAAATTAGTTTCCAAAATTGTAAATGTGAAATTGATTTCAGGACATCCATAATCATCTAAAATTGGAGGTGTTAAAAATAAGTTTCTAATTTTCCAATCTAAGGTTGTTTGATCTATGTCAAAGTCAATTCCTATAAATTTTTCTAAATTAACAATTGCTTTTACTAATTGATTGTGATGTTCAGCTACAACAAATCCTCTGATTGAAGTTCCAGCTTTATTAAAACGACTTGGTTCTCCACCTAAGTTTCTTATGCAATTTTTTAATGCAATTATTTTACCAGTTACATATTCTTTTTCTACATTGTTGTAATATAATAATTCACCGTTAATTGTAGCAAAACCATTAATTGGCCAAGGATCTTCTGTTAGATATTTATTTGTATACGGCAAAATGTAAATTATTTCAGACCATGCAAAGTTATCTGATGCCAAAAATGATTCTGTGGTATTTTTTACTTTAAATAGAGTATAGTCTGTGTCAATTCCGTAAGGATACACAGGTTGTGGTATAAAATTTTGATTTTGATTGCTTAATTCACCCAAATTTTCACCTTTTCCATAATGTATTTATAATAGTTGTATTAATAATTACCCATATACCATTGTTTTAATCTTGTTCTATTTGGCAAAGAAGAAAAAGTTAAATCTATGTTGTTGAATTTAATAAATGTTTTAGGACTATAATCATAAGATATATATGCTAAATGATCATTATCAGATGTTGCTAATAAAGTATTATTTTCATTATTAAAGCCAATTACATTTTTATCTTGTAGTGAAACAAATGAAACAGAGTTGTTGCCTGTGCCAGCAGTATACCAAACACTTCCAATATCATCAAAAACTGATATAGCTCCAGAATTATTAAAGAAAAATAGCCCATTGCTCATATTTACTAAATCACCTTCAAGCTTAACTGAGCCAGCAATATCTGTTAATTTTCTTAATCCACTAATTGCATTTCCAACTGTTGCTATAGTTCCATAAAAGCTAAAAATTCTTAAATTCGTTCCGCTAATGATATTTCTCAATATATATCCTGCATTATTTTTCCATGTTGTTCTGTAAATAGAAAAATCACCAGTTAAATTTTCACCTGTTGAAGGGTTAAAACTACTTGGATTTACTGTTAAGTCTAATGCTGTTCCTTGAAAATTTGAACTATTAAATGTTGTATTTGAAACAGATTGAGTTGTTAAATTAAAAACTTGTAAATTTAAATTAGTTGGAGATGAAAAAGGAACAGTTGCTGTATTGGGCAAGCCAAACATAAAATAAGCAAACGAACCAGTATTTAGAAAAGTCCAGTTGTATGGTCTTAAAAAACTAGTTTGAGTACTATATGTTTTTTCAAACCCATTAAATATATTAACATTTATTTCTTCAACTGTTCGAGGTTCTATATTTGTTCTTCCACTAGCCCAAAACAAATAAGAATTTCCTGAAAATCCACTAGTTTGATAGGTAGCTGGACAAAATCCTACATTTCTTGCAAATTCATATTTTTGAATATCTTCATTTGCTGTTCCATTCAAAAAAGAATTGTCTGTTCCTAAGTTTAATATTGGTGTTTGTGGTGTTTTAAATGTTTCTGAGATTAGACCAAATTCAGTTACTTGTACTTGGGATGTAGATTGATCACCATATAATAACAATGTGTAAAGCCACATCCAAATATTTTTGTTTTCTATAATATCAATTGCATCGTTAACAGTTGTAATCCTAAAAGAATTTGATAATGTGTCACATCGTAGTATGACATCAAAAATGCCACCTGTATCATACAAAGCAGTAGTGACAATATCGTTTCCATGTGTTAAATCATCAGAAAAATTCCAGTTATAAAATTCAATAGGATCAATTGGATTTCCATATTGATCTACTTCTTCTCCAGCATAGGTTCTGCCAGTAGAAGGATTTATTCCAGATGGAATGCGAAAATAAATTAAACTGTTTGTAGGTGCTCTAACAGTTAATCCTGTAGTGGATTGATATGGTTGTTCGTCAATATATATTTTTGCAATATCTGGTGCTGGAAATCTTGCATCAATTAAATCTTCAAAAATTAAAGAATCGCTGCCAAATTTATTTTTTATTGTGTATTTTACAGTATAAACACCACTTATTTCATAAGTTTTTGTAATTATTTGATTTGAACTTAATGTTTCGTCTGAATCATTTTTGTAATTGAATGTTTTTATATCTCCATCACCAAAATCCCAAGTAGTTTTTATAGCATTATCAGCATTGTCAGTTGCTGTCCTAAAGCTTAAATCTGTAAAATCAACAGTAAAAGGTACAATTCCTATTTTTTTATTTGCTGATATCCAAGCTTTTGGCTTCAACGCAACACTTCTCAAATAATTTATTCTTTCTTCTAAAGATCCTACTTTTGGAATTAATCCAACATCTCCATAAATGCCAGAAAATTTTTCAATATTTACAATTGAGTCTTTAATAGCGTTGTGATGTTGTGCTACAACATTCATTATTAGGGTTGTTATTTTTGCTTTTTTAGAAACATTTGGAAAGCCTTCTAATATTTCAATATTGTTGAAAGTGCTAGTAGCATTATCTTTTGAATTGTAGAAAAAACTAATAGCTCTTTCATCAATTTCTGCACATTGATCTGTTAGTGTTATGATACCACTTGGTGGAAACATGGCCATTTCTGTTGCAGAAGCATTTGAAACTATTGTTTTGTCACCAACATTGTAATCTTTAGCTAAGCTTGTTACTAATGAGTCTTTAACAACATAAGTATTAGTATCTGTGTCAATTATATCTGGATATGTAATTTTTGGTAATGTCATTTCAACTCACAATTAATTCTTGTTGGAGATAAACACTTTTTACATTTTGTGATTCAAGAGTATCCAAAAGATAAGGTTGGTATTTGCCAGGTTCTTGATATTGATAAGTTACAACATGGATATTTGGATCTATATAATTTTCAGTTGTGCCATCACCAAACGAAAAAAATCTGTTTGTTATATTTAAATTTGTTTGATCAACAAAAATAAAGGTAGTTGGAGCAATATTTAATTTTTGGGCAGTTGATTTTGAAATACCGCCAACTCTAGGTAAAACATAAAAGAAAGGAGCTTTTTGTTCAACATTTGAATTTATATAATTTGCTTTTGTGATAATTCCTTGTCCACCTAAGCTATTAATAACATTTAATTGAACAGTAAATAAGCCTTCTTCTGTATAAGTATGAATTGGGTTTTCTTCTGAAGAAGTAGAAGTATCGCCAAAATCCCAAAAATATTTATTACCTTTGCCAAGTGTGTAATTTTTAAAATTAACTTTAAATGGAGGGGAGCCAGATATAGGATATGCTCTAAATATTGGTTTTGGGTTTAAAATAGTTGTTTCTAATGAATTCAAAATGCCATTTAAAGATTGTTCTAATGGTTCTGATTTTTTACCTAATTTATTTTCAATGTTCAACACAGCATCTTTGATGGAATTATGATGTTCTGCAAAAACCCCTGAATAAACTGGTGTGTCTTTTGGCCATTGTAAAATTCTACTGTTTTGAAATCCTCTAACAAGATCCATAAATGTATTGTCTGTTTTTTTAAAATAATAAACAAACTCACTTATTCCATCTTTTGATTTTAAAGATCCTATTTTTAAAATTCCTTGAGATGGAAAATTAGTGGCATCTTCAATTGTGATTTTTTTAGAACCCATGCCTATACCAATTTTCAATTTTCCTTCAGCTAAATTTCTCGCTTCAAATAATGTTTGATACGAATCAATATTTGAAGGGAAGTCAGACAAATATCCTGTTTGGTAATATGGATCATATGATGATATTTTTTGTAACGACATAATATATTTATATTTAAACTCTATTTAATTTAATTGGTTTTTGTGTTTTCTTTGTTAACTTGCACAAGCTTGTCTTGTATGTTTTTTAATGAATTTACAAGTTGAAGTTTTATTTGATTGTTATCTGGCAAAGCTAAAACAGTTTTGCAAAGTTCTAAATCAGTTGGTAGGTTTAATAACAATCTCAAATTAATTTCTGATCCTAATTTTGCAGACCAAAGTTCGTTTTGAAGATTAAAATCATCCCAATTTTTAATTTTTTCTATTTTTTCTAATTCAGAAAAGTTTTTAACAAAGAAAATTAGCTCTTCTTCAATCATTCTTTTCTTTTTGAGTAGTTTTTCTTTTATTATATCTTTTTTATTGTTTGTTCTTTCTAGTCTTTTCTTCTTTATTTCAATAATTTTAGATTTAAGGTGATTATTTTCAATTTTAATGTTTTTATTTAAATTTTTAATCTTACTTTCTAAAATTTTAATTTTTACTTCAAGTATTTCGTAATTTTCATCAAAATGTATGATTTCTTCTTCTAATGATATTAAAGTTTCTAATCTAGGTGATATTTCTCTAACACATTGCCATAGCTTAGATTGAATTGTTGGTTCTTTTCCCAACACAAAATGTCCTAGTTGGTAATAAGAATGCCTATCTTTAAGATCAACTGTTTTAAGAATATTTTCAGCTTGATCAGTTACTGTTAATTCGTTCAAAATTTAACTCCCACTATTGATTTAAAAGTTCCACCAAGTTTAATTGCACCATTTGCCCATAATAGCTTAATAACATCTTCAGGATTTTCTTTGCCGAAAAATCCAATTTCATTGTAAAAATTTTTATTTATAAGCAAACATTCAATTGGGTTTTTAAAAAAATCCCATAATCTGTTTTTAACAGGAAAGATTATATCTTTTTCAGATTCAACAAAATCTGAAAATTTTCTTATAATTGATTTTGGCAAATGCAATCCACTTAATACTATGAAACACCAATCTTTGGTACTTTGGGTAATTGCTTTGTCAAACAACACAAATTTTTCTTTGCTTTGTACAACTGTAAGTTTAAAATCACAATCAATTTCTGTATTAGTAATTATTTGTTTGTCATATTCTGCAAAAATATTTTTGTGGTGGAACAATGTTTCTTTAATGCTATTTTGATTACCATCTAAAGAAACTACTGAAATACAAACATCTAATTTTTTTGGCCAATTAATCATAATAATTCCTTTTAATTTCTTATTATAATTGATTGGCAACAATAAATCAATATGATTTATGGAATTAATGACACATCAAAATCAATTTTGATTACATCATAAGGAGATAATTCATATTCTAAATAAAAACCAATTAAATCTACATCAACAGTAAATTTGTTAGATGTCCATGTGTTAATAGTATTTGGGTCATAAGAAGGTCTATAATTTTCAACATCACTATAAATTTGAACACCATTTACGAAAACTCTTAGTGAATTTTCCATTATTGGCTTTGATAATCCAGTAGTATAGTTTCTATAATCAGGTATTAAATATTTTGCTGTTGGAGTAACTGCATAGTAATGTTGATGTGCAGCTTCTTTAGGGAACTTAAGTTCTGCTGTAATATTATTTGGGCTTGTAACTATCCATTCTAATGAATTGCTATTATTAAATTTTATATTTCCACTTGGAAAATAAACGGCATTGCTAATGCTTTCAAATTCTATTGTTAATTTATTTGCTTCACCTTGAATTAAATTTAATTTTTGTCTTTCAGATAATTCCATTCTTACATAATCAACATCATTATAGCTTCCATCTGTATGGTGTCCAATATTGTGAAGTGTATTGTTAACTTCAGACACGATTAAATTTCCATTAGCTGTTAAGCTTTGATTTAATCTAGATGTTAAGTCTAATCTACTGCCAGCAGAAAAATTTAAAATTTCGGTATTTCTATCAACTGCATCACTAATTACATCTTCACGAATTGCAATAGTTGAAATTGGAAGATTGTCATAAAGAAAGTGGTATGGTTCAATACCAGTAAATGTCGGTATCGGGAATAAATTAATATTTGGCATATTTTATTTATTACTTTTGCTTAAATAAATTACAAAATATTGATATTCCAACTGAATGTAATTTGAATTTGACTTGTTTTTGCTATTCCACTAAAAGTTGATAACGAATACAAATCATTACTTCCCATTTGCAACCCAATTTCACTAATTGAATATCCATTGCCATCATTAAAGCCTAGTACTGCTGTAAAAATTGCTTGGCTTGAATTGTTTGGGTTTATCAAAGAATTAACTTGTTTTGTTGCTACTGTAATTCCGTACATGCCATTTTGATTTGCATTTACTGCTCTTGGAACACCGCCAACTTCACCACCGTTTCCAAAAAGCATGTTTTTTACGAAAAAAGGAAAAGCATACTCAAACTGCCCACTTGTGTTAGAACAAGCTTGTAGGGTATGAGTTAAGGCCTTAATGATTGCTTCCCTGCCAGTTTTTAAAATGGCATTTTTGAAAGGCTTTATTGTTTTATTGCCATTCTTATCTTCGATGGTAATTTCTCCATAGCCTATTGATTGAATGTTAGAATTAATTTCGTTCATGTTAAATTTCCTTCAAATGTTTGGCCATCAACTGTTTCTATTTTAAAACCAATATTTTCTTCTTGCTTTATAATATCATTGATCTTGCTATTTTCCCCTTGTTTTTCCAAAGAAGAAATAAAATTTGCTCCGAATGCAAATGAACTTGAATTACAAATGTTTAGCACCATATTATTTTCATCAACACCAGTTATTTCATCAAAACCAGTTTTATCTACGGAACAAACAGTAGAATTTTCTTGTGTGCTGTATTCATAGTCAATTTCAAAAAAATAATTTGTAGGTATGCTGCTCCAAGAAAATAAAATTTGGCCTGTGGAAAATACAATTTCTCCAGATATTACCCTAGAATAATTTGTATTAACATCGTTAAATTTAAAAATTCCAGAAGGACTTATTGAAAAAGTTTGAATCATTGATTGCCTGTAATATATTCTACCATTTACGCTTCCTGCTACAACAGGAGTATTTTTTAATGTGACATTGGTAATTTTATTGGTGTGATTTGCTTGAAAAGATTCATTTACAACTTTTTTATATTTATTATTCTGAAATGCATACTCATTTTTTGTCAATTGAATTGAGTTGACAGAAAGAGATGTTCCACCAGCTAATTGTGTAGTTAAATCTAATTTTAGACCACCTAATATCAAATAATCTGTAACTCCTTCTGAATAATAATCTTCTATTTTATATAAATTATCATCGATTACCAATATAAAGTTCTCTTTGAATTGATTGTTTTCAACAGCATCCACAGAATTAGGATTTTCAATTTCTAACATACTGGTAGGTTTTTCAATAACCATGCCTTTATAACTTAAATTACCAGTTGTTTCTTCTACAATTCTATTTAATACCTTGCCAGATTGACCTATAACATTTCCATTATTCCAAGAACAAACCACAAATACATTTTCTTCAAAACCATATTCTATAATTTGATATTGTTCATTTAGTAGAGAATAATAAAAGTAATTTCCAATTTTCAATCTTTCTATAGCATTGCCAAAATTACCATCGTTAATTGTTACTATTCCATTGTTGAAGCAAAATAAAGTTCCGTCAAATGAAGTGTAAATGGAATCATTATTTGAATTTAATAGTTCATAGTTAATATTGTTTATACTTAATGATTGTGTAAGTGGTGGCAATGTATTGTCATCTTTCAGCACAACACTTCCATCAGTATTAATTGCACTTATAATGTAAACATTATAAGCACTTGGATAAGATGTGTAATATTTTATTTTCCAAGGATTTAATGGGTTTGTTTCTTCTGATTCAACATTATTGTCCGATATGGAATTTTTCAAGAAAACATCAGAGAATATGAAAATATTTCTTTGTGTGACATTTATGTCTGTGCCAGAATAAATTGCATTGCTTAATCTATATGCAAATTGAGATTGGTTTATTGGTTGTGTTAATAAAGCTTGTTCGTAAATTTCAATGTAATTCTTTTCTGGATTTAATACAGTATAAACTCCTTGATTTGGAGAAGGTGATAAAATTTCCAAATATGTATTTGGTCTATTAGTAACAGTCAAACTTGCAAAATTAATCAAGGGAGAATAAAGAACAATTTTCTGATTGAAACCTATAACTGAATCAGTTCCTAAGTTGATTTGTGTAGCAAGTACGGATCTGGTTACTTGTCTTGTTGTTAAACCTAAAAACATATCTCTGTTAAAAAGTGTTTGTGGATAATTAGCTAAAAGATTTTCTGCACCAAAATAACTTATTAATATTTCAATGTTTTCTTCTGGAGGAAGAATGTATTCATTTAATAATCCAGAATAATTCAATGAATGTAATATTGCATGAAAAGGCTTGTTTTCTTTTATTACTTGCAGAGCTTCATTAATTCTTTCGGGATTTAAATCTTCAATAGTCAAATCACAATTGAACAATGTTGTAATAAAACCACTACAAGGATCAATGAAATTTTTATCTATGTCACATGGGTTATTACTATCTCGCAAGGAACCATTATATTCATCCATGTTGTAAATGTTTTCAGAATAAGCAAAATCAGTTCTAACTTGACCAAAAACTATTGGGTCGTTAAAAGGATTTTTAGTTGGAATAACTTCATTTAAGAAAACATCATCTTCTGCTATAACTTTCGCATTCCAATTTTTAGGAGGATAGGTAATGTTTAAATCATCCCTGAAATCTGCTAGAGATAAAGATCTCAAATAATTTTCTATAGTTTGCTCAACAGGATCAGCAATTTGTTTTATTTGATATAGTATTTTTATTGTGTCATTATTTTTAAGACTTGGCCCATTCCATGTTAAAATACTTACAAAATTAAATGTCTCAATGCTGATGTAATTTAAAGGTTGTTCAATGAATTCTCCAGAGCCTTCTCTGAGATGTACTTTAAAATTATCAGAATTTATTGGCAAACTTACTTTAGATAATTCAAATTCACTTTGAGTATTTAAAATATAAAAGACATCTGTCCAAGTATATCTTGAATATACTTGATACAATTGTGTGAGTTTTTCTAAATTTATTCCAGCATCTCCTAGTGCTGATTTTAATCCTTTTAATGTTCCCTTCATTTTAAAATTAGGAACTGCTTTTGCTATTTGTCTTCTCCATCTAATTGGATCATTTGATGAAAAACTTAACCTGTAAAGGTTTCCTAAATATGCAAGAAAATATTCTGGAATTAAGTTGTAATCCAGTAATCCAGAAATGTTATTTGCTAAATTTTCTAATACAGCAAAAGAATCTCCAACTGCTAAATTAAAATTATTTAAAACTTCTGGAGATATATCTGTAGGACTTAATTGTTGTTTGTAAACTTCTGGCATATACTTGTTTAACAAATCAGGATATTTGTTTTTATCTGTTATAAAATTAGCTGGAATTAAATATTTGTAAGAATCAGAAGATAAAGAAAAAAACAAACTAGATGATAATTTTTGTAGAGAAACATTAGGTCGCCAATTCCAAGCTAAAAAATAATCTCCTTCTCTCAAATTATCTTTTTTAAATTTTAATCTAAAGTGACCATAGATTATATTGCTGTCAACATCATTGACTTTGTAAAGAATAGAATCATTTGGATTACTTGATTCCCATACTGGATTTTCTTCTGAGCCGAAAACAGCAACAGCAATCAAGTTGTCAAATTGCAAATTTGAAAAATTATTTGAATTTAAAAGTAATTTTTTAGCTGTTTTTAATTCATCTGCATAATCAGAATTTTCTGGATTAGTACAAACTAATTGTGCTTTTTCTAAGTAATTTTTTTCTAATTCTGGTGAAACAGTATTAGCAGATATCTGTGTATGAAAATCATTGCTGAAATTTCTTTCAACAAAGTAAACTTTTACATTTACAATTTCAAATGGATCAGCATTAAAACAACAATTTACATCTGGAGTGTAAATGTCAAAAATTATTGTGTCAGAAACTTTAGGTTTTTCGTAATAATATTTTTCGTTCATTTTCACACATATGTAAAAGAAATGGTAGTGTTTTCTGGTCTTATTATCTCATAATATTTTGTTGTAACTAATTTTAAATTAGATTCAGAAATTGTATTGAATGAAATTTCAAAACTTTTTGGTTGTTTGAAATCTGAAAGAGATTGTATTATATCTACATCACTTAAAGATTCGCCATAATCCCAATTGTTCAAGTTGAAAAAGATGTCAATTTTAGATTGCATTGATGCTTTTAATTCATCTTCAAATTTTTTGTAAAATCTATCTACTGTAACCTCTATTAAAACATCAACTAGAAAAATTTCTCCATCTTTGATACAAATAGAATCTGTAAGCATTTTAACATCATCTAAAGCATCTGTAAGTTCAGATTTAAATTGACTATTGGCTGGCTGTAAATTATTTGATCCTGATTTAACTAAAACAAAATAGTCAATTATATTTGCAGCACAACCATAATTTCTTAAAACAGGATTGCATTTTCCCATAACACCATTGAAATTTGTTCTAAAAAGATTGCCATAAGATTTGTAATCTTGACCTGAAACTGTTCTATTTTGAGTTCTTAAATAAAGAGGAATTTTTTCCCTTATGTCTTCAACAGTATCTCCTGATGATCCAAATTGACCAGCTGTATAGTTTGTAAATGTAACAGGAACACTAGATGGTACACCTTCAGGATTTACTAATGCTTCTATTGTTGCATAATTTGTTACAATGTCTCCATTTATTGAACCACCAATTCTAAACTGAACAGAAATTTTAGTTCCTAAAGGTGGAATTAATCCACCCTTGCCAGTTCCAAATATAACATTGGCACTATAATCAGAATTGTATTCAATAATAAATTCTTTGTTTGCAATTCCAGATGTGAAGAAATCAACATTTTGCCATTCTTGTCCATCTATGAAAACTCTCACAGAATTATCAATTATATTTGTGTAATTTAAAATTAATACTTGATTTATTTCACCTGTTGATGTATATAAATTTGTAGTTGTTTTTCCAGCAATCCCTACAATATTTGAATTAATTAAAGAGCCAGCTTTCAATACTATAGGTTCATCATAAATTGGCCTGTTTAAAGAATCGGCAGGATATAATTCATATGTTAATGGTGCTTCATTTGATACAAGATTAAAATTATAAGGTGCTTCAATTACTAAATCAGCAGTTTGAATATTTGTAATTCTTGCTGTGAATAAAGCTTTAGAACCAATTGGCCCTTGTGGTTTGTATCCAACTAATTTTGCCAATCTAAAAATATTATCAAGTTCTGTTACAGTATCAATAAAAATTTCATTTGCAATTTGATCCATTTTAAAAGACAAAGTATCTGCTAGAAATGCAAAATTTTCAATTAGCATAATGGCTAAACTAGATTCAACAAAATCATTAAAATTATTTCCAAATTTTTCTTTTACAAAATTTATTAACCTAGCTTTCATTGAGTAAAAGTCTTGATTGGTATAATTCAAGTTAACAATTTTTGTTTGTTGTGGTATATCACCAATATCATAAGGATTGACAATTTCACATTTTTCTTGCATTTTTCTATCTTTCTGTTGGCAATTCTAAAACTAAAACTTCAACATAACTAATATTACTTGGATCGAAAAATTTTATTAAAATTTTCAATACATGATCGTTATCGTTTAACTCAGATTCATTCTGCGTTCTTGTACTATCATTATAACCATTACTTATTTCAATTTGAGACACTACTATCCTTGGTTCCCATAAAGTAATAGCTTTTTTAATCAAATTTTCAGCTTCCATCCTAACATATTCATCATTTGGCTTGAATAAAAGCTTTCTTAATCCTGTTCCATAATTAGGCAACATGACTCTTTCAGTAGGATTTGTCAATAATAATTGAATTAAATCCGATTTTAAAGTAGATATTCCTTCTTGGGAAAACAAGTATCCAAGGGAATTTTTAGATATCGGATAAGGAGCACCTTTTAGTATAAAACTCATATGTCTTTATTTAGGTAAAATTTAGGTAAAAAGTTAATAAATTGTTAATTTATTTAACTTAAATGTATATGTTTTATTATAGTACCTCATTAATATTTTGTGCCATTCCTGTTCTTTATGTTGTTGTATTTTGTGTTGGACTAACAATATCGCCTAGTTCATCATTGGTTTGAGTTTCTTGGTTTTCTTCATCTTGTTCACCATTATCATCACCAAACATTTGTGAAATTGGTGCTATCATAGTGAAATTAACTAGTGCAGCATCTAAACTGCAACTCGCAAAAACACGATCACTTATTCTTAATTTACCACCTAAATAAACAATAATTGGTGCTAAACAAAATGTATCTTCTCCTTCTGGAGTTTTACAATCACCTAAACCAGCCAATATAAATGCATATCTGTTGGACATGTTGAAGAAATATTCATTTGCTCGTATGTCCATGTTCTCTGTACTGCAAAATCTATCTTTTGTAACTAAACTGATCTTATCTGATGGGTTTTCTGTAGGTTCTCCTACAACTTCAATAGTTTCGTCATAACTTGTATGAACATAATATCCCCCTGCTCTTAAATAAATATAACCTGGCCCTTCGGGTATTTCTTGAAAAATCTCAAAATGTGGCCCTCTTTTTTTATTGTCTATTTGAGGTGCAAGTATTCTAATAAATTGTTTTTCTGTTTTTGTTTGATCGTAAAAATCAGCCATAAAAATTTCTAGTCCATATCCACTTCTGCATTGAATGTATGCTTTTTTAGAATTATTATTTGGTATTGCTCCTTCTGTTCTACATGGTTCTTGTTGATCAACAGTTTCATCACACATTCTGAAAAGATGTCTGGAAGTAGATTTAATATGCACACCTCTTTCAGATCCCCCTAATCCAGGGCATGTGCTTTCTGTATGATCCGAAAGAAATATTTCATTTCCCAACGCAGTTTTCAAATTTATGCCATTTAATTTATTTCTTACTTTAGATGGTTCTTCATAATCAACCATTGAAATTGCATGGCCAGTAGCACTTTTCCAATAACTTCTTCCTAAATATTTGTCATTACAGCCAAAATCAAAACTTTTTAAACTTCTTTCCCAATCAGGAATGCCTCTTGGTTCTTCAACACTATCATCCATTACAAAAGAATGACCTGAAATAGAAAGAAATTGAATTCCAGATTGAGGTAAATCACATTTGTTGTTTTGTGGAGTGCCTGGTCCTCTATATGGTCTACATTCATTTTTAGCTTTAAAATATGGATTGCTGCCATCTTGAGATTCTTCGTATTTAGTGCCTTTAGGAGTATCTGGATGTCCTCCAATTACAGTTGAAGAGGTAACTTCACCATCACAAGGAACACCTTTTTCTTCTTTTTGTGGAGAATTGTAATAACCCTCATCAAAATAACTAAAAGTTTGCCTTGTATCTGCTGTTCTTTGTAATTCTTCTAAAGATATATTAAATGTTTGCTTGGTAACATCTTCAGAAGGATTTGGATCTGTTGCATTTTCAATGCAATTTGTACTACCACCTCTAGAACAATCTTTAAATGCCCATTGTCCACCATAATGTAAATGATCATCTTTAAAACACATCCATGCACCACATCCTGACATTAATTCCATTCGTTTCCACTTGCGATTACATTTGGCATCCCCATCAACCATTTTCAACATGTGTTTTTCTGGTGTTTTAAAACCATAAATGTTTGGGAAAGTCATTCTTCTTGCAGCATTTACATTTAAATCTATGTCTGTTGTACTGTTTATATCATACCCATTGTAACTTTCTGTATTCCACGGTGGAAAAACTTGTGATCCATCATCTGGCCCAACAAAATAATTGCTTCTTTTCCCTGAATATAATAAATCCCATTCAGGAACAGAAATTCCAAAATTTTGACCATTTGGTCCTCTGTCTCTAACCCAAGTTGTTCCAAGATAATAAGCAGCTTTTCTATTTCCATGCTCAAATATTAAACAAACACATGAACCAGCAGGGGGAACCCAATTTACACCTGAATCATCAAATCCACCAAAAGTACTAATGGGAAATGCCCAAGGCAATTGTCTTATTTTAACTGTTGCTGGATTATGTAAAATTGGTGTGAAAAATCTTACTCTGTTTTGTTTCCAAATATCAAATGTATCAATAACTAATGCTAAATAAAGTCCTTCCAAAGTTACATTTTGCTGAATTGTATTATAATTCCTAGCAATAGATGCTTGAATGTTGGTTCCTAGCATTTCATTAGATTTTGACAGATTCTTTTCTAAAGATATAATTCTTTCATCATGATCAAAAACTGTTTTTCCCAAGCCTTTATTTTCACTTGCCATTTTTTAATTCCTTAATTTCTAAATATTTTCTAAGAAATCTGAACCATTCATTTTCTGTAATTTTAAAGTAGTAATAAAGTTGCCTTTAGTGATATTGTGAGAGGCTTCAGATACCATGTAAGCACCAGAAAGAATTTGATTCACAGGTGGTTCTGCTAAAAATTCACAATCTCCGTTTGATCCATTTTGTTTGATGCAAAAAGGATTTATAAATATAACTTGAATAAACATTTCTTGTATTATATTTAAAACTCCTGTGTAAAAAGGATCTCCAACTATTTCCATAGTTGCGGTAATAGGTGGAAGTCCTTCGATAACCTCAGATGCAGCTAAATTAACAGAAACAGATGAGGTTAATTGATTTACAACTTGACTTGGGCCTCTAAAATTTAAATCTCCAGAATTTGTTGGTATTTCTGTTTGTCTTCCGTTTGAAGAAGGTCTTTGTCTGTTTTCAGAATTTCCAGTTTGTTCATCAAGATTTACTTCGCAAATATTTATTCTTTCGGGAATAGTTGAAAAAGCATTTGGGCCACCACCACCTCTGCCAGCAAATTGTTTATCATCATCATCTTCTGCTGACTCATCTATTTGGCTTAAGTTTAATCCATTTATTTCTGGTGTGAATTTTAAAACTTTGGTGCAATCTCCAGCATTTACAATAAAAGTTTTAACAGGGCATCTTCTTTTTTCCCCGAAACAAGGATTTGGATTAATATCTTCAAGAACTACCATAGATGGATTTTTTGTTTGATTTGGGAAAACAAAAGAAGTTGCTTTGTCTTTGTTCGTTACAAAAGAAAGCATGATTTTTCTTGCAGCATCTGTGTTGATTAATTGATCTGGATTCCAAACACCATATGGGCCTAATCTTCCACCATCTGACTTTCTGAAATCCCATTCTGAAAACCCTTTGCCATCAGCATTTAATCTTAATTTAAGTAAGCTTAAATTGGCTGGACTTTCATCACATCTTTTGCCAACCATAGTTGTAAGTGAAGGCCATAATTTTTGCTTTTGATCATCTGATCCTTCTACAACTTCGTTTCGGAATAAATCCATAGAGTCTGCAACAAAGGTAAAATCTAATTCAATTTTGTAATAACCCTCTTCAAATTGAAATTTCCCAGTAGAAAAAATACAATAAAGATATGGCCCTAAGTCTTCTTCATCAACATCTTCATACTCAATAATTGCTGCATTATTTGATGTGCTAATGTCATTTTTAGATGTAATTCCAGTATCACAATCATGAAAAATCCATCCAACATTGAGATATCCTTCTAAGGCTCCCAAATAATTTTCATCATAATAACATTGACTTGATGGAATTAATCCTAATAAGCTTTCCACATCAGTATAATCACAGGTAACAATTGTAATTGTTCCTGCCATCCCACCTTCCTTACCACCCATAACATGTAAATTACAAGATTCAATAACTGCTTGATTGACTGCTCCTTCATTTCCTACTTGGAAGTGTTTGCCTTTAAAAACTAATTCAACAAAAGGTGTATAGACAGCATAGTTGGGTGGTTGCTGAACATCACCTATTCCACAAGTTACACCAGACTTTAGTGCCAAAAACTCAAAACTTCCACATGCCATGTATTATCCTATCGCTGGAATTCTAATTGTTATGCCTGATTTAAATTCCTTTATGTCTTTTATTCCATTAAATTCCATAATTCTCCACCAATAATCAGAAAAACCATAGGCAACTTGAGATACTAAATCAGGTCTGTACTCGTTGCTGGAATTAAGCTTAATAAATTTATCTCTACTAGTGGCACTAATTGTTTTTCTTTTATAAGTTGTAAATGTGGTTTTTTGATTATCCCCATAAAATATAACTTTTGATTTTGCGTATCTACTTAAAAAATCTATAAATCTTCTAGCTTTTAATTTAGTATATGTGATTTTATTGGCCATTTTAACCTCCTGTACTTATTATTTTATTTGCACCTGGCAATGATGAATTTGAATATACAACCTCAAATTGTAAGTCAACATCAAATTTTATTGGAATAAAAGATGTTTCATCACCACTTACTGAATGCCAAACAACATCTGTTGGAAATTTAACACTATAACTTTTCAAAATAACACACACTTCATCATCTGCAATTATTTTACCACATTTTATTTTGGCTATCTTAGGTGGAACAACAGGTAGAGAATCACCTACATCAGGATAAGTTAAGCTTTCTAAAATTCTTAAATTTTGTAAATTTGCTACAATTCTTTCTTCATCTTCTCCGTAAAAATGAACAGTCCACCCAATTTGCCTAGATTCACCATGTGAGAAAACTTTTATTGGCATTGATCTACCAATACCATTCATATCTGCATATGCTGCTGTTTTTCCATCAGTTATGTCTGGAAGAATGTACATATAGATGAATGTGTCATTAACTTTTATGTAACAATCATTTAAATCTACTAATTTTCCTGTTGCCGTTGTAGCTTTCAATTTTTCTCCTGTTTTAATATTTATTAGTATAAAATAAATTATGGATAACTTTAAGATAATAAATAAAAAAAATTTTAAGAAATATATCAAGAAATGTTTTTTTTGTAATGAAGATAATTCTAGTCTTTTGGACATCCATAGAATATTTGAAGGTAAAGATGGTGGCACATATGACACAATTAATGTTTTAGTTGTTTGTTCTAACTGTCATCGAAAAATACATTCAAATCAAATTAAAGTTATTAAAAAGCATAAAGCTTACAATTCAAAGTGTAACTTTATTGTAGAGTGTTTAATTAATGGAGAAAATTTTTGGTTAGATTGTGATTATTAAACTTATGCAAATCCACCTGTAGCTGGTGCTATTGTATTATTGCCCTTAATATAATCAGATCTATTCATAGTTCCAGTTTGTAATTTAGCTGAGAATTTTCCTTTGTAATCTTGCAAATTACTATTTTGATCAAATGGACTTTGATCAGTATTATTTCTAGAGGGAACTGATATGTTTAATGCTTTTAATATATTGCCTAAAACATTGATAATATCAGTTTGTTTTCCATTTATTTCATCATTAATATCAGTAAGTTCTGATAATTCATCAATATTTTCTGTGCTTGGCTTAGAAGATTCTTGCATTTGTAAGTTTTGGGAAAACATATCTGTACTTTTGTTCTCAGGCATTTCTGCATTAGTAGCTGTAGAAACTTCTCCATTGTTTATTTTTATATTTCCCAAAGAATTAATTTCATTTATTTTGCTAACATTTTCTGTCATTAATTGAAGTATTTTGTCTAATTGTTCTCCAAAATTTGTCAATGCATTTTCTAAAGGACTTAAACTAATGGCTTCTATGTCAATGTCCTTGAATATATTTGTTAATGCAGAAACATCAAATGCTGGCATTTCGTTCATTGTTAATTTGTTGATGTTATCTTGCATTGTGTTGATGATTCCATCTAATTGCAATCCAAGATTTACCATTGCATTTTCTAAAGGATCAGCATTAATAGCATTTGTGTCAACATCTTTGAATATATTTGTTAATGCTGATACATCAAATGATTTAATTTGATCTATTAATTTTTCAAGTGCTAAAAGTTTTTCGAGATTTTGAATTGTTCCATCAGAAATACTAACAAAAGTTCCCTTGAAGAAATCATTATTAAATATTTCAGCTAACTGACTAATCTTTTCAGAAGCATCGTCACCATATTTTGTGTCTATGTAATTTAAAAGTTCTTCCATGCTGTTGAAAAATCCAATAAATATTGGCCCTAAATTTGAACATAAAGTAGCCAAAGAACTAATCTGAGATGATGCTTTTGCCAATAATTTAGGACTTGCTGAAACCATCAACAAAGGTACAACTACTCCCTGCATGATAAAGCTTAACAAACCAATAAAAACTGTTCTGAAAGATTCGCCTTTTGCTCCAAGTTTTGCACCTAAAGATGCATCAACCGATTCTAAGTTTTTCATTAAATCAGGTAGCTTAGTACTTAAATTTTCAATTAAACTTGGTAATGCATTTACAATGGTTGCAATACTTGTGATTTTCTTTGCTATTTTATCAAGAGATTTGCTTGAAATAGGTATTGCAGCAAGTGGTATAATAAAATTATTGTATAAACTAACAACAAATTCAGGTAATTGCTCTCCAAATTCTTCAAGTTTAGAACTTACATCTTGTATGAAAGTAAGATTGCTATTATCTACTTTCATTAATTTTCCAATGCAATCATTAACATTGGTTATCAAAACAGGCAAATCCTTTGCTATAGTACTAACAGATGTTAGTATTGCAGCTGTTTTTGTAAGTTTCTTAGGATTTGTAACTTTATTTAAAATTGAAAGTGGTTCAATAACATTTTGTATCAATGCTATAACAAAATCTGCTATCAAATAATTTACTGGCCCACTATTTTTAAGCTCGCCATATAAGGTTTGTACATTGGGGCCAACTTCTTTTAACTTTCCAATTTGAGTTGATGCTGCTTTTATTGTGGCAGGATCTAGGTCTGTTCCCAATATAGTAAACAATGAAGTCAATGCAGAAATTGCTTCACTTGTAGCTTTAAGTATTTTTGCAATTCTTTCAACTTTTTTAGGATTGATACTAATTGTAGATTTACTAAATGGTTCTATTAAATTTTTGATTATGAAATTTGGCAAGCTTGACATTATTTGGCCAAAGTCACTTGTTCCTTTATCTGAAAGAACATCTTTTAAATAATTAGCAACAGATACAGCTTTTTTAATTCCTTGCGAGTCTATTGTAATAACTTCATCGTTTAAGTTTGATGCAATTATTCCCATGCTTTCTAGTAAACTAGAAACTTCTCTTATTATTGTTCCGTATCCACCTAGTATTTTTGTTGCTTCAGTAAAATCTTTTTCACTTATGTTAATTTTTTTAAATCCTGAAACAATTTCAGAAAACTTTGTAAGCAATGGAACAAAATCACCATCGAAAAATTTTCTAATAGCGGTAATGTTTTCAGCTATGGTTGGTAATTTCTTTTCTATTGCTGCAACAGGAGTAGAGGTTTGGCTGTTTCCAGAAGGATAAACTTGTTCTGTTTTTGCAACCTCTTGTTTTGCTTCATTTAAAAAAGCAAAACAAGAAGTGAATTGATTTATAACAGTAGAAATAGCTTTGGAAAAAGCAATAAACGAAGTAAAATCTAATTTTGGAATGTTAGGAATTCCACCAATAAAACCTTCAATTTCTGAGAAAAAAGAATCATCTAATATAGAACTTTTAATATTTGCAATTGAAGTTTGTATTGATTTTTTAATGTTTTCTAAATCTGCTAATTCTATAGGCTTAAAGTTTTTGATAGTTTGAAGAAAATTAGCATCGAATATAGTAATTAAATCTTTGAACGAACTCATGCTTTTGGTTACTAACATTAATTTATCACCAAGCTTAGATATTTTGCCTGATGCATCTTCCCCACCAGCTTCAGTAGTTAATTCTGTAATTGCTACATTCAAATCTCTATTCATGTATATTATTGTTTTTAATGCTCGCCATGTATTTTCTGATGCTTCTGAAAATGCTTCACCATCGGCATAATATTTTCTTGCAAACATTGCCTTGTTTTCTGTAACAAAATTAATACTTGGCATAATTTCTTTTTGAAATAATGTAAAAAACTCTCCAACTTTTTGAAAGTTTTTTGACACTAACATTAACTTGTCACCAACACCAGATATTTTTCCTGATGCATCTTTTCCAGTCTCTTCTTTAAATAATGTATCGAATGCTACATTTAAATCTCTATTGATATACATCAGGGTTACTAACACTTTCCATATGTTATTTGATGCATCAGAAAATCCAATTTTATTACCAGCTTCATCTACTACATCAGAATAATATTGGGTTGCAAACATTGCCTTGTTTTTTTCAACAAAATCAAGACTAGGCATAATATCTTTTTGAAATGATGTGAAAAACTCTCCAACCTTTTGAAAGTTTTTTGATATTATTGCTAGTTTGTCATAAACTTTATCTAGAGAATTGCTTTTATCGGGATTCATTCCTACTAAATTACCAATTTCAGTATTTATAATATTATTGATGGCAATTAAATTTTTAAAGAGCAGAGAAAAGTTTTCCACTAATTCAGATTGCTCTTTAGAAAACTTTTCTACTTTTGTACTGCTCCAACAACCATGCCACTTAGTTGAGGTTGTGGTTTTTGTATATTCACCCATCATTAACATTTCTTTACTTTTTTCAAATTCCTTCATTGGCCCTGCAATATCATTGTTGAAGATGTTTATTAAAGTCTTCAAAGAAATCATTAATTTACCTAAATTTTCAGCCATTGCAGTAACAGGCCCAATTGAAACTACATTTACATCTTTGTATTTCTTTGAAATTTCAATTAAGGCTTTTGAATTATCTAAAATATTTTCATAGAATTTGGTTAGTTTTGATTCAATTTGTTTTGTTCCAATTTCTTTGGTTGCAACATTTTTTGGAACAGCTACTGGTTGTTCTGATACTCTGCCTCTATAGCTACCATCTGTGTTGTACATTTCATCGCCAATGGTAAAGCCATATTGTTTTTCTTTCTTGGGTTCTATTTTTATTGGTTTCAAAGCATCTTGTTTGTCAATTCCACCCATCAAGGTATTTATTTGTCTCATAGATTCAGCTGAACTTGCAACTGCTTTTGTCAAAACTGCTATTTGTTCAATTTTGCTGGCTGTTGATTTCAAATCTATATTTGATATTTTATATTTTCTTGTAACATTTAAACTTGCTTCAACATTTCTAAAAACATTATCTAACACTTTTGGCAAACTGTCATTGCCAAGACTTTTATTTAATTCTTCTAGGTTTTTAGTATTTAAATTTTTACCAAATTCACTTGAGTTTCCAGTAAATTCAGAAAAGATATCTGCCATAGATTTAACAAGGTCTAAACTTTCTTTTACTTTAGCTAAAGGAATATTTTTAGTAGTTTCATACATTTCATGTGAAATAGTTGCAGTTGCAATAATAACTGATGTTATGGAAGATTTAACATTTTCTATTATTTTTGCAGCCTTGGCAAAAGATGCTTGTGCATTTTCAATTGTGTCAAAAGATGAACTGTTTACAATTTGGTCTAATGAAGCAAGACCATTAAACAACGGTAGTGCTGTTGAAGAAAACGCATTAACAAATTCATTTAATTTTTTAAAATTTGAAGGATCTATGTTTTGTAAAGAAGACAATAATTTAGGACTTGCTATAGCAAGGCCAGCTATTACAGCAAAACAATTTTCTAAATGTCCTGCAACTACTTCTGGTGTGTCAGCTTGTCCAATTGAATTTGATGCAGTTTTTAAACTTTGATATCCTGGTGCTAAAGCAATTGCTTCATCTGCTATTGCTTTAATTGCTTTGCCTAAACCTTTTGGGGATTCTGAATATTTTTCTAGTGTTGTAGCACTTTGTTTAATAATTTCAGGAGAAATTCTATATTTACTTTCTAAGTTTTTTATTACTTGTGGCACTTCAGAAAGAACTGAAAACAAACTATTGATGACAGCTTTTATGGCAGCAATTGGGCTTGCCATATTATCCCCACCAGTAAACAGTTGCATTACCCATCCAATGCCTTGGCCAATTCCAACAGCAACACCACCTACAAGGCCACCAACGCTAACACCAGCTAATCCTGCTGCTGCTGCTGCTACATAGCCTATTAATTTTGCACCAGGCCCAAGAATTGCCGATAAGCTGTCTACAGCTTTAATTAGTTCACTTGGACTTACTGGCATTTTACTTATTGCATCTACTCCACTTTTTCCAACTTCTCCAATCCATTCAACCATTCTGCTTATTGAAGCTGCTACTCCAAATCCTGGTAGGAATGATACAATCTTATCAAGCCCAACAGATAAAGTTCCAATTAAACCACCAGCAAATCCTGCTAATACAGCAGTTCCTGCTGCTGCTAATGCAACTGAAAATTTAGCAATAGTATAAAATATAGAAGTGCATTCAGCAGATGTTTTTTCAATTAATGGTATGTCCATTGAACTAGTAGTATCTGCTAATTCTTCTATCCCCATAGCCAATCTCAAAAGAACTCCAGATAAAACTATAAATAGCACAGCCCCTATTGCTAAAGCAGCAATGAGTGTTCCACTAGTTCCTATTACACCATATCCCAAGGCAGTCATTGGTGCAGCTGCTGCAATCATAACTAAAGACAAAACACCAACACACGCAAATAAAATGCTTAATTTTTTAGTGGTATCTATAAGTTTATTTTCATCTATTCCTAATTGATCTACTACTCCAGATAGGTAAACTAATCCCGATCCTAAAATTCCAACAGCAACACTCATAAGTACAAAAGTTCCTGCTCCTGCTGCTAAAGTTGCAAAATCTCCTTTGCCAAAAACATTCATCATTTTTTGCATTGTTTTTAGAATTAAAGAAAATGCTAATATTTCTGTTGATAGAAATATTGTGGCAGCAAAAAGAATTCCTATTTTCTTAGTTACTGCAATTATTTTTTGTTCATTTATGTCAATACCTGTTTTTTGAAGCAACATCATTGCACCAAATATAATTCCAGCTGCAAGTAAAAGACCTCCTAGTCCAAGTGCAAAATTTCCTGCATATCCTTTAAATGCTCCACCATTAATAACACCGCTTTTAGGTGGATTTGCTGAAGCAGCTGATATTTTTCTCGCTGGCATATTTCCAGATTTTTTACTTACTCTTGTTGTTGCTGCTGGTTTCTTTAATTTATCTGCTCCTATTAATGCAGCATTTGCTGCACCTTTTCCAAATCCATTCCTTGCATAGCTACTAGCAGCTATTATTGCTACACTCGTAGCAATAACTCCTAAAACACCAGCAGAACTCATAAAGGCAGATATGGTTCCACTAGTGCCTTTCATAATTTCTGTTTTTATTTCTTGTAAATATTGATTTGTTTCAGTAAGTGCATCTAGTTGAGTTTTTTGTTTAGTTGCATTAGTTGTTTCAGCTTTTGATAATTTCGCAGTTAATTCTCTAAAAGAAGCTGGATTATCTAATGCTTTTTCAATTTCTGAAGATGTAATTCCTAAATTTTTCTTAGTTGCAGTTTCAATTCCTTTTATTGCTTCTTGTAAAGCACCTCTAATAACTTCTTTATTTGTTCCTTTTAGTCCTAAAGATTGCAAATCTTTTTCAAATTCTTTTCTTCTTTCACCAAACTTTGAAAGAGCTTCATCCATGTTCTTAGCCCCAACTGCTGCTTTATCAAGTACAGTAAGAGTTTCTAAAGATTTATTTGTAGCTAGTCTTCTTTTTTCTTCTAATGCAGATGTTTTTTCTTCCAAAGTTAAATTTGTTTTTAATCTTTTTTCAATATCGGCAACTCTATCACCATAGCCTTTACCAGCTTCGGTAAGTGATTCAACCACACCTCTTACTTCACCTAATTCAAGTCCAAATGCAGCTTTTAAGTTCAAATTAAGCTTCATTTTTGCAAAATCAGAAAGGTTGTCGATTGCATCAATGCTTTCAACACCAAATCTTTTAAGTACATTTGTAACACCTTCGGCCAATGCTTTGATGCCTTCTTTGCTTCTTGTTAGAACACCTTTTTGCAAATCCCCAATTTTTCCAACACTTGCAGCAGCACTAAAAAGTAAACTTTTTGTTTGATTTGATGCTGTAAAGAATAAATTAGTGGTACTACTTGCAGCTTCCAATAAAGTTTTTGCTTGCTCTGTTACTCCAAGTTTTTCTGCTGCTGCTATGCCTTGTGTTACATTTTTTACTGCTGTAGCTGTTAAGGTAGATGCTTTTCTCATAACATCTATGATTGATTGTGACGAACTCATTGCCTGTTGTAGATTTTTACCTGTTAAGCCAGTTTGTTTGGCTATATCTCTCATTCCTCTGCCAACATCTGCCAATTCCCCTTCTGTCAATCTTCCAACTTGATAAAGATGATTAAAGGTATCAAATAGGTCACCAGCTTCTAGCCCCAATTGTTTTTCTGTTGACAATTGTGCTTCTGTTAAATTAACTAATTTTTCTTTGTATTTAACTGCATTGCCATCAAGTTTAACACCAGCCTTCATGTATTTAATTAAATTTTCTTGAGCTTGTTCTTGAGATGCACCAGTAACTTTAGTTATATTTTCTAAATCTTCTAAGGTTTTAAATAAGTTTTGGTTTGCTGATGTAACATTTCCAGTTTCATAAAGTGCTGCTCTTACTTCTTGTGTGTATTTTACTTGAGCACCTACACCTTCTAAAACTGTACCAACTAATCCTCTATATCCAGTATTTAAATTTACAAGTTGTTCGGCAGCATATTTTAAATTAGTTACTAGCCCTTCCATCAAATTTTCATTTCCAACAAACAATTGATTTCCGCTTTCAAAATTCAATTTTGTTTTGCCTGTTGATTCAGGTTTAGTTGATACAGGTTTAGATGATCTTTCACGACCCATTCTTGGGTCACCATAGCTTCTAGGTTTTTGGCTTTTTCTAAATGCATCTCTCAGTTTATTGTTTGGATCATTTTTTTGAACTTTATTATGATCTTTAGATTTCTTAATAGGATTGGCTTCTTTGGTTGCAGTATTATTTAACTTTTTAATTACTTCTGCTACTTTTTCAACATACTTTTCTGATTTTTTCATTTCAACAAGAACATCTCTGTTTACTTTAAGTAGTTCTTCTAGTAAAGCTTTAACTCCAAGATTAGCTGGATTAGCTTGTGGTTGAGCTTGAGGTGGTGAAACACCACCAAGAATTTGCTGCATTACTGCATTTACATCAATAGGGCCAAGAGGTTGTTTTGCCATAATTAATTATTCTCATTAATTTCTTTTACTTTTACATTAGTCTTTCTATTTATTTGTTTGTCAACATCTTCTTTTATTTCCTTATTTTGTTTTGTTTTCATTATTGCTTTCAATCCCATCATTTGAAGCATTTTGTCACAATCCAAATATTTTAAACTCTGAACACCATTTCCTTTATAAACTCTAAATCCTTTAATTATATATGCTTTACCCTTTAGCAAAGGATAACCAAGTGCTTTATTTTTACATGCATTTATTTCTTTTGGCGATAACAATCTTTTAATGTCGTTATAAGTTAAATAATGAATGTTTATTCCAACTAATACATTGTTCTTGTTATCAACTTTAGTTACCATGACTGTTGGGTTAGGGTCATGCTTGAAAAAACTATATTTAAAGGAAACAATGCTTCCAACTTTAATTTGGTTAATTGCCATTAATTTTTAGAATATATTTGATTGGAATAAGAATTACTTGCATCCATGTTTCTGACTACAATAGAGCCAGCTTTATCACTACCACTAGTTCCATCAATTACTTTGCCCATCAAATCATCTTCTGCTACTTTACTTTGCATAAAGAAATGTCTCACTAATTTAGCTACTTCTTTAACCAAAGTTTCCATAGCTTTTTCTTGATTGGGTTTTATTTCTTTAATTTGAAAGAACATATCATTTACTGGTAATTCTCTTGGAGTGCCATAGGGCAAAGTATTTTTGTTTTTTGAAGTTTGAAATGACATGGTAGAGCCATTTTCAGATATTTTAATTCCTTCAAAGCTTAAGTTATTAAGTGGTGTATAACAAAACAAATATGGTTTCACATCATCAACAATTTCTTCACACTTAAGTCCATCTTTTTCAAGACATTTTTTAATAAGCTGAAGTTTAATTCTGCTTTCTTCAGTTTTTGCATAAGAATATTCTAAAAATGTACCCATGTTTCCTTTCTTAACAATTACGCATTAAAATTTCAGGTGTGGATGGAATGCATCGACTTAAAAACTTCAAGTCAGAAGGATTGCCATTGTAAGGTATAGTTTTAAAATTAATTCCATTGTAGGAAGATGAGGCTTCTTTGATAATATCTTTAGAAGCGTTTAGAATTAACATGCCATCTCTTCTTGTAATGAATTCAACTTGTTCTTTTAGGGATTTGCCGAATTCATCTAGTTGACCAGTATCTTTTTGGAATAAAATTTTAATATCTGCTAAAGGAACAATATTTCCTTTTTCGTCAATTGTTGCTTCTGAATTAGAGTTTACATATGTGACAACTACAATTTTGCCGTCATTATATGCACCTTTAAGAAATGTAGATAAATCCAATCCAATTAAATTAACTGATCCATCTTCACCTACAACATTAACAATAAAGGCTCTTTTTCTAAAAAAGTTTGAAATGCTATCTATGATAATTCTTTTTTTCAAAATATCTTTTTCTTCAGGACTTCCTGATTCCATTCTTTCAATTTCTGAATCAGACAAGTATTTATTTGGTTCATCAACTGTCATATACCATTTGCCAATATCAATAGCACCAAATCTTGCATTCATTCTAGTTGATATCTTAACTGAGTATTCTTTTTGATTAAGAATTAAATCTTCATTTACTCCACCGCTGCCAACTTGTATTGCACATAGCAAAGATGCTATAAATTTTCTATGTAGATCACTTTTTAAGCTGTATAGTCCATTTAATTTTATAAAAACATTTGATATTTCTGGATACTTTTGTAAAACATTGAAAATATGATTTGTCAAAGAATTAGCAGGGTTTGCATTATCCATTTCTTCTCTTATGAGTTTTCTTATTTCATTGGAAACATTTTCAATGTTTGCTTGTTGCCTTAAATAACAAATCTGCAAGTTATCTTCTACGAATTTTCTTCTATAGGGATCAATGTTTAAATCTCTTACTTGGTTTATCAAGCTCATTAATTTGTTAATATCACTTTTTGATGATTCTTTAAAAAATTCTGATCTCCACTTATCAAAGTCAACATTACTTGCTTCTTCAGGCATATCAGGATATTCAGGATCAAAGGAACTATCTGGCTTGTTACTTGGTTTATATTGTTCAGGACTTGTATTGTTAGATGATTTATTTAGGTTGGTAATACTTGTTCCTTTGGACATGGGATTACTCATGCCACCAGAACCACCAGAAAAATTAGGATCTTTGGCACTATCAGATGGTACTCCAGCTAAAGGGTCAGGCCCACCACCAAAAGTTGGATCTTGTTCGTTAATAAGCCAATTTTCAATCACCCAATAATTTTTCATTTTCATCCTCTTTGCTATTTAAATCTTCTTTTATTTTTTCTTCTCGCAAAGCTTCAATAATTGATCTTCTATTGATATTTATTGGAGAATTGTTATTTGTTGTTACTTTTAATTGGTTTTTTTGTTTTATTTTCAATGATGTGAGCAAATCAGCAACTTTAGTTTTTTTGTCTAAAATATCAGATTTTATTTTTGCAAGATTAACAACTGATTCTTTTGAGGAACTACTAACATCCCCGCCATTGAACACCATATCCGTAAAATTTTGCAATAAATTGTCTACTTCAATACGATCATTTTTAATTTCTGCTAATAATTCCATATACAAACCCATTAAAAGTTCATCTGTAATTAATTCTTCTTTTGATATATTTTCCATGTATCCCCTTATCTTATTTAGATTTAAATTAATAAATAACTTTTTTTTATTAATGTTAAATAAATAAAATATGGGAATTAAAAATAACAATGAAGAAAATAATGCTGATAACTTTCAGATTAACAGTTATATCCTTGAAATTCATGATTTAACTACAAGAGTTGATGAAAGGGTAAAAACTGTTTTCAAGCAATTAAGTGAAACTGATAAGAAACTTGAAAAAATTAGAGATAATTATGCTGCATTAATAACTAAAATTAATGCCATAGAATTTCACGAAATTCCCTGTATTGCCAAAAAAATAGATCAAGTTAAAAATGATTTAGATTCTTTTGAAGATGAATTTGAAAAACATGTTTCTAAGTTACAAAGATATGAAAACTATACTAAAGAACTTAAATCATTTAAAAAAACAACTGAAGAAAAGTTAAAATCAACATTTGATATTGTTTTCAAAGTAATCATGACCCTAGTTTCAGCATATATAATTTATTCGTTAGGATGGAACAAATAATGGAAGACATAATACCAAAAATTAAATTAAATAAAAAATCACAAAGTGATATATTAAAACCTTTGACGATAGATCATGAAAATCATCCATCTCTCCAAAGAATTGTTGATGCTTTTGAAAATTCTGACAAAGTAACTTTGGGTTACTCAACTTTGGACAAAGATGATAGTATGTCCAAGCCTTCATTGAAAAAGAAACTAATCTATTTAACTGGTGCATCTTTAAGAGATCATCTATTCAATAAAACATTTCAAAAGTATGAATTAGTTACCAATGCAACTCCTGAAGAAATAAGAATGATCTTAAATTTTTATAAGTTTAGTGAATTTAAGCCTTATGATAAAAAAAATTCAAGTAAGTACTCCAAACTTGAAGCAACATCTATGAATCCTTTTAAATATTATGCTAGTAAGTGGGATTCATATGGTAACGAAATGGGCTTTGAAATTATTGTTAGAAATCAAATTTTACATCTTGATACCTTGGATAAAAATCCAAAGTATCTTTTAGAATCCCCAAATTTAAGAAAATTTACATCTTCTGTTCATGATGATGCTATGTCAAGAGATATTTCAGTAAATGCAATTTATTTGAAATTAAAAAATTCTGATGGCGAAAATACAGAATTATATGACCCAATTAGAGGGGTTCATGATATTATTCATGGTGAAATCAATCTTATAGGAAAAGATCATAATAAATTTGAAGAAAATCCTGATTTGATGTTTAAATTAGTTGAAGCAAGTACAAGGTTTTCTGATAACAATAAATTGTCTGAAAACAATTTGAATACTATTAAATCAAACTATAAAAAAGTTAAAAATTTACCTAAATTATTTAAAAAAAGTTATACTTCTGCTATCAGTAATGAAGATGTTCCTACTTATCATTATCTTAAAAACTTATATGTGTCTGGTCTTTTGTTTAAATTATTTCCAAAATTGAAAATAACCCCACCTAATATGAGTTTATTTGATGATTATGTTTTTATTACAGCATATATTCTACAAAACAACAATGATGGACTTATATTTAGTTCTTTGACTAGTATGGATTGGAATAAGTTTGAAATTAAAGAAATTGTTTTTGTCAAGTCTTTAATTGATTGGGCTAAAAATAATGATGAAGACTTATTAAAGAAAATTCTGATTCAGTTTACAGACATTCCTGTTAAGAAAACAATTGATTTCATGAAAATTTTCAATAAAGAAAAAGAATTTAAAAGATTATTAGAGAAATATTCTTCTGGTGTTATTTAATTAGTAAGTGAAATTCATAACAATAGTTGAAAATGTGCCATTTTATCAATGGCAAATAGAACTTTTAATACAATCCTTTAAAACATATAATTTACAGGATGATCTATATGTTTTTTTAATTGGTGAAAACAATAAAATGTTTTTTAAAAATATTGATCAGTTTGAAAATTTGTATTACATTAAAGAAAACTCTAAAAGATTTGGATTTAATTATTTTGATTTTTACGAATCAATTATTTATTTCAAACAAAATAATCCAGATGAAGATTTTTGCATAATTGATCCTGATTGTATTTTGAACAAAAATGATTTTTCTTTTTTCAACGATAAAAATATATTTTACCAAGCAGAAATCATTAAAAAAGATTATATAGACAAAGCTTTAGTAGGATTAATTCTTAAAACAGTACAACAAATTTGTTCTGTTTTTTATTTTTCAAAAGATATTAGTATTGATTTCTTTAAAAAAAGTTTATACGCAACTGAAGAATTTATAATTGAAATTTTGAAAACCAATGAAATAGATGTTGTTGCAAGTGATTACAATATTTTTAAATATGGATTATTATTAGTTGCAATTTTAGACGAAAAAACTATTTCCGCATCTTTTGATTCAGTAATTTTCCCACAAAACAATCATTCAGATGCCATTTTTCTTTCTTACAAACACAGCATTATGCCTTTTTTTAAAAAAAATGATTTCAAGTTTGATAGAAATAACATTATAATTATGCATCCTGAAAGTCCATTTGAAAATTTAATGGAACTTCCTGATTTCCCCAATTGTATTCCATTGAAGAAAATTGCAATATCTTATGAGAAAAAATTAGATGAAATATGATTATATTGTCTGTGGATCAGGATTAGTAGGTGCTGTCTTTGCAAGAAAAATGCATGATAATAAAAAAACTGTTTTAGTTATCGACAAAAGAAAACATGTTGCTGGCAACTGTTACACAGAGAAAATAAATGGAATTAATGTGCATAAGTATGGATGTCATATATTTCATACAAATAAAGAAAATGTTTGGGATTTCTTAAACCAATTTTCAAAATTTAATAATTATAGGCACAAAGGCATTGTGAATTATAATGGTAAAATCTTTAGCTTTCCATTAAACCTAATGACATTTTCACAATTGTGGAATGTTAAAACTCCTGATGAAGCTATTAAAAAAATAGAAACAGAAAAAATAAAAATTGAAAACCCAAAAAACTTAGAGGAATGGTGTCTTGCAAATGTTGGAAAAGAAATATATAAAATTTTTATAAAAGAATATACAAGTAAACAATGGAACAAAAATCCAAAAGATTTGCCTATAAGCATAATAAAAAGAATTCCAATTAGATTTGACTTCAATGATGATTATTTCCATACATCAAATTATCAAGGCATACCAGAGAATGGATATACAAATTTAATAAATAATATTCTAGATGGTATTAGAGTTGAATTAAATACTGATATTTTTAAAACTAATTGGAAAAGTTATGCTAATAAATTAATATATTGTGGTGCAATAGATCAATATTATGAATATTGCTTTGGAAAATTAGAATATAGAAGTCTGCGTTGGGAACACAAAGAAGTAAATGGAGATTTTCAAGGACATTCTGTTGTTAACTATACAGACAGTAAAACAAAATTTACTAGAATCATAGAACACAAACATTTTGATAAACTTAAATTTGATAAATCAATTGTAAGTTATGAATTTCCTCAAGATTTTAAAGATAAAAATGAGCCATACTATCCAATAAATGACGAGAAGAATAATTTAATTTATTCAAAGTATAAGAAAATTCATAATCCAAATGTTGTTTTTACAGGAAGATTAGGAATTTACAAGTACATTGACATGGATGATGCTGTTTCTTTAGCTTTTAAAAATGCAGAAAATGAGCTAACTTAATTTTTTTATTTTTAAAATAGGGTTTAAAATACTTAAGTTTTTTGACGAGCCAGTAAAACTTATACAAGGTATTTTCCATACAATAAATATTAAAACTTCTAAGAACAATATGAAATAAAAATTAATGTATTTTTCAAAATGTTTTTTTTCTAGCTCAAAAACATTTATTGTTTTTTTCATTTGACGAGCTAAATTTTTATTATCTAAAAGAATTTTGAAAGTTGTATCTTTGCAAATAAATAATTTTTTATAAAAGCATATGAATGCAAATAAGTATTCATATTTTTTCTTGAAAAAACAAGTTTCTACTTTTTTTGAGAATGCTTCAAAAAGTACAACTCTGCTAATTGCAAAATAATAAGTATTAGATGCATGTGTTTTGTACAAGTTACAATTTATTTTATGGTAGAATCTTGGCTCTTCAGTTATAATTTGTTTAAAAGCACTACAACTAGTAGTAAAATCAATAATTCCTGCTTTTTCTTTATATTTTCCATAGTACCAAGAAGTTCTTTCTATTGTCTCTAATAAATATTTTTCATCAGCAGAAATATTTACAAATAAAAATTGTTTGTGGGTTTTTTTAAAAGCTATTCGTTCTAGTATTTTATTCATGTACTTAGATTTTACATTTATTAATTTTTTACTTTTACAATCAAGTTCTTTTCCAAAGTTTAAAAACAAAAAACTTATTTTGTTGTTTTTGCAAAGATGTAATAGTTTTTTGTTTATTTTTTCTTTTTCGTTTCTTACGAATATTATCATCGTTTCATCAAGCATTAAAAAGATCCTTATTTTTTACTGGATGAACCACACATGTTTTTTCAGTTAATTCATTTTTTTTAATAGATGGTTGAAATCTCATTCTGTAAAAGTTACTCATCCCTGTGTATTTCTCAACTTTTTTCGAGCATAAATTAAAAACCCCATGTTTTAGCACCATGCAAGCAGTTGGTATAAAAACTTCTGCCATGTCATATTGGAAAAAATTTGGGTAATTATAGCAGTCAGGTATTAAAGTTGAATAATTTAAAAAATCTGGAAGTAATTTTTCACACAATTGTTTCATGAAAACACTCCCAATAAAGTAACAACATCCCAACATGCAAAAATGAGTACGAATAACTTTCTTAAAGAATTTTTGAAACAAATAACCATCACAAAAAATACCTCTAAAATCAGAAGTTACTAATTGATAATTTTTATTAAGCAAACTTAAATCTTTTTTTATTGTGTCATTTAAAATAAAATTATCATACTCGCAATAGCAGTACCATTTTTTATCTGGAAATTTCTTATAAGTTTCAATTAAGTTATAAAAAACATTTCTGTATGGATTTCTTCTAAAATTATGTTTAAATCCTTTTATTATTGTAACATCTTTGAATTTATCTAAAGGCCAAGAATCATATCCAGATTCTTCTATTAGCATGTGTATGTTTTCAGTTAGATTCATTTGCAAAAGATTTACATTTGTCCTTACTATAAAAGGATCAGCATGCACATTAAGAGCAACCGCAATGTCTTCAGATAACACCATATACAAAATCCCATCTGCTATTTTTGATCAAATTGCCTTTATTGACATTTTCTAAATAATAATAAATTTCATTCCATGAATTAAAAAATATTTCATGTTTCATAAAACCATAATACCATATTGGGATATTTTCTTTCCCTTCAGGACAAATTAACATAACAGGTTTTTTCATATTATTTGCATTTATTATTTCATTGTGAGTTCCAACTGTTGGAACTTTATATGGCAAGTAAGCAATTAAAGCATCACAACGATCAACCATAGTCAAATCTTTCCTAACAAATTTATTTGCAATTTCAGTTAATTTATTGAAATTTTTTTCTTCTTTGTATTGATTGATTTTATCAATCCATTGTTGTTTTGGATCAGAAAATGGATCAAAAACATTAATGTTAAATTTTACTTTTAAATTTTCAATAACATCTTTTCTCCAATTGATTTCACTTCCAAATTCTATTGGGCCTGATAAATAAAAGTTACTGTTTTTTAAATAATTCATGAAACTTCCCTTTAATTTAAATTTAACAATATTTCTTGTGAAAATCAATTAAAAAAAAAAATTATTACTATTTTGAATAATAATAATATAAACTTAGAAAGGCAAATAAAATGATTGTATTACCGTTAGATATTAAGCTTCAATGTACTTTTGGTGTTGTTGATACAGAAACCAATTCGATTATTAAAAAAGAAGGTTTTAATGTTGACATACAGAAGCTAGATGCAGATTTATTCAAGCAAGCATTTGAGTCTTTGGAAAAAATCAGGTTGGAAATAGCAAACAACATTAACAATCCTGCACCAGTTATTGATTAAATAAAATATTTTTTGTAATTTTTGGTTGTATTAATAAATAAATTATGCCTTTTCATAGTAAAGTACAATCTGATAAATGTTATGCCACAGGTGGGTTTAATGGTGCTGTTGACTGTGATGAATGGGCAGCAGAAACTGATTATAAGACATTGCCACATAGGTTACATCCTTCAAAGGTAAAAAAAGGCAAGAGAAAATCTTTTAAAGAATGGCTTGATCAAAGAGAAAGTATTTAACTGTGAAAGTTTTACTTACAGGGAGTTCAGGTTTATTAGGTTCTAAGCTTATCGAATATTTTCCATCTTGCTATTGCCCTTCTCATAAAGATTTTGACATTTCATCTGATATTAATATTTTAAAAAAAACCTTACAAGAAAAATTAGGTGGCTTAGATTTATTAATACATTGTGCTTCTTTGAAAAATGAAGCTTGTACTAAAGATTATCATCAAGCATTTAAAACTAATTGTTTAGGCACATTAAATATGGTTTCTTTGTGTCATGAGTTCAATTCTAAAATAGTTTTTATTTCTACTGATTATATTTTCAAAGGTGATAATGGAGATTATTCAATAAATGATTCTTTTTATCCTGTTAATTATTATGGAGAAACAAAATTAGCTGGTGAGTTTTGTGTTAAAAGTTTAAAGAAATATCTCATAATAAGATTATCTTTTTGTCCTGATGTATATCCATATGAAACTGCTTTCATAGATCAAATAACCACAAGGTTGAAAATAACAGATGCTGTAACCCAAATTGTAAACGCAGTAAAAAATGATTATGCTGGAATCATACATTTAAAAGGAAAAAAACAATCTGTTTATGATTATGCAATTAGTACTTCAAATGGTAAAGAAATTAAAAAAATAAAACTTGCTGACAATAGCTTAATTAGACCTAAAGATAGTAGCTTAATTTAATGTTAAAGAATAAAAAACAAGCAGCTGTATTTACAATAGTGAAAAATGAAAAATTTTTTATTCCTATATGGCTTAATTATTACAAAAAACATTTTGAAAAAAAAGATATTTATATACTTAATCATCAATCTGATGACAACAGTTTAAAAGATGTTGATGTAAATATAATAAATATTGAAAATGATTTTTTCCAAGATAATAATTGGCTTTTGAATGTCACAAAAGCATATCAAAAAAAATTATTAGAAACTTATAATCAAGTGTTATTTACAAATATTGATGAAATTATTGTTCCCAATAAGAATAAATTTCCTGATTTAAAAACATTTATTAAAACCAATAAACAAAATGTTACAAGGTGTGTTGGAAGAGAGTTTTTGCATTTTATTCATGATGAAAAAAATGATTTTGATCAAAATAAAAAAATAACTGAACAAAGATCTTTTTATTATGAAAATAATAATGTTTATAGCAAGACTTTGCTTTCAAAAGTTTCTTTGGATTGGACTTTTGGATGGCACAATGTTAAAAACTATAGTTTAGAAAAAGATGAAAATTTAATATTGTTTCACTTGCACAGAATTGATTTTTTAAATTGTAGAAATAGACATTTTAACAACACTAAAAGAAACTGGTATAAGCCAGACTTAGAAAAAAATAAATGGGCATGGCACTTTTTAATACATGACGAAAAAGAATTTTTTAAATGGTTTTATTTTATAGAAGGTGCTTGTATTTTAAATGCTGAAAAGTATTACAATGTGTTTCAAGAAGCATTACTTAAATATACAGAAGAAAATATTTACAAGCAATCTTTTGGTGTTTGTAAAAAAATTGAAGATTGTTATGTTGGGGAATTCTAAATTAAAATTTTCATTTTTTTAAATTCTTTTCTTATTAATTCTACTTCTAATAAGTTATTGCATTTTGGTAATACTTCAGCCCATCTTTTTTCTATTTTTTCTTCTGTTAAATCTATATGATTCCAGCTATATCCTAATTGTTTATCTCTTTCTGGTATTCTTGAGGATGCTTGTAGCTTTCTTTTTAATTGTGGATAAAATGGTGCAAATCTATACCAGAACAATATTAAATCATGTATAAGTGGAATATTAGTAGGATATTCTAACACATAAGGATTTTTTTTATTTTTTGGAGTATCAAAATGTCTTCCAACATAATAATGTCCATGACTTTTTTTATGTAGTATTCTATGCCTCCAAGGGTCAGTAAATCCATGATGTCTTTGCAATAATAAATTTTTACAATTATTAAAATTATTATTTATTTTTTGATAAGATGTATCATTAATTTGATATCCATGTAATCTTACCATATCGTAATTTGAATCATCTAACTCTTGAACTTTTTTTCTAAAGTCTGAACAAATTATAAATTCAGTTGTGTTTAAAGAAATTTTCCATCCATTTAATTTTTCTTCACATTCCATAATTTCTTTGTCATTTATTTCTGAATCAAACCATTTGTAATTTTTTGCTGTGATAATTTCCCATGTTGGAACTATATTTCTAACTAAATCAAGGGTTGAATCAGTTGATTTGCAATCTAAAATAATGCCATGATCAAAAATTTTTTTATGATGCATTAGCCAATGTTTCAGCATGAATTCTTCATTATAAGTTCCAACAACAACATTTAACTTAATCATGTAATTAATTCTTTTAAATAGTTACAATAATAATCTGTTTCATTTCTTTTCATTTTTATCATTTGACTTTTATCGCAGACATCATAAATATTTTTTATTTTTAAAAAATTTGATATCACTTCAAAAAAATTTTTTTTATTTTCTATCAAATCTTCATAAAAAACTTCTATGTAATCAAAATCTTTTGTGAAATTTTTCCAACAATTAAAATATTTTAAATTTCTATAATATAAATCTAATAGTAATTTATCATCTATTTCTATTTTTTGATCAAGGTAAAAATCATAATCTTTTTTGTTTTTTAAAAACCATATTTTAGATTTTTCACAAAAATAATGTGATACACTTTGTTCGATAATATTTTTTCTTTGTATTACTATGAATTTGATATTAGGATGTTTTTGTATTATAAATTCTTTTTCTTCATCTTTAAATCCTTTAATGTCATAAAATATTCTTTGTAGTTTTAAAAATTTAGGGGGATTTGTCATTACTGTTTGCTTGCTGTCATAATCAAGATTTAATTCTTTAAATCTTGGGTCGAATAAATTTGTTGAATTTAAAACATCGACTAAATAAGATGATCCGCATCTAGGAACAGCTAATATCCATATAGGAAAAATTTTATTTATAAAGTGTATCATTTTAAAGTATGTATTTAAATTTGTTGGAAATTATTTTTTTAAAAACACTTGATAGTTTTTTATTCTGATTAAAAGTTATATTTTTCTTGTATTTTTGTAAATCATTAATGCTAAAGAAATCAGGTTTTTTATTTAAACTGTGAAATACTTTCATATTTTTAAATTCTTCGAGGTACATTTTTTCAAAATGTTCATAATCTGGAAAATTATATCTTAATGGCAATTCTTTAAAATTAATTTCAAGTTCATATATTGTAATTGTTAATGCTACTTGTGCCAAGAAATAAAGTTTTTTGTATTTTTCTATTTTTTGTATTTTTTGCAAATTTTTATAAAAATTTTGTGCAATTGCTTTTTTAATTTTATCATTGGTTAAAACAAAACCAAAACTAATATAAAAAGGACATTCTTTTTTAGTGTTGTGTGTAATATAAGTTTTAATTGGAAATTTTATTTTGAAATATGAAAATAATTCTTTCCATTCAATTAAAGTTAATGGGGAGTCATAAGCTATAACCCCTCCTAAATAATCAATTGGGGTTTCAAATTCATTTAACTCAGAGCACAAAAACATATCGCAGTCTATAAAAACACAAGTATCACATTTTTTTTCAATGTGCCACCTTACTGGTGGATGTGTCTTATAATGTTCATTTGAAAAAAATAAATCAAATGGTTTCAAAAAAAATTTTTCATTTTTTATTTTATTTTCTAATTCTTCGTCACGATAGATAATAGAATTTGATTTATTGCCTATTCCTGTCAAGACCAATGAAAGATAATATTTTTTCTTGGGCATAGTGCAAATAAAAGATTCAACTCTATGCCATAATTCTTTTTCATTAGATATTGTCATTAAAAAATGTATCATGAATTATTTTCTCATCAGGAAAATTAGGGAACAGTATTTTATCTATTCTTTTCTCAATTCTTGTTTTGGGAAATCTTCTATTTATAAATGTTTTTTCTGTGCAATCATCAAATCTAAAATGACTAGTAAGTCTTATTTTATTAGATTTATTTTCTCCAGATCTGTGAATAAGAAAGTTTGAAAAAAACAAAACATCTCCTAGATTCATTTTTATTTTTTCAAATTCAAAATTTAATTTTTTTGGCAATAATGGTATTCCACTATCATTCTCATGTTTTAAATATCCTAATAGATGTGACTTAGGAACAACTTCTAAATATCCCATATTGGCTTGCATTTTAGTTAATGGAAACCAACATGTTATTCCCTTTAGACTTCCTTGTGTACTTGGCCAGTCTTGGTGGGCATTAACTTTCCAATAGTTTTTACTCTTAGCAGTATCTTTGCTACTAAATGAAATTAAAGGTCTAGTATTAACACTTGATTTTTCAATCCCTATTTCAGCGAGTGTTTTTTCAATTTTACAAGAAGTAAGTAATTTATAAACACTTGTTAAATTTTGGCATAAATTAGCACAACCTAAAAAAGCATCAAAATCATTTTTGAAAACATATTTTATTATTTCATCTTCTTTTAATTTTTTACTGCAAAAATTTTTAAATAAAGATATTATTTCTTTTCTTACAATTAATAATTCTTCTTCTGAAAATAGTTTTCTTTTTAAGTAAAAGCCTTTTTTTAAATATTGCATTTAGCTATTCCTATTCCTGTTTCCCCATAATTATTTCCATTATAAAACATTAAATTATTAATAATCCAAGGATAACATACCATTTCACAATCCCAACCAGATTTTGATTTAGATAATATCTTAGTGGTAATTTTGGTTAATATGTCATAATTATATATTTCATAGTTTTTATTAATTGTTTTTTTTGAAAAATATAGTTTATTGTTGTACAAGAAAGGTCTTGAACAAGCTTCTTTTTCTCCACCTGTTAATTTTTTTTTAGCTATCCATCTTTTTTTATATTCTGCTACCCAAATAGAATAAAAAGGCATGTTTTTTTCCCATCCTGAGCCATTACAAAAATACATTTTATTTTTAATCACAAAAGGAGAATTTGCTAAAAAAGGAACATTTTCACTTCTGTCTAAAACAGGCCAATTTGATAATCTTTCAAATAAATTTTTTTCATGATTGAATTTTGCAATGCCTATGCCATGCCCATAAGGAACTGTACCTTTTTGAATATTCCATCCTGTGTAATAAAGCAAATCTGATATTATGCAAGATGGCATTACTCCACTATCATCAAAACATCCTTTATCTCCAACATTAAATACTGGCTTTTTATTTCTATAAGTAATTTTTAAATTTTCTGGATCTATTTCAAAATAATTAATAACACTTTTGTTGTTTATTCTGTAAGAATAAAATATTCTTAAATAGCCTAAATATTCAATTACAGTAGGTAGTTGAGCATATCCATCATAAATTATTTTTACTTTTTGCCACATTTTAATAATTTTTTGAATTAGGTTTTGTATTTTTAGTAATTTTAGCCCCCATACATATAAAAGAATTTTCAGCTATTGTTATATTATCTCTTATTGTTGAATTAACACCAAACCAAGAATATTTCTTTACTTTGCATTTTCCTGACAACACAACATGCGATGAAAAAAATACATTGCTTTCAATGATGCTGTGGTGACCTATGTGGTTTCCACTCCACATAATGACATTATTTCCTATTTTAACATAAGGCTGGATCACATTGTTTTCAAATATAAAACAATTTTCTCCAATTTTTTCAGTATAAACTGTTGCTTTATCTGAAATAAAAGAAATTAATTTGTACCCTTTATCCTTTATCTCTTTGCTTTTTAATTCTCTAAGTTTGTTGTTATAAAGGGGTGCAAAAAAAACATAATCTTTAGGAGAAAAATATTTATTTATTTTCTCAAAAGGTACAATTGGTGTTCTTTCTTTTGATTTGTTTTTTATAAATTTTTCATTTTCGCAAAAAGCTACAATTGTATTGCCTTGCATTTTTAAATAAAATTTAGCAAGTAGAGAACATTCATTTGACCCGAAAATAATTACTTTCATACTAATTTATAATAATAATATGTTACACTTAAATAAAGAAAATTACGATAATAAATTTTGTTTAGACACTTATGTCATAAGAGATAAAAATTGCATAGGTTATTGTTGTTCTAGCCCAGAAAAATTAGAAGAAAAACTAAAAATTGCAGCATTTAGTAATTTTAAATATGTAGAATTATGGCACAAAGATGTTTTTAATTATATTAATAAATATGGTTGTGATAGTTTACTTAATTTATTAAATAAATTCAATTTAAAAGTTTCATCTTACAAAGTTTTAGAAAATTGGTTTGAAGGAAATTCTTCTTTAGAAGTTATAGAATACGCAGCTAAAATAAAATCAAATAATTTAGTAGTTAAACTACTAAGTGATGCAAATGAAAACCCTATTGCTGAAATTGATTGGTATGTTGAAAGATATTTAGAATTAATTAAAATATGTGAAAAATACAAATTGTATCCTTGTTTAGAATTCATGTGTTTAGCTAAAACTATGAATAATATAGATTTTGTTTATGAAATACTTAAAAGAACAAATCATCCATATTGCTCATTAGTTTTAGATACTTGGCACTTATGGAGAAATGACAATGAAAATTTTGATAAATTTGAAAAAACATTATTTAATTTAAATAAAACATGGGTCAAAATTATACATTTTACAGATGCAAGAAAAGATATACCTAGAGAAATACAAAAAGATGGCGATAGAAAAATGCCTAATGAAGGCCTATTAAATTTAACAAAGTTTTGCAATTTGTTAAAATCAAAAGACATTAAAACAACTTATTCTTTAAATGTTTATGACCAAAATTTATGGAATCAAAACTTATATGAAGTTGCAAAAAAATCATTTGAATGTTTTGGTAAATATTTTGACATTAATGCTAAAAGTTTAGCTGATTCTAAATCTTGGGAAAATAAACAAGATGAAAGATGTAATGGGTTATGGGAAAATAGTTACAAAACACATTTAGATCCTAGATTTTCTAATAGTGATAGAGATATACAACTAGAAAATATATTAAAAGACTATTTGCAGGATAAAAAAGTTTTAGATTTCAAATGTGGATTCTCACCTTTGGCAAAATATGTAACATATGGTTTTGATGCTTATAAAAAATGCATAGATTATTTAAAAATTAATTTTAAAAATTCTTTTTGGTGGTGCATGTCCGATAATCAATTTGGTAATTTTTTCAACGAAAAAATAGATGTTTTGCTGCATATTGGATTAGGTGATTCTAATACTGAATTAGTAAATCATTTGAAAATTAGAAATAACTGCAAACCTTCAGTTGTAATAATTGAATGTGCTGCAAATGAAGACAAAACTGTAAATGAATCAAAAGAAGGAAATACAAGAAATTGGGAAGTTTTAATTAAAGATTTAGTTGAAAGAAAAGAATTTTTCATAAAAACAAATATGAATGATAGAAGTTACAGACTATTAGTAATAGGCAAGTGCAATAATGCTTAAGGAAAATTTTTTTACATATCATGAAAAAAACCATGTAGAAATTACCGCAATCGAAGATTGTACAGTTTACATAGGAACTCCACCTACTAAAATAAAAGAAAACAATAATGGGTTCAATCACAATGATTTAGCAAAAGGTTCTTTACTGAATTTTTTTTCTTTCCCAAAACAAAAACAAATATTTTTAAAAAGTAAAGAATCTATAAAAATAGATTCTTTTGTTGCTTATAGGATTTATGGAAATTGTTTGAGAAAGTTTGACAATGATGAAATTATATTTTTTATGTCATGAAAGATGGAAAGATAATCATGCTGAACCATTATTGAGAAGCGTAAATTTTTTGTCTAATTTTGATATAAATTTAATACCAGTATTTTGTCCATCTAACAAAGGAACTCCTGAATTATTATGGCCTGATTGTGATGATACAGAAAGAAGAAGCGAAATAGATGAACTGTTTGATTCTTTGATCTTTCCCGATGCAGTTATAGTTCACCATCGTTGTCTTTCACCTAAAATGTTAAGATCTAAAATACCTTTAATAATTTTAGAACATACAGATGGAACTTCTTTAGAAATATCAAGAAATTTCATAAATTTAGATAATGTAATTGGTGTAATCAAAGGTAGTGTTTTTACAAACTATGATTTTTATAATGCAAGTTTAACTGAAGGTATGTATCATTCAAATTACATGAATTTAATTGGTTTGCCAAAATCAAAAGTAAAACAAATAAGTTCTATTTTTTTAAGTAAAATAGAACTTGGTTATTCTTTTGGATGTTTCCCATCTAATAAAAGATTTTTAAATTATCAGTTAGATAAGTCAAAAGATATATTGGTATCTTTTATTGGAAATATAAATTACCATAGGAGTAAACTTGTTACTGCACATAGAAATTTAGCTTTTAATAAAATAAAAAATTTAAATGGTAGTTATTATTCATTAGGTGGAATGCATCAAAATGAATATGATGATATATTATTAAGAAGTAAATTTTGTTTATCTCCATATGGGTATGGTGTTTGCTATAGAAGTTTTGAATCGATATACACAGAATGTATTACTATTCAGCCAGACTCAAATTTTTTAAAAACATGGCCCAATATATTTGTCGAAAATATTGGTTATTTGAAATGTAAATCTGATTTTTCAGATTTAGATGAATTGTGTAATATTTCAAATACTAAATATGAGGAACTATTGATTGAAACAAAAAATTTAAAGCAAGAATTAATAAACAGTTATTGGAAAGAAGAAATTATTGGAAATCATTTGAAAAATATAATTGTAAATTGTATTTCTAGAATAAAGAATTAATTTTTAACAATTGCAACTATCTTGCCTGATTGATACTTCTTGTTTGCAATATTAATAATTTCATTTGCTATTTCAATTACAGAAGTTTGTCCTTTTTCTTCGCCTATGCCACCAAAACTAATAACATTGGCAAATATTAAAAGATTTTTTAATTCATTTGCCAAATGAAATGCATATTCATTTAACCCTGCTTTTGCGGATGCATAAACACCTACTTGTCCTAAATCTCTAGTATTTGATATTACAGAACTACTAGTGAAAATTATATTACTGTTTTTATTCATTAGTGGTATTACATGTTTCATCAATAAGACATTTATTAAAAAGTTAGTTTCTACAATCCATTTTACATCTTCATGTTTCATTTTAAAACAGCTATCAAGTTGTAAAGGAAGACTGTCAAATCCTTTGTTGCCACCTATACAAGAAACAAATAAATCAATTTTTTTATTTTTAAAAAAATCATTTTTGAAAAAATTTTCAATGTTTTCTTTTTTAGAAAAATCACAACACTCGAAATCATTATTGTTTTTCTTTCTTTTAAATGTATGTTTTAAAATATTGAAATTATTATTTTTTAGTTTTTCACATATTGCTGTTCCAACAAATGAACTTGCTCCAACAACTAAAGCATTATTTTTAGTTTGAATCATATTCTTGTATGTTTTTCTTTTTTCTTATAATTTTTAAATTTTCAACGGAAACAAATGATTTATCAGATATTTTTTGATCTTTAATTATATGTGGATCATTTGAAAAACCAGCAGCACACCTGTAACAAAAATTCTCTGCTTGTTTAGCTATCTCTTCATTTGTTTTATCAAATGGATTTTTGCCATCTTCAATTTTCCAACCATTATCTTCTCCTGATATTTGATCAAAAGCAGGAGCAACTTCACAAATATAAGCTTTGTCATTGTAAATAGTGACTCCACATTTATTCCAACAAACACAATGTTTTTTAGCTTGATTCCAATAATATTTTTTATTTTTTATTTTTAACACATCAATAGGGGCTACTAATGTTGGATTAAACATTTTCATTGGAATATCATCTTTTCCATAATGTTCTTTGAAATCAATTAAGAATGTAACATTGTTTTTATCAGGAATCCAAGCACCAACTCTATTTTCTTTTCTTTCAACTTCACATTTGGAAATGTCATGTAGTCTTCCATTAGAAAAAATAATAAAATTGTAATCTTCATATGAGTAAAGTATTTCTTTTATTTCATTAAATTTTGGATGTAATGTTGGTTCCCCTCCAAATATCCAAATTTTCTTGCTAATATATTTACCCATTGTTTCAATGTTTGTTTTTAATTGGTCTAAATCAATAAACCAAAGTTGTTCTTTTTCAAAGTGACCACAAAGTTGGCTGCATCCACCACAATGCAAATTACAAACATTTGTTATGGTAATGTATGGAGGTCTTTTTTTAAACATTAAATTATCAGGGCCATCTATTTGTTCGTAAGTAATATTTCTTTTTATGATATGGTTAAGCATTTAATACCTTTTTTATTGTGTCGTTTATTTTTACAAATCCGCTTTCGATAACTTCTGCTCTAATCCCGCCATTTAATAATAAAACATCTATTAAACCTTTGCATTTTGTATATTCTTCTATATGTTTGCATCCTTTGCAAAATTCAACTCCTTTAAGTAAAACATCATTTATCTTGAAATATCTATTCATCAGAGAATTTAAGTTTAAATTTTCGGTTAAAATATTTCTCCTTAAATCTATTGGTTCAAGATTAGGGAATTTTTTTTTAATTTCTTTAATGTTTTGAGCATCTATCAAAGAAATGTTTCTTGGGTTTTTAAATTTAACTAAGTTATTATCTTGTAATTTAAAATGAGAAACATCATACCACCTATCTCCAACAATTCCTTTGTTCTTATGTATTTCAACTGAATTCATGGCAATCATTGGATTGGCATAGTTATAGCCACCAGCTGGTGGTGTGTTTGTATCTTCAATAGGCTTAGATATGAAAATACTTAGCACTTTTATTTTTTGTATTAACAACATTAATTTATATCTATGTAATTTTTAATTTTACTTGAAACATACTCCATATCTTTCAAGTTTAATCCATGCCAACATCCAACAAATAAACTATTCTTCATAAGAAAATCAGCTATTGGTAAATTTTGATACAAGTGTTTAAATGGTTTGTGTCTGGTAATATTACCAGCAAAAAAAGGTCTGCTTTTGATATTGTTTTTCAACAAGTACAAAGCTAAATCATTACGATTTCCATCTTGCAAAGTTACTACATACCCATAATAGGCAGGATTAGAATCATCAAGAACTTTCATTTTTGTTGTTGGATAATTACTCAATGAATTTTGAAGATAATTAAAATTTTCAATTCTTTTTTTTGTAAATCCTTTTAATCTATTCATTTGAACACATGCATAAGCTGCTGCTGTGTCTGGCATAAGCATATTCCATCCACAAGTTTCATATGTAAATTGTTCGTCATAAGCTATATTATCAATAAAACAAGAATAATTTGTAATTTTTTCAATGTTTTTTTCTGTTTCTAAAGTAGATATTTTCCCCCATGTTTTCATTGATCTTATTTTGTAAATTAATTCTTCATCATCTGTAATAACAGCACCCCCCATGCCCATTCCATTAATTTGATGAGAAGGATAAAAAGAAAATGTGCCTAATTTTCCATAAGTTCCAACATGTTTTTTTTTGTAAAATGATCCTAAAGACTCACAGCAATCTTCAATTATATGAATGTTATATTTATCACAAATTTCTTTTATCGGAATAATATCAACAGGATTGCCTAAAGTATGTGCGAAAATTATAGCTTTTACATTATCTTTTTCTTTTTTAACAGCATCAATTACTTGATTTATATCAATGTTGTAAGATGGTAACTCATAATCTACTAAAACAGGTTGTAATCCTAAATGTAAAATTGGATTTAGAGTAGCTGGAAAACCACATCCAGAAGTAATAACTTTAGAATTTTTCGGTAAATTCAAACTAGCTAAAGCTAATAAATTTGCTGACGAACCTGAATTAACACAAGTACAAAATTTAGAACCTGTAAAATCACAAATTAATCTTTCTAATTTCTTGTTTTCTTTTCCTGATGTGTGCCACTTACTGATTAAAACTTTAATAACAGCTAAATATTCTTGAATTCCATGTTTTATTCCACCAAAAGATATAGGTTTCATAATTTCTTTCTTTGATTGTAATAGTGTTCTCTAATTTCTTTTTCACTTACATAAGGCACATTCTTAATAGAATGATGAATTAGAAATTTTTCATCAATTAATCTTGGGTCTAATGGTTTTTTTCTGCCATGATGAGATGAATATAACGGTGGAACCAAATTATCAGGATACTCACCCCAATAAAAATTTTCAAAACCCATAAGTTTAACACAATTAGTTAAAAAAGATTCTGATGGGAATGGATAGTTTTCATGCTTTGTATCTAACAAGCCATTTTCAAAAGCTTTATCAATAAAACTTCTACTTTGGAAATTAACTGCATAAAATATTTGTCTTTCTGGAAAAACAAAATCATTTATATTTGGAAAATATGGATTGAAGTGGTTCTTTATTTTTTCTATCATCCAGTCTTTAGAATAAATTGCATCATCTTTGCTTCCTATGCAACCTATGTTTTTGTTGTGAGTGAAAATATTTAAAGCCCATACATCTAATCCTTTTCCGTTAATTGGCAATGCATCATCATCAATAACCATCACCATTTTAAAATTATATTTTTTATTTAAAGCATAAGTAATTCCATCATTTACTTTTTGACTTATATTTCTATTTTCTTTTTTCAAAATTGCTTTAGTGTGTACTATTTCAACATTTTGAATGTTTAAATTTTTTATTTTTTTACTATCATCTACAACAATCATTTTTACTTTAGATTTGCAACTCCAAAAAATTGCATCAATTTGATCCAATACAATGTCTTCGCCTCTATGTGTAGGCATTATAACCAATGTGTCAAATTCACTAATTTGCTTGAGCATTTTATGTTGTTATTTAGTGTAATTTATTTGTAAATTTTTAAAATTAAAAACTAATTTAATTTTTCCATAAGTCACTTAAAAGCCATTTTGAATTAATTTTTTGTTTATCTATTTCTAATGGATTGAATGCTATATTAAGCTTTTCAAATTGTAATTCATAAAAAGATTTTGGAAGAGTAGTTAAAAGGTTTTTGTACAAAGTTAATTCTTTTAATTTTTTCAAGTTGCCAAAATTTTCTGGTAACTTCTTTAGTTTGTTTTTGTGAATTCTCAAACCTTCTAAATTTTGCAAATTACAAAAACTATCAGGTAAATTTTCTATTTTATTTGCTACTAAAGAAAGCCATTTTAATTTTTTTAAATTTTCTATTTCTTCAGATATCATTGTGATGCCAGATAATCCCCAAGAAAAAAATTCTAAATTTTTAAGCTTATAGATAAAATTTGGAATTTTTCTTATTTTATTCAAATAAAGATTTAAAAATTCTAAGTTGCTTAAAACAGATATACTGTCTATATTTTTTAATTCATTTTTGTGAAGTTTCAAGGTTTTTAATTTTAGTAAATTACAGATTGAATCAGGTAATTCTTTTAAATCATTAACTCCAAGGTTTAAAAATTCTAAGTTTAAATTAAGTACTGTTTCAGGTATTTTTTTTAAATAATTAGATCCTAAATCTAAATGTTTTAAATTTTTTAAATTTAAATTATGCAAGTCACAAATTCTATTTTTTCTTAAATTCAATATTTCTAAATTTTCTAAATTTGAAATATTTTTAATTATTTTATTTTTTTCACTAGGAATTAAATTTCTTATTGTTCCATGAAAAATAAATTCTTTATTTGTAAAATCAATTTTAATGCATTTATCTTCGTGGAATTCATAGTTGAAAAAAGGTGTTATTTTTTTTATATTTGCAATAACATCATGATCTTTCATGTATTCCCCCTTTTATCAACCATCTTTCTCCAATAAAGGAATTTCTTCCATGTAGAACTTTATTGTCTTTGAAAAAAAGTGCATCCCCATTGTTAAGTATAACTGAATCCACTAATCCTGAAGCAATAATTTTTTCTTCTAAAAAATTATGAAATTCATTAGTTGTTTTATTTTTTTCACAACGATAATAATTCCAATTTAAAAAATTGTTTTCATCTACAATAAAACTTTTTTTGCAATCACTACCTTTGAAGAAATTAATAATATTGCTTTTTAAATCTTTTAGTAATTTTTCATCGTAATATTTAAGTACTTCAATTAAAAAATCATTTTCAATAAAAGTAGTGGCCCCACCATATTTAGCTTTTTGCGAACAACCAAAAAATGTAATTGTGGGTGCGTTAAATTCATATGAACCATCAGTATGAAGAGGTTGTCTTGTATTGCTGTGGCTATAACTTGAACTTGTAAAATTTACTGGGTGTTTAATATTTGTGAAAAAATTACCATTTTTATTTCCTGTTTGTAAATCTTCTTCCATTAAGGCCAGATCACCAATTTTTTGAGCTAAATTTTCATAGTACTCAAAGTTAATATTGTTTGATTCGTTAACACAATGAATAACTTTGAATTTTTTCAATAACTCAATTAATTCTTTGTGAATATCTTTTTTGCCATCAAACACAATCTTCCAAATGTATTTTTTCATATAATTTACTTTTCCATTTTTCAAAACAATTCCAATCAATTTTTGGTATTGAATCTAATGATAACATGTAATAAAATTCTTCAAAACCTAATTCTTCAAAATATTTTTTCAAAATAATACCAGCACCAAAAGTAAAATCTTCATATCCATAATAGTTTCCTAATTCGCAAATTGTAAAATACTTAAGGTTGTTTATTTTAATGTTAAGTAAATAATCTTCCATTTCTAATGGTAATTCTTCATCACCATAAGTAGGACATAAAATTATTAAAAGATCACAATCAATAATTGGATTTACTTTTATATTTAATGCGTTTTCAAAATAATTCGCAACTAAAGTTGTTTTGTTTTTAACTGAGCAATAGATAATTTGAATTTTCATTTAATTATATTATTCAATATGGAAAATTTTTCACCTTTAAATTCTGGCATAAAATTTAATTCTATTTTATTATCACTAAATTTATTCTTGCAATATAAATCTGTACCCCCAAATGAATTCAAATAATAAGTTGCATTAAATAATTTACACAATTCTAATATTCTATCTTGCCCATGTAAATTAGATGAATAATCACTTGCATAATAAAATTCTTTATTTATTCCTAATGTTTTGCATGTCCAAATTATAGAAGTACATAGCATATCAGACAAATTATAATATTTTTTAAAAGATAAATAGAAATCTTTAAATATATTGTTTTTACTTTTACCATAAACATGAAGAAATGTTTTTAAGTGTTTGTCAACCCATGTATTATCATATATTTCAATTTTATTAATGGTAGTTTCTCTTGGTGCATTTTTAACTGGAACTGTTATAAAAATATTATCTTTTTTATTTGGGGATGGAATAATATTTCTATTGATCCATCTTCTTTTTACATACTGGACATCGTTAAGAAATATAAATTTGTCTGCTGAAGCGATTAAATCAAAATAACCTTGATATGGGAAAAAATAAGGCTGCATTATTGCTATCTTCATTTAAACACCGAAAACTTAGACAAATCAGGATATTTGCCCTTACAAACTTTACCTTCCCCTAAATGAAGCATAAGATTTAAACCTCTTGCTGCTTGTTCAGGTGTCATATACATGTTCCAACCTAAAATTGTAACATCAGTTTGTTCTGCCAAAGGAACATTTATTCTTCCACAATACCTAGCTAGTTTAAACCAATCATTGGCTTTTTCATTGTCAGTTAGTATCATGCCACCTTTCCCAATATTAATTGGTTTGTTTGCACTAAAAGAAACACAAGTATATGTTTCTCGTTCATACATGTTTCTCTTTAAACAACAAGCACTATCAATAATTGGATAAGGGTCTAATGAATAATTTTCTGTCCATTCATTATCATTAAATTTTATTTTTCCACCGCTATGAATTACAGCAGAAGGAATTGAAATATAAGTTTTTTTAGGAATAGTTATTTCATTTACTTTTAAATATTTGCAACATAGAAAAATAGCGTTAGTGCAGTTGTCAACAGCTATTGCATGTTTTGCACCAGTATAAGATGCAATTTTCTTTTCAAATTCTTCAACAATTGAATAAGGATTTGGTTCCATTTAATTACTTCCATTTTTAAAATTCAAATTTTTGACAAACAAATTTATATAATTATCTAAATTAATTCTCGGCTTCCAATTTAACTTTTCATAAGTTTCTTCCATATTAATATTTGCAACATCAATATCATGTTTTGATTTTGGAAGATAAATAATTCTGTTTGCTTTAAACAAGCTTGATATTTTTTTTATTGAATACTTTTTGGATTCGCCAAAATTAAAAATTTCAAAATTAAAATCTTTTTTCATTAATTTAAAAATGCCTTCACAAACATCATTTATGTGAATGAAATGTTTTTTATTTTTACCATCACCATATATTTCAAATGGTAAATTGTTTTCTTTATTGTTTTCAAAAATTCCAACTAAGTTAGCAGCATTTCCAGTTTTTTTTTGACCAATCCCATAAATGTTAAATAGTCGTAAAATATTAATTTTAAGTCCATAATATTGATTGTAATAAATACACAATTCTTCACCTAAATATTTACTGAATGTGTAAGGGTTTAAAAAATAATTACCATGACATGTATAGGAACTTGCAAAAATAACTTTTGCTTTTTTTTCCAAAGCATACTCTAAAACATTTTTAGTTCCTTTGATATTTACTTCAAAAGTTTTATCAGTATTACTTAGGCATGTCTTTATCCTTGATATTGCAGCAAAATGTATGATTGTTTTTGGATTAAGGGTTTCAAGTTTTTTGTTCAATAAAAAATTTTTTGTAATATCATGTTTTATTGTTGAATTTTCCAAGTCTAAATCAACAAAATTAATTTTTTTTTCTTTTAAAAAATTAATTAAATTTGTTCCAATAAATCCTGAAGAACCAGTTATTAAAATGCACATTTATTAATGTTTTGTCCAAAAGCAAAAATTTTATTTTCTTTTATTTTTTTACAAACAAAAGTTTTTACACCTTGTCTGCCACATTTATTTTCTTGCTCAGAAGTTTCAACAATCTTAAACCCATTTTGTTCCATGTACCAATCAAAAGATTCATTTGTCCAATAATAAATATGTTCATTCTTTTTGAAATGTTTACTCAAAGAAAGTCTTATGAAATTATCGTAAATTGGAAGAGTTACAATAACAAATTGATTTTTTTTAATTTTGGACAAGAAATAACAAGGATTTACCATGTGCTCCAAAGCATCCCACATAGTAATTACATCTATTTTTGAAATATCATCGTAATAAGGATTTAAAAAGTTACCTTTATCTTTAAGCCACTTAATTCCATGTGGATTTATATCAAACCCAAAAATATTTTTTTTAACTTTATCAATAAACTCACCAGAGCCAATTCCAATATCTAAAACATTACCATCTTTTGTATATTTTTTTGTTAAGTCACATCTAAATTTATTTAATTTTTTTGAAATATTAGTGTTTCTTAAATTTACAAAATTTTGAAAATAATCATGTTCATAAGGTATTAATGTATCTAAGTTAATTTGAAATATAATATCATTGGCAAAAGAATGAGCAAAATCTTGATTGTAAAAAATTGCTGCCTTTGTTCCAATAAAGTTGCAATGTCTATAAGGAATTATTGAATTAACTATAAAATCAAATTCCTTTTGAGCAGTATAATAATATTTCTTGCTAAACATTAAATGAGGACTTAAAGATTTAATTAATAATTTATCTTGTGGGAATAATTGACTAGCTAAAACAGATAAGAAAGAATCAATCCCAATGTAACCATTTGCTTTTTTAATAATTTCAATTGATTCTTCTAATGATGTCTTACTCATTAAATTAACAATTCTTGAATTAATGGGTATTACATAATCATCTTCATGTACTCCTAAAACAACAGCATATTGGTCTGTTTGCGATAAGAATAATTCAATGTTTCTCCACTCAACATTATCAATATCCTTTCTCCCATTCTTACCTCTGGTTACTGTTGTTGGAGCAATTACAATAAACTTTTCTGGCAATTCTTGTTTGATATCCGTAATTTTATTCTTTATGAAACTTGATATTCTAAAAGATGGCAAAGTTTTATTGCCAAACACAGTAAAAATACTATGATCAACAATTTTTTCCCAATTTTTTGGTTTGGTTGTTAACAAAGCTCCTAAGTGTTCTTTAGTTTCAATATAAGGTACTTTGCTCCAATCATCGTAAATAACTTCTACTTCAATATCTTTCCAATAAGGTAAAAGGTTAAACAAATAAATTAAATCTTTTTTTCTTGGAGTTGCAAGATAAATCTTCTTAATTTGCTTTAGTTGTTTTTCAGGTATAAAGCTTTCAATGGCGATGAAATCACCAATTGCACCAGTAATTAATATTTCCATTACTTAAAATAATAATGTTGATTGGAAAATAATTTGTAAAAACTATATTATGCTGAATCTTTTTTACTGCTGGTGTCGCATAGTGGCTATTGCAGCAGTTTTGTAAACTGCCGAGTAAAATCATCGTGAGTTCGAGTCTCACCATCAGCTTTTAAAAATAATTTTTTTTAAATTAACATTGACTTTTAAAATTAAAAATAATACTATTAAAAATATGGGGGCATAGCTCAGTCTGGCCCAGAGCAGAAAACTCATAATTTTTTGGTCGTTGGTTCAAATCCAACTGCCCCCACTAAGCCACATTAATGTTAATTATTTTTAGACATAACTATGTTATGTTCATGTCATATATATGTAAAAAATGTGGTGTAAGTTTTCCATGTTGGGTTATTATTGAAGGTAAAAGTCACAATCTAAACAATCGTAAATTTTGTTTATCTTGCTCACCTTTTGGCAGACACAATACTAGGGATATTACAAAATATGCAAATAATCCATTAGAAGTGAAAGAAGGTGGCAATTCAAACACTCAGATGATAAAATGTAAACATCATGGTTTAACTGAATTTATTTATGAAGAGCGTGGATATCATCGTTGTAAAAAATGTAGATCTATTTCCGTAACCAATCACAGACGCAAAATTAAAGCCTTGTTAGTAAAAGATTTTGGTGGCAAATGTGTGATTTGTGGATATAATAAATGTCAACAGGCATTGCAATTTCATCATACTGATCCTAAAAATAAGGACTTTAATATTTCTAGTAAAGGTACAAAAAGTTATAAAAAAGTTTTAGAAGAAGCGAGAAAATGTATATTAATTTGTTCTAATTGTCATTTTGAAATTCATAACAATATTATTTGACTATAATAATACATTCCCTTGTAGCTCAATTTGGTAGTAGCACAAATTTGTTAAATTTGCGGTTCTTGGTTCGAGTCCAAGCGAGGGAGTTTTCTTTCAGAAGCATAAATAGTTTATTATGCCAATTTGCTTTGACAGAAAATTACTTTTTGTTCATATTCCAAAAACTGCTGGTACTTCTACGCATGATTATTTTGGGTTTGAATATACTACTAGAAAATTATATGGTAGAACTTTAAATACTTCAGTTGAAGCTAGTCATTTGCCCTTGTTTGCTATCAATGAATTTTATGATTTAACAGATTATTTTAAATTTTGTTTTGTTAGAAATCCTTGGGATAGAGCAGTATCTGCTTTTAAATTTGGTTTAAAAGAATCACCTGAAAAAATAAAATTATTTGAACCAACAAATAATTTTCAAACTTTTTTGGAGTCTATTAAAAAAAATTGGGATCGTATAATGAATAACAGACCATCTCATTGGCTTTGTAATCATTTTCAACCACAATCTTATTACATAAAATCAGATGATTTAAAAATGGATTTCATAGGTAAATTTGAAAATTATAATGAAGATATCAAATATCTTGGTAAAAAATTTAACATTGAAAAAGAAATACCTCATTTAAACAAGACAAATCACAAACCATATAAAAATTTTTACAATAACGATACAATTAAAATTATTGAAGATCTTTATAAAGAAGATATTGAAGCTTATAATTACAAATTTTAAAAATAAAACATTGGATTATTTTTGAAAATTTAACATAATTACAATAAATAATATAAGATTTCAAAAAGAAATAGCTATTAATGTCTTTTTGAGATTAATTATTGTTTATAAACAAAGGAGATTATTATGGCAAGTTTTCAAGTTAAATTGGTTCCAGATGAATTGAATTTCTCAACAGAAGGTGGTCTTGACACATCTATTGTTAATGGTGTTTCCAAGCAAAGAACCTTTAATGTTATTGAAACCGTATCTGGCGGTGGCAGAAAAATTACTGTTAATGTTGCAGATGGTGGTTATTTCAATGATACAGTTCAAGGTTTAACTAGTATTCCTGGCATTATTGCAGATTAGTTTTAATTATTTTTAACAAATAAAAAAGCCCTAGTTTATGCTGGGGCTTTTTTATTTTAATAATACTATCTAGATACAGTATGGAATGGATAACTTTACTTATTGCTTTAAATTTTTACTTTGCATGCACATATTTTAGTTTTCATGAAGAACTAAGAAGAGCTAACTGGTTTGTACCAGTTTCAGTATGTTTAAACATTGTTACTTCATTTCTTTGGTTTTCAACAGTCAAATACATAGATGAAAAAAATAAAATATTTTTCTATTCTTTAGTTTGGGATTTTTTCATGGTAGGCATTGCTTATTTTGTTCCTGTGCTATTTTTTAATTTAAACTTAAATAAAATGACAATTGCTGGATTTCTTTTGATGATTGTTGGATTGATTATTATAAAAACAAATATGCCCGAATAAACTTACAATTAATTAAGATCAGTAACTTCTTTTTGAAAATTTTGAAATATTTTTTTCTCAATTCTACCTAATAACATTATTTTTTTCTTCTCGTTATCATAAGTTAACATACCATCTACCTTGCCAACTAAATTTTTGTATTCATTGTAAATTGGCTTTGTTAAGAAAGATTTTTCGTTGTGGATTTCTCCTTGAAAATCAATATTATTGCCTCCACATTTGGTAGTTGCCATAATACTTTGAATAACTATTTCTACTTTTTTAGCTTTATTTTTAAATTTAGCTGTAAACAAAATAAAAATCTTGCAAGCATTGAGAGAATCTAAATAATACCATATTTCATTTTCCATCATAATTTAATATAGGAATATTATTTTAAATTTGTATTGTTTTATTGCATTAATAATTAATTTAAAATCTTATATACTACATGATTAATTGTGAATTTAAAAATTGGTTAATGCTTGAAGCTGAAAGAATGCCTTTAGATCAAGTTGAAGATTCTTGCAAAACAACTTGTCCAGATGCAACAGTAATTTGGCTAATCAAATTAGAAGAAAATTGGGAACAATATAAAAATTTATTACCTGAAGAAGTTGAAAAAATAAACTATTTCGTTAAAGATTACGATGGTGGAAAATATATTGAAGGTCTTGAAAGCGGTAAAAAAAATAATTTTAAATTTAAGTCTGAAATATATGATAAAGTAATTGACATTATTCCTCAAGAAAGTGAAGCAAATAGTAAATCTGGTGTAAAGCCTTTGTCTGGTGGTAGCATTTCTGTAAGACCTAGAAAAATAACGCAGTCTGAAGAATTTGGAAATTATGTTTCGATAAGTGATAAAATTACTATTCCATCAGAAATAATAAATAAAATACTTGCTGTTGGTGGTTGTGCATTAACTTGTCTTCATTTAAGTGGTGGGCATGTTGATGCAAAAACTGTTGGAGGCTATAAAAAAACACATTTATTCCATACTAATCAAGATTTGTTTTACAATAATACTTTGGAAGATTATTTCAAAAATGCTTTGAAAGCTCTTTATGAAAAATGTTTGGGAACAGATCCAGCAAAAGATATAGATCATTATGCAGTTAGATTAAATGGAACTACAGATATTAGACATTTTGATAAAAAGTTTATATTAGATCAAAGTACAATATATAAGATTAACAAAAGTATAAATAAATATAACAGCAAATCACAAACTAAATTTAATACAATAAATTTATCTTTTAAAGAACCAGTAAACTTCTTTGATGTTTTCAATCAAATGTGGAAAAAAGCTACTAAAAATATAAATTGTAAGTTTAGTCCAGCTTTTTTGATGTTTTATGATTATACGGCTATAAGTGGATTATCAGATGCGTATGCAAAAGGAAAATTACCAAAAAATTATCATATTACCTTTAGTGCAAAAGAAGGTAATCTTAAGCAAATTATGAATGCACTTGCTAATGGAATTGGTGTTGCCTTGCCAATTTGGACAGGTGGATCTAAAAAAACCAATAAAATTGGTTTTCCAACAATGTGGTATCCATCAGGATTTAGTACAGGAATAGGATATAGAATAATTGATGGTGACCAATATGATGCAAGATTTTTAGATAAAAAAATACATAAAATACACCCTAAAGAAGGTTATATCATTGGACTTCGTGCAAAAGGTAAACTTGAAGATGTTCAAGATTTCGATAGTGGATTTTCAGAAAGAATTCTTTTAGATGTGAAATATCCAACTAAAGATAAACTTACAGAATTTGCAAAAAGATATAACTTTAAAATTTTAGAAAACTCTCCAAACTTTGAAGATGCTAAAAATGACTTTATGACTTTGACTAATTCTCATTTAAATCCAAGATTTAATCCAAATGATCCAGCAATTAATAAAATTATATTAGAGCAAATAATTTATACTCTCAGAAGAAGTGATGTTATTATAAATAATTTGGGAAAACTTGGTGGCAGGGATTTTTATCATGCTCAAGAAGATAGAGGCATGGAAAGATTAATTGATTTAAAAGATTTAGATCATGATGATCTTCATAACATTGCTGGAACTAGTGCTAAAACAGACAAGGGTGTTGCAAAACAAACTTATTCTGGATCAAGTGCTAAAGTTGAAAAAGGAGAGCAGTTTAAAGTAAAAACAAATCAAACAAATATGCTTCCTCACACTAGTTTTATAGCATTGAGAAATAAATTAGATTATCTTAGAGATCAGAAAATTAAAAACAAAAATTTAAACACCAATCTTGCTTAATTTTTTGTAATAGTGTGGATCTTTATTCAAAGTATTCGTCAGGAATACTATTTGATGTTATTGGATAGCCTTCTTTTAAACTTTTTTGTTCGTCTGGAGTTAAATAATTAACAACTTGATTTATGTCATTTTCATCTTGCAAATACAAATCAGATTCACTTCCATTTACAGTATAAAGGTATTTTTCTTTTTTTAGTGGATCTACTTCTCCTTTCCATATATGCAAATGACCCATTTTGTCCATTTGACATGTTACAGTTGAATAAAGCTGGCTTTCTTTTAAACCCATCCATTTACTAAATGACATAATTACCTTTCTACTTTAAGATTATATATAATATTAATGATGATAAATTTCGCTATTTTAATAATGTTAAACTACAGCATTTTTGTTGAAGAAATTAAATTTAAAAAAGCTATATTTGATTTACATGTTAAATATGATTTGAGAATGATTGGAGATGACCATCCAACTACTATTACAACTTTTTTAAAAGAATATAAAGAAGTTAAACTTAATAATTATCCTGATATTGCATGGTCTTATAATTTTAATTGTTTTAGTAGATTTCAAACCATGCCAATATTGCAATTTAATCAAGCTTATCAAGCTTATTGTAGAATACAATTAAGTTATGATTCAAGTAATTTTAGATATTGGACAAATGCACTTAATGAAGCAGAATACTTGTATAACATACATGATTTAGTAGATGATTCCTTTCATGAACATTTTAATTTGTTTAAAAGAAGAAAAGCTTTAAGCAAATTAAGAGACATAATTGGAGAAGAAAATTTCTATAATGGAATTTTACCTCCAATAGTTCCAGTTTGGAGATTTCAATTAATTGAGTGATGAATCTATTTAAATTCTTTCAACACCTCTAGGAGGTGTTACATTATCTTCATCATGCCAAGGATTTTCATTTCTACCACTATTTCCAGTTACAAAGTTTTTTATTTGTCCAAATATGTTAGGTTTATTTGTTTGTCCACCTGTTTTATCAATAAAATATTTCAAAGCAAGATATGACTTCTCTAGCATTTTTTCTATGTCTTGTTTTACTGATCCAATACCATGCATTCCACCTTGTACAGTTTTCTTGCTGGTTTTTATCAAATTGACTAATTCTCTTGCAAAATCATTAAGTAGGCCCATAACTCGATTGCCTTCTGATGAATCTTCCAATCTAAATTTGTTTTGAATCATAGTGATGACTGATGAGGCATTAATTAAAAAAGCGTCTTTTCCTTCAAAATCTTTCATTGCAGCATTTTGCAACTTAACAAATATTGCATCATGTGCAAAATTTTCCACCAACATGTTTTGTTTACTTGCTACAAATTCATTAAATGTTTTCATCTTCATACCTTTTAATATTAAATTATCAATGTAGTATATATATTGTTAAAGGAAAAAATGAATAAATTATTAAGTATTGTTTTTTTAACTTTTGTTTCAAATTTTGCTATATCGCAACAACCTAGATACAGATTTATATTACCTCCAACACCTCCACAGCCACCAGCATTGAACAATACGGTTCAAGCTCAAATATCTAATCAAAACATTAATTTTAATACTGGAAGTAGTAGTGGTTTTGGTGGGGGGTTTGGCGGTGGCGGTTTCCAACAAAATACAGGTGGCATTCAAGGTACTGCACAATATACACAAAATAATACTCCAGGAATGCAAATCTCTAAACTTTATCAAATTCCACTTTCTACAGGTGGTGGATTTAGCCAAGGAGGTGGTCAATTTGGTCAAGGTGGAGGTGGTAATATGGTTGGTGGTCAATTTGGTCAAGGTGGCGGTGGATTTGGCCAAGGAGGTGGTCAATTTGGTCAAGGTGGCGGTGGATTTGGCCAAGGAGGTGGTCAATTTGGTCAAGGTGGCGGTGGATTTGGCCAAGGAGGTGGTCAATTTGGTCAAGGTGGCGGTGGATTTGGCCAAGGAGGTGGTCAATTTGGTCAAGGTGGCGGTGGATTTGGCCAAGGAGGTGGTCAATTTGGTCAAGGTGGCGGTGG